CAGAAGGACACCGGCAAACAGAAGCTGAATTATTTGAGCTGGGTATGGGCATGGTCTGAAGTAAGAAAGCGCTATCCAGACGCCACGTATAAGATCGAACGGAACGAAAGGAATTTGCCGTTCTTCAGCGATCCGATCTTCGGAATCATGGTGTATACGAGCATCACGATTGAAGGCGAGACGCATGAAATGTGGCTGCCCGTAATGGACGGAGCGAACAACGCAATGAAGGAAGAACCTTATGAAATCACGACGAAGTTCGGCACAAAGACAGTTGCGAAAGCGTCGATGATGGACGTCAATAAGGCCGTTATGCGTTGTCTCGCAAAGAATCTCGCCATGTTTGGTCTCGGACTGTATATTTATGCAGGCGAAGATTTGCCGGAAGAAAACGAAGAAGCAAAGGCGACCGTTGCACAGCTCGTGGAAGAAGTTGCAAGTGAAATCGATCGCATTAAGACGCGCGATCAGATCTCTACACAGGAACAGAAGAAGGAGCTTGCCGTAACGCACATCATCCCGTTCCTCGGAAACGCGAACTACAAGATGTGCAAAGATGCCGATAAGCTCGCAAAACTCCTCGAACATTTGAAGGCGGCGTAATATGAAGTACAGTTTTCTTGATGAATCATTTGATTCTCCGGTTGATGCTGCGAACAGAATGGCTGACAACTATCTGCCTGAAACATCCGGCGAACAGTACGAAGACGACCGTTGGTACGCAATGAGGCGCATGGAGGACATGCGCCCGGGCGAATCGATTTGGATTAACGGATTCAAAGTGACGGCAAAAGAAATGTAATCATTCACTAATGAACTATAAGGGAAAGAAAATAAGTCTTTTCCAGAAAAAAGAAAGGAAAAAGAATATGAAAACGATCAACACTTCTATCGTAGGAAACATTTGTCAGGACCCAGTTGTAAAGGACGTCGGAAAATCCAAGGTGTGCAACTTCTCTGTTGCCGTAAACACGTGCGAGAAGGATACCTCCGGCAATTACATCACGAACTTCTATGAGATCGAGTGGTTCGGAGCGCCCGTGCTGCTCGACAGGTTTATGCAGGATGCGAAGAAGGGTACGCCCGTATGGGTCAACGGTCCCAGCTGGATGTACACCTACTTCTCTAAGCGTACGAATTCGAACGCATACGGTCTCAAAATCCGTGCGACTGATGTAACGCTCGTCGGCAGACCTTCAAGCAAGGGTTCCGCAAAGCCCGCTCAGGACGCGCAGGACGATTTTGCGGACATTTAAACAAAAAGATGTAAAGGATTGCGGTGGCGGAATAGGTAGACGCTAAAAGGAGAAGATACAGGAGATCATTAGCTTCAAAGGGTCTAATGGCTGGAGTTGCGTTACGAGAAAAGTAACTTACGTACACCAATGATATGAGTATGGGTTCGTGACCGAAAATATTAAAGGTGCAAGTGAAAAGTATCGGACAGCCCAATGAAAAAATCCAGACAACGAGGCGTCCACGAAACGCCTACAATGTTGGAGCTCTGTGTGTGGTGCAAATCCTCACCCGCAATCCTATTATAATTCAGGAGATAAGTATGAATACTACGGCAAACGCAGTGCTTGCTTTAGCTGAAAGACGATTCAGTGAATTTAAAATCCGTAACGGTCAGGTCGTGCCTGAATTCTGCCCGTTCTGTAATGGCGGAGAAAACGGAGACAGGAATACGTTTGCCGTAGGTTTATACAACGGCGCGTATCAATGTCTGCGCGGAGGATGCGGAAAGAAAGGCAGCTTCCGTGACCTGTGTGAGTTCTTCGGAGAAAAATCGCCTGAAGAGGTTTCGTTTCAGGCATTCACAGGTAACAAAAGAAAAGAATATGAACGGCCGAACGTCGAAATGGGTGCGTTGACAGAAGAGATCACGACCTATTTCGGTAAGCGCCGCATCTCGCAGGAAGTACTTGATGAATGGAAGATAGCTTCCGACACAAATGGCAACATTGTTTTTCCTTTCTATCGGGACGGCGAACTGATTTATGTGAAGTACAGAAATCCGCTGCGTGATAAAAACGACAAGAAAACAGCGAAAGAATGGGGCGAAAAGAATACAGAACCAATCCTCTTCGGCATGGACATGGTCTCTTTCAATCAGCCGCTCGTAATTACAGAAGGTGAGATAGACGCACTCAGCGTATACGAAGCCGGCTATCACAATGTCGTTTCTGTCCCGTGCGGCTGCAATAATATGGAGTGGATCACACTTTGTTGGGATTGGCTCGAGAAGTTCAGTCAGATAATACTCTTCGGAGATAATGACGACCCAGGTATCGCGATGGTAAACACGTTGTGTAAGCGTCTTGGAGAAGACCGTTGCATGATACCTAGCCAATATCCTGAACTTATCGTTGACGGCAAGGATTACGGAAGACTGTGCAAGGACGCGAATGAAATTCTGTATGCATACGGCGAAGAATTCTTACTCAACATGATAAAATCATGCGAACCAGTGCCAATCAAAGGTGTTATCAATCTCGCAAGTGTTCCGTTTATAGATCCGAGCACGGTGCCGAGGATATTCACTAAGATTCCCGCGCTTGACGAAGCAATTGCCGGGTTTGGTGAAGGACAGCTTCTCGTTTTTACAGGTAAAAGGGGCGAGGGAAAGTCCACTCTGAATGGAACTATGTTATTAAATGCTATTCAACAAGGTTATAACGTATGCGCCTATTCCGGAGAACTTTCTGCGCAAAATTTCCTTAATTGGATCTTCTTGCAGGCGACCGAAGATAAGTATATCGGAATCAGCGAAGACAAAAGAACCGGCAAAAAGTATCCTTGTGTTTCCCTTGACATTCAAAAACGCATTAGAGACTGGATCGATAACCGTTTCTTCTTGTTTGATAATGCCTATGTCGATGAAAAGAATCAGGAAACCGCGATATTAAAGATGTTCGATATCTGCGCAAGGAGATATGGGTGCAAGCTTTATTTAGTCGATTAACGTATCAGTCGACGTTAAACGTGGTGAACCCGTACATGCGGGGTGTCTCGTGAGAGGCTAACGGTGGAACCCTAAAAACTATGCTTTTAATTATATGGAAAGGAGGTGTGGTGATGCCAAACAAATCATCAAGAGCAAGAGATTTAACTGGACAAAGATTTGGAAAGCTTACAGTTTTATATCAGTGTGATAGTTTTATTGGTAAGACTGGACGCAAATACGCACAATGGATGACACAATGCGATTGCGGTAACTACAAAGTAGTTCGTGCTAATTGCTTGTATAATGGGCACACGCAAAGCTGTGGATGTAATCGTATACAAGATTTAACTGGAAAACGTTTCGGTAAATTAACTGTTTTATCGTTCTTTGGATATGCGTGGCAACCCAGCGGCATTGCAAGAACAATGTGGTTAGCTCAATGCGATTGCGGTGAAAAGACAGTAGTATCACATGGCAATATCGCAAGTGGACACACTACAAGTTGCGGTTGTCTAAGGTGTTCTGCTCAAGAAAGTTTAATTAAACATGTACTCAATGAACGTAAGATAAATCATATCAAAGAATATACGTTTAGTGATTTTAAATCAAAAACATCAAATAGATTTTTCAGATTTGATTTTGGCTTACTTGACAATGATAATAATTTACTTGCATTGCTTGAATATCAAGGCAGCCAACACTTCATTGAGACACCAGGATTTGAAGATTACGGAGCGGGTCAAAGAAACTTTACAGATGCATTGAAACGCAAATACTGTAAAGAACATAATATCCCTTTGTATGAAATTACTTATCTTGAGGACACCGAAACAGAATTGAATCATATTTTAAGCATAGTTTATGGCAATACCGTGCCAAGTACGCAATTAGTTGCGTAAAGGTGTAACGACTATTCCGTAAGGAAGTAGATACACGGTGAAACTCCGTGTTTCGAAGTGCCACGCATCGGGACTGCACATCCCGTTGAAGAGATAGTCTACTCCCCTAATAAATATCGGGAAACCGAGGGTATTAAGGAACATGATGAGCGCTTTGACTTCTTCAGACGAAGAAAACCGCGCCCAGGCCAAGTTTGCCGCTTCTTTGAAGGCATTCGCTGTGAAATATAAAGCTATTGTGCTTCTTGTAAGTCATCCGAGAAAGACCAAACAAAGTGAAGCACTTACAAACGATGACGTATCGGGATCGAGTGCTATCACAAATCTTGCAGATACAGTCATCTCCGTTGAAAAACCCAACCTTCGTCTGCTTAAAAACCGCGAGTTCGGTGAACTCGATTATATCGAATGTTCTTATGACCCCGCTTCACGCCGCATCTTCCAGACTTCTACAGGTGATAGGACACACTACGGCTGGGATCATACCGGACTGACAGAACCCGAAGTAAAAGCGTGCGACCTGAGCGAATTTATGATCCGTGAAGGAGATAAACAAACCGGTCTGTGCGCTTAACCAGAAAGGACATATATGGAATCAACTATAGAATCAGTTTTTAAAACCACAACTCCTGTAACTTATAGTTTTACAGAATCAAATCCGGATGTTGTACCATCGAAAGATGAGACGATTTCGAATTATACGTATCGTCTCGGAACTCTGAAGACAGAGGGAAAGATTGATTGTACTTGGGATGACATTGCGGAATTCATCAATCGTTTATATAAAGAAGATCATTGCGAAAGCTACTACAGGCGGCTTTATAAAAAGATCAGCACCGAAAAGATAGCAGAAAACATGACACCTGAAGCGCTTGAAGATGACGATCTTCCAGCTGTCAGATTTTTTAAAGCCGTCAGTAAAGAAAGAATCCGTCTGCGGGATGAAAGGATTTCTGCAGCGAGACAGTTGCGCGAAGAAAGCAGACGCGATGAGTTATTCGATCTTTTTGAAACTGAAATTAAAAAGGCTCAGCCGATAAAGCGTGCGTCTACTCAGGCGATGACGACAGACAAGGCGCTGTACGCATGTCTCAGTGATTTACATTATGGAATCAGCTATGCGACAGCCGGAGGTGTTTACAATTCCGATATCGCAAAAGAGCGCGTCATGAAATACGCCGAAGAATTGATAGAAATCGGAAAGGTAAACAATTGTTCCGACCTTTATCTGTCTTTGATGGGCGATATGATTTCCGGTAACATTCATACGACGGTTCGTATCGAAAACAGGGAAAACATTGTTGAACAGGTAGTTGGCGTAAGTGAACTTGTCAGCAGTTTTATCAATGAACTGGCGGCACATTTTAACAGTGTCTTTGTAAATGCTGTTCCCGGCAATCACAGCAGAATAGATGCGAACCTTGACAATACTTTGCGCGGCGAACGCCTTGATAATTTGATTACGTTTTATTGCAAAGCAAAGCTGTCGAATATTGCCAATGTGCATTTCGTTGAGAACGAATTTGACAGCACCGTTGGCACATTTACAATTTTCGGCAAGACGTACGCGTGCGTTCATGGAGACATGGACCCCGATCCGAAAACAACTGCGGCTCGTATAGGAAATCAACTCGGAAAACACATTTATTGCTTGCTTCTTGGTCATTTGCATGTGGCAACTACACAATTCGAGGATACTGTCTATATCCGAAACGGTTCCGTCTGTGGTTCAGGTGACGAATTCACGATGAAGAAGCGTTTGTTTGGACCTCCTATACAGGTATGTTCTGTTGTCAGTGCAAATGGTATTGAAGCAGTATATCCTGTAAATTTGGAATAAAGGATGTGGTTTTTATTCCGTATGTAAATAAAGATCACGTTTACAGTTATTCGCAACTCACTTCATTCAGTGAATGTCCTTATGAATTTTTTCTCGAGCGCCTTGAGAAAGATGAAAACGGCAACAGGCTCATTCAGGAGCCGAACGCATTCTCCGAACACGGCACATTGATTCACGATATCATTGATAAATGGGCTAAAGGAGAACTGAAAAAGGAAGAACTGACGCTTGAATACGATTTGCGTTTCGACGAAGAAGTTGTGACGCCGTTTCCAAAACTTCTAAAAGAAGGGTACAGAGAAAAGGCATATCAGCTTGGATATAATTATTTCGCTTCTTTTGACGAATTCAGCGATCTTAAAATTCTGGAAACGGAGAAACGTTTTACAACGACAATTGCCGACAGAAAATTTGTAGGCATTATTGATATGATCGCTGAAGACAAAAAGACAGGCGAATTGGTCATCCTTGATCATAAATCCAAATCAAAAGCGGCATTCAAAAAGGACGAGAACAACATGTATCGCCAACAACTATTGTATTCTAAGTGGGTTAGCGAAGAATACAATCGATACCCCGATATCCTGATGTTCAATCTGTTCAAGGAAAACGGCTTGCGTATGCAGCGTAAATTTACGCTCGAAGATTTTTGCACGGCGCTGAAATGGGCGGAAAACATGATCCACGATATCGAATCTTTTGAAATGCTGGACTTTCTTGATACAAAACAACCGGATTTCTTCTGTCAGGAACTGTGCTCTATGCGCAAGTATTGCGATAACGGCATATACAAACCGAAAAGATAGGCAAAAAGATAAGCAAAATTAAGAAAAGAAAAGAAAAAACTAAAGCAAAATTAAAAGAGAAAAAGGAGGATCGGTCATGGGTTATTATACGAGTTACGACATGATGGTTAGAAATGTAACCGAACAGCAGGCAAAAGATATACTGCAATGGATTGTTTCAAAGAATTTGTATGCTTTTGATAATGAATATTATGCTTACGGCGGCGATGACGAATACGAATTTGCTACACATGACGTAATGAAGTGGTACGATTACAATCAGGACATGATTGAACTCAGCAAACTATATCCTGAAGCAACGTTCAGACTGTCAGGTGACGGAGAGGATCGTGACGATATGTGGATGTGCTATTATAAAAACGGTAAATCAGAATTTTGTCCAGTATCGATTGTTTATCCTGAGCCCGAAACGATTGTTTGGGATTAGGAGGGCATATGGAAAACGGCAATACACAATCCGATACTCAGAAACAAATTGTAACAGATACTGTACCGATTATTTTACGCATTCCGAAAGACAGTATTCTCCTTGAGATAACTTCACATTTTGTAGCGTTCAACGATGACTGTATACCAAAAATACAAAAGTGCCACGCGTCGTTTCAAAAGGACGATATAGAAGATTTCAGACATGACTTTCTCGATAACGTGGAATCCGGAGACGATTACGATGCGGTGTATGAACTTACTCCAGAAGCAAAGAAAGAGATAGACGCGCTCGAAGCAAAATACGGAGACGAATGGATAAACCACATTGACGAAGCGGAGCCTGCAGAAAACAACGATTCCGGAGGAAAAACATGACCGAGAAAAAAATGTTCAAGCTCTTCATATGTGGTTTCTGCGCACTGCTCATGCTCGCCGTGTCTTTAAAAACTGCTTTGGGATACGAATCGGCTGTTTTCTACAGGTTCTCAGCGACCCTGTTTTACGTCGAGAGTTTTGTGTTCTTTTTGGGGCAGTTCATCCTGATGATAAATGACGGCAAAGGCGGTGGACCGAAGTATGCTTGAATTTGAAAACATCCACTGCCATACAATGATCTCAAACGTCATCGCCGGCTTTCCTGATTCGCCCGTCGGCATTGAAGCATATGCCAAAGAGTATGTAAAACGTGGTATGCATTGTCTCGTAGCGTCTGAACACGGATATAGGGGAGACGTATGGGCACAGGCAGACGCAGCGAAAAAATACTCGACTGAACAATGCCAGCTTAAACCGATATGCGCCGCCGAAGTATACTTTGTTCCCGACAGAAATCCGGAACTGAAAGACGGTCGCAATTTCCATCTGCTTTTGCTTGCGAAAAACAACGACGGTTTCAAACAGATGAATCTTATGCTCTCCGAAAGTCAAATGAGCGGTTATTATTATCACGGACGTGTTGATTTTGATCTGCTGAGCAAACTCGATTACAGAAATTTTATCTGCACGACAGCGTGTATAGGAGGCATTTTCAAAGATGAATGCGGCAGTGATTACGCTGATACTTTGCACGAGATTTTTCGAGAGAACTTCTTCCTCGAGGTGCAACATCATCCAAACGCCAAGCAGGCCGAGCATAATGCGAAGATTCTGGAATGCTATAAGAAAAATGGTTGGCCGCTGATCTTCGGTGCAGATACACATTATGTGTTTCCTGAGGAAAAGATCCTTCGCAAAGAACTTCAGCTCTCAAGCCGCATCGATATGGATGACAGCAATTGGGATCTGCATTTACCTACGACTGAAGAAGCATACAGATGTTTTGTAGAACAGGGAGTGCTTAACCGCAGTTGTATTGAAGAAGCCTTTGAAAATACTCTGATTGTCAGAGATTTCGATGGTTTCTCCTATACGACAGAACGTAAGCTGCCAATAAGCAAACCGCGTCAGAACCTGAATCAGGATCAGAGGAACAAGCTGTATAAGAAACTTGTTTGCGAAGGTTATATTGCAAAAGCTGGAATGCCTACGCCTGAAGAGGCGAAAGAGATCCATGCGGAAATGGACACGATCACGGAAACGAATACGTCCGATTACTTTCTCTCGTTAAAAGATATGCTGGACCGCGGTGTAGAGTTGGGCGGTGTGTTAACTACTACCGCAAGGGGAAGCGCAGGAAGTTTTGTAAGCAACTACGCTTTGAATTTTACCACAATCAACCGGCTTCATTCTCCGGTAAAATTTTATCCAGAAAGGTTTATTTCAAAGGATAAATTAAAAGCTGGTATGCCAGATATCGATAGTAATTTAACAAACGTAGAAGCATTTGAACGAGCTGGCAAAGAAATGTTTGGAGAATATGGCTGTCTTCCCATGATCGCCTACGGTAAGAACAAAACTTCATCTGCCTTTAAAATGCTGGCGAGGGCACGCAATCTTGACTTCGAAACATCGAATGCGGTATCGAAACAGCTTCAGTCTTATGAACTGGATAAGAAACATGCAATTGAAAATCATTCTGATGATGACGATTACGATGTAGACGAAGACATTAAGCTCAAAGATTATATATCTCATGAATATCTTGAGCTTGTTGAAGATTCAAAACAGTATCAAGGAATCATCGTAAGCATTTCGCCTCAACGCAATAGGGGCCGCATAGCAGCGATGTTATGTGATAACGCGGTGAACGTATAAACATACGGTGTCTTCATTGATTTGAAGGCTAACGGTGAAAGCTAAAAGAGTTGGTTGAGCGGGTGATGATATAGCTGAGCCAAGATATAAAGATTTAACTGGACAGAAATTTCATATGTTGACAGTGTTGTCTCGTGTTGAAGGTTCTGGAGGAGGCAATAAACATACTCGATGGATTTGTCAATGTGATTGTGGCAAAATCACAGAAGTGGCAAGTAGTCATTTAACAAGTTCATGGAGACAAATTCAGAGTTGCGGATGTTTAAAGAAAGCTCTTTCTTCTACTACTTATAAAGATATAACTGGGCAGAAGTTTGGCTTGCTTACGGCGCTTGAAATCGCAGAACGACAAGGTAAAAATCGTCATTTACGTTGGTTATGTATCTGCGAATGCGGTGAAAAAACCATTGTTGATTATAGTGACCTAATCAAAGGTAAAACAATCAGTTGTGGCTGTAAAGCTATGTCAAAAGCGGAAATCCAAATTCGTAAAGAGCTTAATAAATATAAAATTGATTTTAAATCGCAGTTTCTTCTTCTTGATCTTACTACGAAAGCTGGAGGAACTCCAAGAATGGATTTCGCTATATACGATCAAGATCAATTGTTGGCCTTTATTGAATTCCAAGGAATACAACATTATAAAGATTTTGGAATTTGGGGCAAAACCGCAAGAGAAGAAACTGATCAAATGAAAAAGGATTATTGTGCCAAAATCGGCATACCTTTATTTGAAATTAAATATAATGAAAACATCCCTTCTTGTGTTGCACATATATTATCAACTCTCAAGCTAATACCGTGCCAAGTTGCTTAGGACATAAATGTCCTTAGCAAAAGGTGTAACGACTATTCCATTAGGAAGTAGGTTCACGGTGCAAATCCGTGTTCCGAAGTGCCGCGCATCTGGACTGCACATCCAGATGAAGATATAGTCTACGCCGAATGAAAATTCGGACTAACGTGCATCCATGTGCTCACTTAACTTACCATAAAGATCTTAGAGAAGAGATAGGACTTATTCGTTTAAAGGCAAAAACAGGAAGCAAGGAACCGAAGTTCTGCGTCATGATGGACGGAACAACAGCTGATATTGCGGGATATTGCAAAAGCGATCTCTTAAGAGTTGATGTTGTAAAACTTATTGCGGAATCGTTCAAAGCTGCTAACCTCTCTGTCATGCCTATTGATGAGCTACTTGAAAAATGTAAAGGCGACGCTAATGTATGGAGCCTGTACTGGAAAGGGTTTACACAATGTTTAAACCAATGCGAACGCCCTGCTTCAACGCAAAAGTGCATGCAGTTTAAGCCGCAAAACGTTGTAGAGTTGGCAAGTTTTATCGGGGCTATAAGGCCGGGTTTTGCCAGTATGTTAAAAACATTTCTTGAACGAACGTCTTTTACATACGGCATTCCATCACTAGATGAACTATTGCGAATTGATGGCATGACTGGAGAAAGTGCGAAATGTTCGTATCTTTTGTTTGATGAGCAGATACTTCGCATTTTAATTGCGGGAGGAATTGATCCAGCTCGCAGTTATAGTACTATAAAACATATCAAAAAAAAGCATCAAGACAAAGTTCTGGAAGTTAAACAAGATTTCAAAGCAGGCTTTACAGCATATTTAAAAGACAAGGAAAATGCAACAGACGAACAAGCCGCAGATGTAGTGGAAAAGATATGGAAAATTATTGAAGACTCGAGCAGCTATTTGTTTTGTGCTGCTCACTCATTTGCAATGGCATGCGACAGTCTCTACTGCGCATACCTGAAAGCATATTATCCATATGAATTCTACTCGACGGCTTTACAGCTTTATTCTGCCAAGGGAAACAAAGACAAGATAGCGCTTCTTATCGACGAAATGAAGCGTTATGCTGGCATCCATATGACAAGCGGACTGTTTGGAAGTGACAATCGAAATTGGCTGTGCGACAAGGAGAACCATACGATCTCGCAGGATTTGTGTTCGATCAAGTTTATATCCAAGCGCGCTGCGAACGATTTATATGAAGCCGCCAAACAAACGTATTCAAGTTTTACTGATTTATTGTGGCATTTGCTGACGAAAACATGTCTTGATACAAGACAAATTGAGATATTGATTCGTCTCGGTTACTTCGCAATGTTCGGCAAAAGCGAAAAGCTATTGACGGTGTATAATGAATTCTTTAACGGCAAGAACAGGCTTACGAAGACGTTGAAATCCTACGAGCAGCGATTACAGATCTTGCGTGAGTTTGAAAAGACATTGCCGGATAAAGATTTACCCCTTGAAAATAGGGTAAGCGCAGAATTTGAATACATGGGCTTGTGTTTGTCTTCCGACAAGTATTTGAAAGGCCGCTATCTGATAACGGAAGTTGATGATAAGTACGGTATCAAGCTGAAACTGTATGGTCTCGCAAAAGGGAACAATGTTCCTGTCCGTATGAAGAAAGACATATACGCTGCGCTGAAACCGAAGCCTGGTATGATCGTGAAGCTTTCCACAAACAACTATAAAGAGGTGCCGAAGCGCATTTATACACGCGGCATGGCGACAAAATCAAACGAAACGGAATACTGGCTGACTGGATACTCGGAGATAAAGGTTGCTTAAAAATGTAATCATTCACTAATGACCTATAAGGGAAAGAAAAGAAAGAACAAGACAATGAAAACAGACTTGAGACTGTTCTATAACAGACTGTATTGCGGCTACAGTATAAATGCGCCGCCTAATCAACAACAAAGAAGTGAACATATATGTACCAACTACCATTAAAATTTATAGAGGTGAGCCCCGATGTGGCCATCTGCGCTACGCGCATTGTAGCAATAATGTCAACAAAATCTTTTCAGGCTCGTGAAACAATCAAGGCTGAACGAAAAGCCGGAACACTGATTAACGGCTGCGGAAACCGCACATGTGAAACGGCTATCTTTCTTGACAACGGATCAGTGATTGCTTCTCCGTATAAGATACCTCGATTGCTTAAGAAAATAGCAAAGGCAACGGAGAAAAACACAAAGGGCCTGAAAAAGGAAACAAACGATAAAGGAATCGATATCGAAAGTCTTGAAGAGACATACGAAACCGATGAACAAAACAACCAACAAAATAACCAATTCGTTGAAAATGTGAATGACGAAAGTCTGATGCTTGAAGACGAAGACGGAGAACTTCTATTGGACAATGATATCGATGCGCTGTAAGGCGATAAGATAAATAAAAACAAAAAGGAGAAACAACATGGAAAAGAACGTACTGACTAAGCTCGAATCTCTCAACAAGGAAATCGAAGCCTACACGCAGACCATTGAAGACGCTTCGCAGGCGCTCGCCTCGGCGGAGAACGAACTTACGGAGCTCGTTCAGGAAATCGCGGAAGAAAACGACAATTAACATCAACAAGGAGACTGAACAAAATGGAAGAAACCAGAACCTTTAACACCGAAGTAGTTATTCCCTGCAGAGTAAGTTATGTAAGGATTAATGAGCCCTATGTTGGCAAGAACGGAAACGAAAAGTATTCTCTGACATGTATTATCGATAAGACGGATACCGAAACAATCGACAAGATTAATGCTGCAATCCAGGAAGCATTCGCAAAGGGCATTGCCACGAAGTGGAACGATTCCGCGCCTGAAGATGCCTATACTCCGCTCAAGGACGGAGATAAGGAACGTCCTGAAGACGCTGCTTATGCAGGCAAGCTTTTCCTCGCTGCTTCGAACTCCAGAAAGCCTGATCTCGTTGACAGGAATGTGAACGATATTGAAGACAGAAGCCGTGTGTATTCCGGCTGCTATTGCAACGTTGTGCTCGATATGTATCCTTTCAAGAGCGATGCATTGGCCGGCGTTGCCGCTGAACTCGGTGCGATTCAGCTTGTTTCTGAAGGTGAACAGCTCGGCGCGAGGAAGTCAGCAAAGAGCAAGTTCAGTGTTATCAACTGATATGCCTAAAGCAAAAGTACAAAACAAGCCTGCGTTTCCTAAAAGCTATTGGGTGTTTGGGGCTGACTTCAGCCTCAAACGCCCAGGCTTTTGCCGGTTGCACGTTGAAAAACGCGGCGAAGAAACGATTATTACAGATGTGAATGTGACATCTGTTGACAATAAAACTGTCAAGAAGCCACACGGTGAACTTCTTGATGAAATTTTTTACGCTATGGGCGCGTTCAAGCCGAATACATATGTAGACAACGAGTACACGGAGCCTATCTATTATGTACGCGAACACGCCTTCAACGCGCGAGGAGCTATGTCAGAAATAGGCATCTTTGAAGTTGTCGGTCTTTCAAATTTCTGGGCATGGCAGCATGGAAAATGCGAATGGTATGAGGTATATCCCGTAAGTGTCAAAAAACTTGTGACAGGAAACGGAAAAGCTCAAAAATCTGAAGTGGCAAATGCCGTTAAAATGTATCTCGGAAACGTAGAGTTTAAAAACGATGACGAATCGGATGCTGCGGCAGTAGCCGTGTCATGGCTCTTACAATGCGAACAACTGAAGAATAAATTAACGTCAGCCAAAGAACAGGCGGCTGAACAACAACAAAATAAGGATAAATAAATGACAAAAGAATTACCTTTGGATATATTCATCTATGCGTCGGACGTTTGCCCGCGCTGTGAAGTACTCAAAACAAAGCTCACCAACAAAGGATTGAAATTCCATGTGATTTCAAACTTGACGGCAGAGATTAAAGACGATCTGCTCGATCATGGTTTCACTATGCTTCCTATTGTATCGTTTGACGGTGAACTGATGGATTTTTCTCACGCAAATAAATATATAGAGAGTATGTGACAATTAATGAACATAAATATTGCCCTTAACCGCAATTTTGTCAATATATACAATCGTTTACTGCTCGAATACGGTGAAGAGATGGCCCGTTTGAATGGGTTTTCCGACGAGCAGCTAAGCTATACCGATTTCATCAACAACTTTGTGGATACGGACACAGTGGCAGACGCTTCGATTGACGGCAACGCGAACGTTTCGCATAAAGACATCGTGACGCTCATGAACGAGATGTCAAAGCCCCATCAGAAGCTTCTTGCTTTCAATAAGATCTACCGCGAACTCAACAAACGATACGGTTTCCAGACTGCAAACCAGTGGCTAACAAACGAATGGGATGGACACCTGTATATGCATGACGCGAATACGTCCACGTTCGTCAGCTACTGTTTCGCGTATGATCTTAAGGACCTCGCAGAAAAAGGTCTGTTCTTTATCGAAAACTTCAACGCTGAACCGCCTAAACACCTTGTGACCTTCGTTGATTTCGTTAAGGAGTTTGTGTCCTTTAATTCCAACAGAACCTCCGGCGCCTGTGGGCTGCCGAATCTGATCCCGTATATGTACTATTTCTGGAGCAGGGACGTAGCAGCGAACTACTACACAGAGACGCCTGAAAAGTACGCAAAACAAAACATCCAGCGCCTGATCTACGCGCTCAACCAACCGTACACAAGAAACGGCATACAGTCTGCGTTCACAAATACTTCTCAGTTCGATAGAGCCTATCTTGAAGCGCTCTTCGGCGGCTCCGTATTTCCTGACGGCAAGTTTATGATCGACGAACTCGAAGGGATAATGGATTTCCAGAAGCTCTTCCTCGAAACGATGGCCGAGATCCGTTCTAAGAACATGATGACGTTCCCAGTGAACTCGATCTCGCTTCTGCGCAAAGACGGTAAGTTCGAAGACGAAGAGTTTGCGCGCTGGGCCTGCGAACACAACCGCGTATGGAACGACAGCAATCTGTTTATTGACGACAGTGTAACAAGCCTCAGTAATTGCTGCAGATTGAAAAGCAACATTGCAGATCTCGGATTCTTTAATTCGATCGGCGGCTCGGCTTTGAAAGTTGGTTCCGTAAAAGTAAGCACGATCAATCTTGCAAGGCTCGCACTTGAAAACAAAACGGAAGACGAGTATATTGAAGCACTTAAGCGAATGGTATCGCTTGATCTTAAAGCGCTTGACTGTGTGCGCCACATTATATCTCGCAACGTAGATAAAGGGTTGCTCAAGAATTTCAGTCTCGGCCTTATAGATTTCGAACACTTGTATAACACAATCGGATTTATTGGCATTTATGAAACGATGAAGAATTTCGGTTATACGCAGCAGGATGGCTTTGGTAACACGTTTTATACAGATAAAGCTGACGCATTCGGTAAGCGCATATTCGACGCGATTCACGAAGTGAAAAACGCATTTATGGCTGAGCACAAGTATCCCGTGAACTGCGAGCAGATCCCCGGTGAAACCGCGGCCGCGAAGCTGATGCGCAAAGACCTGTTCTTCTTCCCTGAAGACACCGTGACTGATCTTCCGCTTTATGGTAATCAGTTCATTCCTTTGGGCATCAAAACAACGCTTCAGGAACGCATACGCATTGCTTCTTTGTTTGACGGATTCTGCAACGGTGGTTCGATCCTGCATGTAAACATCGAAGCGCCGTTCAATTCCTTTGAACAGGCGTGGGATATGCTAAACTACATCGCCGATAAAGGTGTAACGTATTTTGCTTTCAACACGAAGATACAGGCGTGCAAAAACAATCACGGATTCTTCGGAAAGATTTGTCCTGAATGCGGACAGCCTGTTGAAACAGAATACTCGAGAATCGTTGGCTTTTATACTCCGGTAAAAACCTATTCGAAAGAACGTAAGGCCGAATTCAAACTGCGAAGATGGGAAAATGTAAACAATGGCGACAGTGACAGTTGACAAAAGGTTGGCAAAAGCTGTTGAATACTGTTTCTGTGCCGACAAACCACGCAGGAGATTGATTGCGTGTGTGCTTGGTGTTCCGTGGGAATGTTTGGCCGAATTGTCGTCATGGCAAATATGTATCGCAGATAATCCGGATACGTATATCACTTATACAAAAGCATGATTATTAAAGGTCTCGTAGACGAGGATTTTGTCAACTACAAACTCCCGTCTATGTTTGTTATCTTTCCGTATTGTACGTTCAAATGTGAAAAGGAATGCGGCAAATCCTGCTGTCAGAATTCTGAAATCGCAAAGCTTCCGTTGATTAAGATTGATGTGAAAGAGATCGTTGACAGGTATATCAGAAACCCGATCTCGAAAGCGATCGTATTCGGCGGGCTCGAACCGTTCGACAGCTTTGAGGAAATGCTCGATCTCATTAAAGAGTTTCGTAAATTCATGAACGATGACATCGTGATCTATACGGGGTATAACAAACATGAAATTACTTCGCAGCTAAATCTTTTATACCCTTTCGGGAATATCATCATTAAATATGGCAGATATATTCCCGACAGGGAAAGTTCCGAATCCCTGTTACTCGGCGTAAAACTCGCCAGTGACAATCAATATGCAGAAAGGTTGTGTTAAATGTGTTAAAGACTTTTACCAACCCGGATAAAAACAAGGTGAAAGAAATTGTACAGGCGCTCAAGGATAACGACGGCTATTGTCCTTGTTCGCTTGTAAAAAGTATAAACACGCTGTGCCAGTGCCGCGCTTTCAGACGTAAACAGACTGAAGGCTACTGTCATTGTGGTTTATACTACAAGAAAGAAGTTCCTGATGGCGAAAAAGAACAACAGCAGTAAGAAACAAATAGGTGTAACCTATAAAGAGCAGCGTCCGAAGCGAAACTTTCCGGAAACATTCGATAACAGACCGTATTTCGGTCTCGAACTTGACGAGGAACAGCGCGCTTATCGCGACGCGATCTGGTCTAAAGACAAGCTGATCGTATTCTGTAATTCAGTATCGGGAACCGGCAAAACAACGCTTGCAGTAATGACAGCCGAACTTCTTGTGCAAAGTGAACGCTATGACGGGATAGTTTATATAACAGCACCGGTTCAGGAAGAACGCATAGGCTTTCTTCCTGGATCAGCACAGGAAAAGACGCTCGTTTATTGCGAACCTTTTTACGAAGCGGCTGTTAAAGCTGGAATAAATGTTTATACTGCCGTCAAACAGGAGCAGCCGGAAAACATTTCTGCGAAATTCGATACGGCATACATTGATCTTAGATCACACAACTATCTCCGTGGTATAACTTTTGACAATAAAGTTATTATCATAGATGAAGCGCAGAACTTTTATCTTGACGAACTGAAGAAAACGCTTACGCGCATTACCGACAATTGCAAAACGATCGTAATAGGACATACGGGCCAGTGCGATCTACTGAAGCGCAAGGAAAACGCAGGGTTTGCGCGTGCGATAGAGTTGTTTAAAGATAAACCGTTTGCTTCTGTGAATTATCTCACTCATAATTATCGTGGCATAGTGTCGTCTACTGCGGATGAACTGTGACCGGAAAGGACAATGAATGGAATTTGAACAAATGCTTCAGCAAATGCTAGCAGACATGCAACTTGAACTGCCGAACACTACGCTTCCCGAACCCGACGTTGTGAACCTGTGGAAGTTGATCAACGAACGGAAGTTTTATCTTGACTTTGAGATCGATGAAAACGTGATGGGTCTTCAGCGCGCGATCTTCCTGATAAACGAGCAGGATAAAGACATTGAACCTGAAAACAGAAAACCCATCTGGGTATACATCATGTCTCCGGGCGGTTATATCGATTACACCTATGCGTTGATCGACGTCATCAAGATGAGCAAAACGCCTGTGTATACGGTAAATCTTGGCTTTGCGTCTTCTGGTGCCGGTCTTATCTTTATGAGTGGACATAAGCGCTTCGCTCTGCCGTCTTCAAAAGTTGTCATTCATGAAGGTTCCACTGAAGTAAAAGGTGACGCCACGAAAGTTATGGATGCGATGGACAGTTATAAGGAAGACCTGAAGCGGATGAAGGAGTTTGTAATTACGCAAACGCAGATCCCGAGGAATCTTCTGTTCAGGAAGAGGTCTAATGACTGGACTTTGAACGCCGAAGATTGTCTGAAGTATTCTGTCTGTGACAAAATTGTCGAATCGCTCGACGAAATTATGTAAGTTTTATGATACTCAGGCGCTTTATATAAGTGCCTGAGTTTCTTTAACAATCCATCTGTAAAAGGAGAATTCATGAAGCCTTTAAACATCAAGGTAAAGTATCTTACCGAACAGCCGCCTCTTGAATTTGTGGCTGGGAAAAGTGATTGGGTTGATTTGCGGGCTGCCAAAGATGTTTTTCTCGTACACGGACAAAGCACGCTGATTCCGCTTGGCATAGCTGTTAAACTCCCGGAAGGATACGAAGCGCATCTCGCTCCGAGATCTTCGACGTTTGCTCGCTACGGAATAATTCAAACCAACTCTGTGGGAGTAATCGATGAGAGTTATTCTGGCGATGATGACGAGTGGAAGATGCCCGTCTATTGTCTCGCGGCACAGTGTTCGATCAAAAAAGGAGATCGTATTGCGCAGTTCAGAATAATGCCCAAGATGGGAATATTTCCAACTGTACGTATAGAAGTTTGCCCTGAAAGAGATGTTATGGTTCAACGTAGTTATCTTGATCCAGAAGCTGTAAATATTGAATTTGAAACGAAAGAACACCTGTCCGACGAAAACAGAGGCGGCTTTGGTTCTACGGGAGCAAGATAATAAATGGGCCTCAATAAGTATGGCAAAAAAGGATATGAAGACATATCCGATTGGACGCCGATCATGATAGCCGCGAAGATTCGCGAAATAGAGAACGAAAAACAACAAGCATATAAGGAATATATCGATTACTGCGCGATGTTGAACGAGCAATTGGAGTATTTACAGCGAGCGATATCGAATAAAGGAATATTAGAATGATAATTATACTTATATATGCCCTGTTCTGCTTAGTTGTTGTTTGTCCAATATTGTATGCTTGGATTAGCAAGCCATACAACTGGAATGATGAATCACGGCATGAAAAAAATGTTGAAACCTGCGAAGGCTGTAAACACTTGTGGATGCGCAATGATGGCGGCTACGAATGCTTAATCAATGCCGAAAAATTTTGCATTGGCAAAAAGCCAAAATACCAACGCAGGTGTAAAGTACGCGAATGAGGAACAGGGCGAATAATTGACAGTTTTGTATGCGGTGGCGGAATAGGTAGACGCTTATCAGTCTAAGGGAGATACCTCGAAACAGGTAGCCGTGATAAAGACGGTACAAATCCTGCGTGTATCAATGCTCCTATGTGAGGTGCAAATCCTCACCCGCATAAACAGTGAGATAACAGACCTGCCAACGCCTCTGCTTGCAAGCGCATCATGGGCGGCAACATGCCCACGGAACGGATAGTCCGTGAAAGCTCAACGTCGCGGACGTATGAGAAAGGCGAATTACGAAATAATCAAACAAGATTGGGGAACATATGGTTAACGAAAATCAATCTAACAAACCTTTAGTCTATCTTGCGGGCGATATTATGACGAAAGGCTCGCAGTTGGCCCGCGAATACGAGCTTTTTTCTTTCCGAAACGAAAACATCAACGCGGAAGTCTATTCTCCCGCTATGAATAAAGACATCAACGACAAGTCTGCTATGACGGAGGAGCAGAACAACGTACTCGCCGAAAAGATCACTGAAGAAGATATCAAACGTCTTTGGAACAGCGATATCGTTGCAATCTGTCCTGAACAGTCGGCAATCGGTACAATGTGCGAGCTTGGAACGCTCTACGGTTGGAAGGTTGCAGCCGCAATCCTTCAGCAGACTGCGGAAAAGATAGAAGAAGAGATTAGGCATGATGAAAACATTACCGAGGAACAGTTTGCGCAACTATTTTTAATGCGCTTTGGTTCCGAAACGCTTTCTTTCATGCGCCATATTCTCTCAAAGGATATTTATGCCCATTATTTTGACATCCGAACGAATCATTTAAATGAAAAGGACTGGCGCAGGTCCTTCTCTATCAATCAGATGCTCTACGGAATGATCCTTTATTGCACGAAGGATCATACACTGCATTCTGATTTCAAAGAAATCCTGCCGCTCATTAAGGAATCTGCAAACAAGGAAGAAACTTCAACGGAGGCCGCAAATGCAGAATAAAAATCTTCTGTATGACATTTCCGACAAACCGAAAACGCTCCGTGAATTGTTCTTTTATGCCTTGCAGCAGCTGATGGCCGTATTTGTAGCCACGGTATTGATTGCGAACATTTGCGGCACACCTGTGTCGTCGTGCTTGTTCGGTGCCGGTTGCGCTACGTTGCTTTATCAGCTTATCACGGGCTTCAAATCACCTATGTTTATCTCTTCATGCGGCGCAACGTGCTCTGCGGTGATCGGCGCACTTGCAGCGTCCAACGGAGATTATTCGACGGTGATGCTCGGTGGTCTCGTTATCCTTTTGGTGTACGGGGTATTCTCTCTTATCGTTAACATGGCCGGAAAGGCTGCGCTTGACAGGATTTTCCCGGCAATTATTGTTGGACCGACAACTATGGTCATCGGCTTGAATCTTGCGGGCTTTATTCCGACATACGTACAGGTTGCCAGCGCTTACAATATGTGGGGTGTACTCGTTGCGCTGTTCACAATGACTGTTGTAGCGGTTTCCTCACATTACTTTAAAGGTTTCCTGAAAACCGTGCCGTTTTTGCTCGGTCTTGCTGCCGGTTATCTTCTTGCGCTCGTGCTGACTTTGACAAACGTCTGCAATTTAATCAATTTTGCGGAGTTTCATATAAGTTCTTTCTTTGCAGTACCTGAATTCACTTTCCTGAATGCAAACATTTCGGCAATTTCGGGCAATATTGTCAAGGTTATTGCATTGTTTATTCCTGTGGCTGTATGCGCGCTGCTTGAACATTATTCTGATCACAAAGTGCTCAGCAATATTATAGGTACAGACTTAACCGAAACGCCTGGTCTTCATAAAACACTTCTCGGAGACGGCTGCGCGAGCTTCCTCGGTACTGTACTGTGCGGTCTCCCGAATACGTCATACGGTGAAAGTATCGCAACGACAGGTTTCAGCCGTGTAGCATCCGTACGTGTAATTTCTACAGCTGCGTTCATGATTATCGCGCTTTCATTTATTGCGCCGGTACAGGCATTTATACGTTCTGTTCCTGCGTGTGTGTTTGGCGGCTGTGCAATGATCCTGTACGGTTACATCATCGTATCCGGACTCAAGACGCTGCTGAGAAGCGGAGCGGACCTGAATGACAATAAGAATCTTGTCATCGTCAGTGTTATCCTGACTGTAGGTGTAAGCGGAATATGGTTATTTAGCGAAAGTTTCGCCGGTGTAAGCCTTGCGATGGTACTCGGCGTGCTTCTGAATGTAATTCTCAGGGGGAAAAAATCAAATGTATAATAATATTGAATATGTACTTACGCAGGAACAGACAGACAGGTTCCGCGCCTTTTTACAGGAAGCATACGAGGAAGGCTATTCCAAAGGATTTGCTGATGCCGCTATAGGTATAAAAGAAAAGCCGAAAGCAAATGTATATCCTGTGCACAATCTGATCGTGGATCTTTCGTCGTACGATTCAGATCCGGATTTCGATACGCTGTGTGCAAACGTGGATTTCGTTATCCTGCGTGCAAGGTACTGTCAAAAGACCGATATTCGGTTTGAAAAGTGGGCGCAGGAACTTGTAAAGCGCGGCATGCCTTTCGGTGTATACGATTACGTTACGCTTACAGGCAACAGAATGGCTATACAGCAGGCTGAAAAGCTCTATGAGGTGGCGAGTAAATATAATCCACGCGTCTACTATATTGACACAGAGCAGCTTGCCACGGGTGTTCAGCGCGGCGAAGAGATGGAATTCATCAAGAGTTATGTGGCGCATCTGCGCGAGCTTGGCGCTGAAAAAGTTGGTCAGTACACGGGAGACTGGTTGTATTCGACCTACTATAAAAAGCTGCAGGATCTCTTCGATACAATCTGGATTGCGAGCTACGGAAAGAACAACGGTCTCGATGACGGCGTAGAGCTTGCGTCATTAAAGTGTACGAACAAGGTAGATCTTCATCAGTTTACCGATAAAGGTAAGATACCCGGAAGCACAAAACAGGGAGATCTGAGTCATTTGAAAGGCGCTAAACCTTTGAGCTGGTTCACTGGCCGTGAGTATTAAAATGTAATCATTCACTAATGACCTATAAGGGAAAGAAAAAGAATAAAAAAGAGAATAAACGGAACGAAAGAAGGTGAACCGTTGGAACCGATTGGAAATTTCTATGTAACAGGAGATACGCATGGCGTGTTTGCAAGAGTCATTGATTTCTGCAACAAAGTTAAGACGACAAAACACGATGTGCTTATCATCCTTGGTGATGCAGGCGTGAATTACTATCTCGATAAGCGCGACAAGAAGCTTAAACAGAAGCTCGAAGCGCTTCCGATCACGCTGATGCTTGTTCGCGGCAACCATGAAGCACGCCCCGGAACGGGATGGAACGAAGAAGATAAAAAAGATAAATTCATTTCTGCGGAAGAGTACTGTGGTTTCTTCATGTATGAAAGTGAGTTTCCGTCTATTCTCTACATGGAAGACGGAGAACATTACACACTGAACGTGAACGGTGTAAAGAAACGTACGCTCGTAATCGGCGGCGCGTACTCCGTAGATAAAGATTATCGTCTTGAAATGTACGATCTCGGAAACCACAACTACCGTTGGTTTGCAGACGAACAGTTGTCTCAAAGTGAACGAGCTTTGATAGTGCGGACAAATGAACACGCTGATTATGACTACGTGTTTACTCACACCTGTCCTGCAGGATATGAGCCGCGTGATATGTTCCTTCCGAACATAGATCAGTCAAAGATAGATCGAACGATGGAAAACTTCCTTGCGGACATAAAAGACGAAATCACGTTCGACAAATGGTATTGCGGCCATTGGCACACGAACAGGATAGACGGAGACATACACTTCCTGTTTAACGATATTATTCAACTTCAATAATAGCATGGAGTAATTTATGATCGTAACAAATGATTTAAAGACAGAAAATACAGCACTTCGTCCCTGGGAAGAATTTGCACCTGATTGCGAACAGGATGATTTCACGGTACATAGCGCAGTAAATCATCCTGATCATTATAATCAGGGTGGGGTTGAGTGCATTGACGCGCTTGACGCCTGCGGTTTCGGTCTTGACTTCTGCGTAGGGAATGCAATCAAGTACCTGTGGCGTTTTAAAGAGAAGCAGAAGCCTGTTGAGGATCTCCGCAAGGCCAGATGGTACATCGATCATGCAATCAGCAAAATTGAGAGTGGGGTATATCACGCATGAGTCATTATTGCTGCGCCGTATTCGCAAAATCGCCAGACGATTTTCATGCCCTGCTTGAACCGTATAACGAATGTGATAAAAAGTATTACGTATTTCAGCCAATCACGGAAGAAGAATTGAAAGACAGGTTTGAAAAATTCTGCATTGAGAACAAAAACTGGACTTTTGATAGTTATGTCAAAAACTTCCATTACGTGTACGAGAATGACCAGTGGGGATATTGGTATAACCCAAACGGCTATTGGGATTGGTATACGATAGACGGTAAAGACTACTTATTCGAGCTGAAATCGCGCCATCGTTATACGAATAGTGGCTGGCTTAGGAAACACAGTGTAGATTTCTTTAAAGTTGACGAAGAAAGCGGGCGTGAAGCGGCGTCGTTCTGGGAAGAATACGTAGAAGGCAAAGACCCCGATGCGAAAGCATACTACACAAGAGAGTATTATCTCGAACGTTTCAAAACAAAGGACAATTATATTAAGTATGCTGCCAGAACGGTTCCTTACAGCTTCATAACTCCCGATGGTGAATGGCATTCGCCCGGAACTATGGGATGGTTTGCGTGTGACGATTCTACGGCAGAATCCTGGGATGCTTACGTAAAAGAATTTGACGATTTCGTTTTGAATGCGCCAGATTGTTATGTGACATTCGCAGATTTGCATATCTAAAAAGGATAATTAATAATGCTAAGAATCAAAATGGAAATGCCAAATTCCTGCGATGATTGTCCAATGTTTGATTACAGCGGAGATTATCCATTTTGCAATGTGACATATCATTCGAGTGGTTACAACTTTCCCTTTAAGAAAAAACGTATGGATGATTGTCCATTAAGCGAAGAGAATGACGATTTTGCGTATCATGAAATCGACTGGTACTATGCGTGCGGCGGGCTTAGCGATGATTACAGCATTGTCAACGGCAATCCATTCAACAGCGAAGACGAAAAATAACGTTCCGTCTACGCCACTGATGCAAGCGCACCACTGACGGACATATGGCACAATTGAAACCAGCATAGCGCAACCAGGGGGGACGGGAGTACAGGACACACTAATTCATCCTTGTGTGTTTCGAAGCGGTACTCTTGGATTTATCTACCCCACGCTTCCTGCTTGCATCGAGGTTGTATTGGTGACGGGGATGGATGCCGCCGTCATAGTTAGCAGGTGCAGTTTATATTAATAATTATTAGGTTTATAAAGGAGAAATTAAGTATGAGAACAATGTATTATTCTGACATCACGAACAAGAATTACGATACGCAGGCAGAATGTGTTGCGGCAGAAATGAAGTTCAAGATCGAGAATGCAAAGATGCGCCGCGAGTTTGAGAGAATTAAAAAGCAGGCTGAAGAAGCAACGAAAAAGGACAACAGAACCGAACTCCGCAACAACCTTATCGAGGCAATGAAGGCTTTCGATGAAGCGCACAAGAAGGAAAGAGAAGCGTTTAATGCTTATTCGGAAGTAGACGAAGAGGATGCCAGCATGCTGCTTCTCAAACGTATCTCTGATTTAGTCAGCGAATCATTTAACAAGTTGACAGATTCTGATTTCGAGGAGGATGAAGACAATGACTAAAGTAAGGATTCATCTTGACACAAAGACGGATATCGTTGATTTCGTGAACGCATTCGACGCTGACGGTTACACGCTCATCGACGGCAGCGGCCGCTATTCCGTTGCGCCTAAGTCACTGATCGGTGTTATGTATGCGTGGAGCGAATGGGATGATATGTATCTCGTAAACGAAACGCATGACGGCGTATTTCCTGCTGCGGTAGAACGCTTCAGGGCGTAAAACAACTAAACTTTAACTAAACTTTGGGGAACATTTTCACTATTGAAACCTGATTATGTTCCCCATTTTTATACTTTCAAAGGAGAAAATCATTATGCTGTTCGGAAAAAAGAAGATTGAGCAACTGAATGACGAAAATGTTCGTCTGCGCAACACCGTTTATAATCTCAGGCTTTATCTTGGCTATATTGAAATCAAACATCCTGAATTGTTCGCGTCTCTCAGACAGTTTTTTGACGGTCTGCCCGGCTATACGACGACGCCCGATATCGATAAAGCCGTCAGGGAGATGAAGTAATGAGCGGCGGAAGTATGGATTATTTCTTCGGGAGAATGGAAGAAATAACGCACCTTATACCCGACCTCGAAATTCGCGCCTTATGGAAGGATCTGTGTACGCTCATGCACGACATCGAATGGTATACGAGCGGCGATTACGGAGACGAAACATACAGTAAAGCCGTTATGAAGTTCAAAAACAAGTGGTTCGGTCCGGCAAGAGAAGAGATCCTTAAACAGGTGCTCAATGACACGTTCGAACAAATTCTGAAAGACACTGTGTTGTCAGTAAAGGTTGAAAAATGAAAAACTGGCGAAACGATAAGGCAACGGACAAACAACTGTCGTATATTGCAGAAATGCAGGAACATTCGCCTTATCCTCTTCCTCCGTTTGAAGGAAATACGAAAGGTGAAGCCGCCGATTATATAAACAAATTTACGAAACTTGCCCATGAAAGTACTTGGGCAATTGAGCATGGATATTGAAAGGACAACAGTAATGGCGGAGCTTGAAAAAGTTATAGAAGGGCTGAAGCATTGCACTCACGAAAACATTTTATACGCAGAAGATGGTTGTAACAATTGCCCGTATTTCACAGATGTTGAAGATGACTGCGTTACTCAAATACAGTTCGATGCGCTTCAACTCCTAAAAGAACAGGAACCTGTTAAACCGATAGATGAAACATATTGGAATCATACATACGGGAGATGCGGACATTGCAGAGCTCCGCTTCCCGCATTAGAAGGGTTGAAGTCAAAGTTCTGTTGGATGTGCGGAAAGGCGGTGAAGTGGAATGACTAAGCTTGAAAAGGTTATCAAAGGGTTAGAAGCGCATAGTAACAGAGTATGCGAAACAAACGATTCGGAGTTTTGCCCCTATTTTAACGAAGACAAGTGTTCTCCAACTTTAAGCAAAGAGGCGCTGGAACTGCTTAAAGAGCGGGAGTGGATAAGCGTCAAGGACAGGTTTCCCGAGAGCGGGAAACCTGTTCTCGCCATCTGCGAAATCAAATTACTGAACGGCAGCAAAAAGAAGTATGTATGCGAGGCATACCATGCTGAAGAATATTCTATCTCAGAAGGTAACTATCCTGATGACACAGATTGCTATGATTACAGCGAGGAAGATGATGAATACTATCTGAAAGAGGGCTGGTACGAGGTTATACACAATTGGGACGAGTATAGTTCCGTAGTCATCGAAGATTTCGTCACCCACTGGATGCCACTACCCGAACAACCGGAGGGAGGTGACTTAAAATGACAGCGTTGATAATATCAATCATTGCATTTGTAATAGCAATTATTTCTGCCGTGTTGAGGATTTCAAAATAATTGAGGGGGTGAAGTGGGATGAATGAAATTGTAAATGAACTGGAACGCTTAGCAGCGGAAATGTGTTCAATGAGATTTTCCGCACCGCAATATGGAACTATAGAAGAAATAAAAATGTGGACAGAAGGATGTGAAGAATGCCAGGCGGCATTATTGAGATTAATCAGTAGCAGAGTTGATGAATTGAAACGTGTTAAGTTAAAGGATGGTGACGTGGAATGAGACTTGGAGATTTGGATGCGCTAATGCATCGTTTTATGGATAAACCGCCAGATTATTATCACACCAGTTACATCGTTGGAGAAATCAACACCACCCCTACTGTCGACGTTGTACCCGTGGTGCGTGGGCGTTGGGTAAAGATGACGGGAATGATGCCGCCTGAATATCACGGACATTATGAATGCTCCGAATGTCAGTGGCATATGAAGGGATTGAGGAACAGTTGGACAAGAGAAGAAGAACTATCATATTGCCCCAACTGCGGCGCAAAGATGGATTTAGAGGATAAAGATAATGTGGGAAGACCAATATCAAGTTTATAGACGTTATGGCGACGGAAAATTTGAGCTACGGGCAAGCGATATGACGATTGACGACGCGACTCTGTTTATCAGAGCTGTGTTCGAAGAAGCTTTTAACGAATCAGATTTACGGTTTGAAATACGTAGGCAGCCGAAGGAGGAAGCTTATGAAATTAAATGAGCCAAAATGTTGTGGAGATTGCTTTTTTAAAAATGAGCGGCTTGGTTCGCCCTTTTGTGATTATCAAATGCAAACAATGCAATCAGAAACAAACGCTTATTTAAATATTACTATTGATTTATCCTCTGTTCCAGATTGGTGCCCAATTAGAAAAACTAATAAAATGATTGAAGAGCTTCCAATTGAAAAGCAAAGGGCTCTTGATAGTATAGGTAATGGATTACAAATATTGTTTGAAATAGCAAGGCGGTGAGTGAAAATGGGTTTGACCGAAAGACATTGGTTTGAAGATGAAGATGTGCCAGAAGATTATGAATGGGATTTAGAAGATGCTATAAAAAACGCCGTTCCAGTGATACGCTGTAAGGACTGCAAGTATTACTGCGTAAAAGATTTCTGGGCAGACTTTCACGGTGTACCTGTTTTAGCGGCGAACGATGTGCCGACTTGCAACAGATGGGCAAACACAGAAAGTAAAGTCGACCCCAATGGATTCTGCTTTTTAGCTGAGAAGATGGACGGGGAGAAGGTGAGCAAATGAGACTAATCTATGCGGACGCGCTGCTGAAAGATTTGACTAAAGCAAAGCGCGAAGTGAATTGCAACTTGCCTGAGATTAAAAAGTTCTTTAAGGCGCTGAGAGATTGGATTAAAGACGCACCTACTGTTGACGCTGTACCCGTTAAGCACGGGCGATGGATAGAGATTGAAACTGAGGATGCTTATGATATTGTAGGTATTAAAACATGGGCATTAAGAGCGCGATGCAGCGAATGTGGCTTTGTTATGAAATTCATCGAAGTACATACGGGTCAATACGTTTACTGCCCACATTGCGGCGCGAATATGGATAGAGAAAGGATAGAAAACAAATGATTGTTGCAATCGTAATCGGATTTGTCACCGCTTTAGTTGCTGGTATTATTTTCGGCCTTTGTTGGAATTTATTATCTTATCACAACCATCTGCCTAGTTGGTCAATTGCGATTTGCATTGTACTTTCACTGGCAATTGGAGTTGGCGCAGCTTGCTTCTACGCAAACACCGAAACTGGCAAAGCGCAGATCAAAAGCACAAAAAGCGGCATAAGTGGTATGAACAGGGTCGTGAGGGTTTACACGGCTGACGGAACATTGCTTGCAGAATACGAGGGCAGATTCAATATCGAGGATGAGAACGGGGGAATCATGTTTGACTATGACGGCAAACGGTGCATCTATTGGAACTGCTTCGTGGAAAGCATTGAAAAGTGACGAGAAGAAGGTGAATGCCGATGTTTGATCACATGCTTAAACCATGCCCTGTTTGTGGCGGCAGTGCTCACAGCGGGATCAAATATCATAACGAGCGCGAAATAAAAGCTTTCGTAAGCTGTGACGATGGCTGTACAGAACAGTGCATGTATCTTTACACCGGTCCTAAGTACGGACCTTATGTGTCGTTTGACGCCTGCTTACAATTGTTCAACTCCGTTGTGAAAAAATGGAACGAAGCTGCCGAAAAGAATAATACGCGAGATCCTCAGCAGAAAACTGCCGAGTGGATACTTGACCGCCGCAATCATTGGTACTGTTCCAACTGTCAGACAATGCAGGGCATTACGGCGAGGTTCATGAAATACTGCCCGAAATGCGGACGTAAAATGACAAATCACATGGATCTTGTTAACGAGCTGAAAGGACAGAAGGGTGAAGAAATTTGAAAACATTTCCGAAATGGAACTCGGTAATTTGTTTTTTGGGAACAGCCACGGGTTGTATCACGTAGAACCTCGCAAAGAATACCAGGATGTTTTCGTAGAATTCCTATATTCGATCAACTGCGATTTCTACGGGCACAACGATGACGGCTCTGATTTTATAGACAACGATACGTTTACGCTGCGCCCGTATTACTGGGGCGAAGATGAGTGTATCGCAGAACTCCCGAATTTTGTATACAAACCAACTGGCCTTGAGATCAAATGGTACAAATATCCAATGCGCGATGCGTATTCAAACATGGACGTCGATATCGAACAGTTTAAAGAAATCATCGATCATTGCACAAAGGAGTATTTGAATTCAGTAAATGGAAGACTTTAATACGGTTGTGAATGAACTCACAAAGCGCCTCGAATTCACAGCGCAAACGCCGGACGGAACGATAATATGGTACGCCGGAACAATAGAATACTTATTCAAGCTTATACCATTTATTCCTGGCTGCTATATAAAGGAGAATTATGATTCAGATCAGACAGAACATTTTTGAAACAAACTCTTCGAGCTCGCATGCGCTCGTAATCTTTGATGGCATTGCCGAAAATAGCGATCCGAAAAGGTGCGATTGGCACATATCTGATAAGACAGGAAAAATCTACATTTATGAGGATGATATTACGTTTGGACGCTATCCGTTTGATCTGTTGACCGACTGGTATCGTCGCATGTGTTACGCAATAGCGTCTTACGCATATGATAAAAACGCAAAAGGGAAACGCAAAGAGATCGAATCAATGCTCCGTAAAAGATACCCGCACTTCAAAGAGATCGAGTATCCTGTAACATGGCAATATGATTCAAAGAAAGACGAAGAAATAAGAAAAACTTTTTACGGATATGTTGACCACCAGTCAGATGGTATGCTGCAGAGTTTCCTGAAGAAATACGATGTTTCGCTTGAAGATTTCATCTTTGATGACCGCTATATGGTCGTTATCGATGGCGACGAATACAACGTGTTCGACAGAGTGCTGAATACACCGGCATGGAACGATAAGAAAGTCAAAGTTGTATATGATACAATGGCGCAATTCTATGACGAATATCCTGAATATAAGGAAGAAAAAAATGACTAACGAAAGAATTCTCGGAACCTATAAGAACGGAAACTATAATGTGCTGATCGGAGATCACGGAACGAAGATTAGATGGAATGCGTTTAACAATTTTCAGCCGGAGTTTCCGGAGTCTATCGATTGCAAGATCTCTGATCGCTGCGATAAAAACTGTCCGATGTGCCACGAGTGTGCTACGCCGAACGGTGCGCTTGCGGATCTGAATCATCCGTTGTTTAACAGTCTGAAGCCGTGCACGGAGCTTGCACTTGGTGGTGGGAACGTGCTCGAGCATCCCGATCTCGAAGCTTTCCTCAGACGTATGAAGCAACAGAACGTGATCTGCAATATGACTGTTCATGTGGATCATTTTGTTCAAAACTATATCCATCTCAAAAACATGAAAGCGGAAGGTCTTTTCCACGGCCTCGGCGTTTCCGTAAATCGTGACATAATACCGGATGTAGCCAATGCGTTGTCAGCGTTTCCTGACGCTGTCGCGCATGTTATAGCGGGTGTAGTACCGATGGAAGCGCTTTACAGACTTGGCGCGCAAAAAGCAAAGCTTCTTATCCTCGGTTACAAGAATTTTGGTCGCGGCCAGACGTATTATAAAAAGCTGTCTCCGTCTATTGAATTCAAAATCGCCGCGCTCGAGAATGCTCTGTTCAAAGGGAACCTGAAAACACTGTTCGCGGCTGTCAGTTTCGATAATCTCGCGCTTGACCAGCTGCATATAAAGAAACATGTGCCAAAGGAAGACTGGGACCTCAGTTATCTCGGTGAAGACGGACGGTTTACTATGTATCTCGACATGGTTAAACAGGAATACGCCGTGTCATCTGTGTCCGAACGTAAACTTATCTTTTCGCACGATATCTGCAAGCTGTTTGCCGAAGTAAGAAAAGAAACAGAAGATGCTGACAAATGATATAAATCTTAGCGGGTTTGATTTCACGAAAGTCAAGCCGCAACCAATCTCAACATGGAGTATTTGCCGCAGCGATGACAAATACCCGTTTGAATGCGCAAATTGCAAGGCTAGATGCCGATCTGAGCTCGAATATTGCCCGAATTGCGGCGCGCTCATGATGCGAACAAGGAGAAAACTTTATGAGAATCAAAAAGGTAAACGATGACGAGATTTTGTTTGACAACGGGAACATAATCGAGTATGATCATGAACCGGATTGCTGTGAAGTAAACTATGCTGACTTCAAACAGCTTGAACCGCTCGCCTATGAGACTGATTTCGATCAAAATCTTGTGTTTGAGGCCGTAGAAGACGCTGGTTTCAGGTTTGGCAACCCTGGAAAGATGTTTTTTGTGCCGTGTTATTCAACTCAGAACGGATATTATTCCAGAGATATAGATATCTACTACAATGAACACATTGTCTTGTTCTTCAATGCCGAACTTGATTATAATTAACGTTTAAAACCGGCACAAGGATTCAAAAAGATGATTAAATCAGAAACTGAAACAACAATAAACATTTTTGGTGATGAAAAATCGGCAAAAATATATACATGTGACAAGATATGGATTAAAAAACTGAAGAAAATTGCCGAAAACGATCCTGAAAACTGCACAATGAAGCAAACTGACGAAGAAAATTACTTCTTCTTCGTTCCTGTCAGCTACATCAGGATATCACCGAAGCAAAAACGCCAACATTTGAATGAAAATCGCAAGCAAGTACTTCTTGAACTCGCAGCGAAGGCGAGAGAAGCAAGAGAAGCAAAGAAAGATCTCAAGAAAGATCTTAAGAAACGTGATGTTTCAGGTGATTTTCTCTAATAAATTACTAGAAATTAAGCGTCTGTTTTACGATGGTGGTATAAATACCTTACTAAAAGCAGACGCTTTAATTTTCTAATAAAATACTAAAGAATTTTATGAATGGATTCACATTTGAAGAAATAAAATTTTTCGAATCTATACGTGCAAACGTCACTATGTCGTCCGAAACGATGGATTGTTACGGAGGATATTGTAATCAGCCGATATTTTCTGTTCCTTACACAACGAATATAACTATCGATGTTGATTTAGCTAATGTAGGAAGTGACGAAGAACTTCAGAAATTGTTTAACATAGTAGAAAACCATCCTACGTGCCATTGGAATATCGATGCGACAACGAGCACTGAAGCATGCAATAGATACAGCAACAATACGGATAAAGCAATTGATAAAACAATCGATAAAGAAATCGATATTAAAATATTGGATATCTTAAACGGTGAATAAGAACTGCTGAAAGGAAATTAATTCATTTATGCCACCATATATTCGTACACTGAATCAAACACGAGAACCTGAGACAATAGACTTATCAGGTTTGACAGCCTCATCAGGTTCAGGGTGGATTACTACTACACCTACTACACCAACGCAAGCAACATCAACATGGGTATATACTCCATCTGTAACAACAAGTTCATCCGCCACAAGAGTATATATCGACCCACCTTCGCAGTACATGGACGACAGCGATTGGACAGACTGGACTCGCGAATTTGCTACAAATTTCTATCGCTCAAAAAAGAAAACCCAAGAAAAGCCGAGAGAACTTACAGACGAAGAGCTCGTCGAAGTGCTGAATTCTTGAAGAAATTCTAATAAATTATTAGAAATCTGAGCACTAAATGAAAGAGGTAGTATAAATACCTTACCGCGCACATATGTCAAAATTTTCTGGTAACTTATTAGAAATTAGAATAGGCCGGAGCATAAGCTTCGGCCTTTTTATTACGCGCACATCTGCAAGATATCCTGTTCTATGAACCGTGTATCAAACCATATATTGTTGCGCAGCACATTCATCGAAGACAATGCTTCATTGAACTGAGTTTGTATTTCGTCTGGCAATACAGATCTGTCTTCGGTTTCTTCAAGTATGTGAGCGCGGGTGAGATAAACGTACTTTACTTCACCGCATCCTGTCTGATAAGCGGCATAATAACGGTCGATCCATATACGAGTGCCGTCATTGTCGATAACGATTGGCTGCGGAACGTCTGTAAAATACTGTGTGTACAGTTCGCATTCGTCAATTAAAGATAAATGCAGTTTTGCACACAAGAAACTTGCAAGATTTCTAAGCTCGCGAAAACCAAGGCTTTGTCTGTTCGCCATTATGCAACACCGCCTTTGCTTATAGACATCAGCTTTTCGTAAGAAGCTACGGCCCGTTCAAGTTTCGCCCGAAAACCTGACGGAGACATGCCCGCCATCGCCATTATAACATGTTTATCTGCGCCGTTTATGTAAATCATCCTAAGCAACAACTCTTCTCTTGGATCAGCCAACATGCAAATTGTTTTCTCTATCCTTTGAACTGCAGTATCAAGCTCTCGTTCGGCTTTCAGAATTTGAGGTTGGAGATCTATGTAATCGCACAAAGCATCTTCTCGGTTTGTACTTCCTTTGCCGCCTATTCTGTTTAATCGAGCTGTCGTACGTTGCACGCAGGCTTCCGTCTTTGCGGCCATAGCCTTCAACGTAGCAACCTGTTGTCGCAAACCATTGCACCTTTCAAGTTCTGTCCATGCCAACGGGTACTTGTCGATCCACTTCATTTCAAATCACCTCGTCTTATATCAATATTCTTTTACGTGCCGTGTGTTGCATCTTGCATCGGCATCAACATGCAAAGTTTGCATCACGAGCGCAATTATAACATGCATCATGCATTATGTCAAGGTGCAAAAACAACTATTTTACAGAATTAATTCTGTTCAAACTCGACAAACGTCAGGCCGTATGATATAATATACATGCATCGGTTTGGCGTTACCGAAGGAGGTAACACTATGACATTGTCACAGGCGATTCTATCGTGGATGGAGACGCACAAACGAACAAGTGTAAAGCCGTCTACATATCTGCGGCTTCAGACATCGTACGATCTGATGAAGAAATACAGAATATCGGAATGCGATATCGAGAAGCTTACAGGCAACGATATACAATCGTACATCAACGATCTCGTAGACGACGGCTACGCGCAGACAACGATCAAGAAGCAGTTTCACTTGATCAGCGCGTTTCTAAGATGGGCGAACGCGGAGGGGCTTGTTCTTCGGCCGTTATACGAAGCGGTGACGCTTCCTTCTCAGTGCGTTGTAAAGAAGCCGAAGAAGGAGATCATCGCTTACAGCGAAGAAGAACAGCAGCGTTTGAAAAACGTTCTTGATTCCGGAAAGAAACGCGGCTATCCTGTCATTGCATTCATGATCGAAACAGGACTCAGGGTAGGGGAGGTGCTCGCTCTTCAATGGGCAGACATACAATGGCAAAGAAAAGCCGTATCTGTTTCAAAGACGTTGATCAACCTGAATTGCGGCGAGAGATCAAAAGTGCAGAATTCCCCGAAATCACTCGCAAGCAAGCGCGTTATCCCGCTCAGTACAAATGCGCAGCGTATTCTGAACTCATTGCCGAAGAACGGAACTTTCGTATTCAATCCTGATTCAACGGAACCGTTGTCTTACAAAGTTCTGATAAAGAATACGAAGGCTGCGTGTAAAGAGGCAAACGTTCCTTATATGGGGATGCATGTTTTTAGGCATACGTTCGCAACGAACTGCTATTATCGCGGCTGCGATGTCAAGATCCTTTCGCGCCTGCTCGGACACAGTTCGGTAACGATAACCTATAACACCTACATACATCTCTTCGGAGATGCACTCGAAGAAATGCGAGCAGTCCTCGCATAAAAAATGTGCAGCAGACCCGCCAGTCATACTGCACAAAATCCTAATAGAAGTTTTGTGGAAAACTTCCGAAGGTACCACCCGGATTCGGACCGGGGAATGAAGGTTTTGCAGACCTTGCTAAAAACATAATACAATAGATTTAACAACGCTAAACCGATGCAATTTTTAGTTTTGTACTCTCTGTTGCGATTATAGAAAGTAAGCGTGTCAGAGATTACAAAGCTTGCTACGGAATAAAAAAGCCCCAGTATATCCGGGGCTAAAACTTTAATTGATATTATTCTACGTCAGGAATATCTTTATAAGGAGTCTCGTAAGTAAGTGCGCGAGCTGAATCTCCTATGCCGTGTGTAGTATGATCTGTGACAATACCAAGAATGGCAAGGCACATAAATACGGCATTTACAATAGCGCGGAGCTTATTGCCAAGACTTCCAAAATCCATCTTTATTCCAAACAGATCAAGAACGAGCTGAATAAGAATAAGAACAGCAGGAATAATATCAAGCCAAAAAGTTTCATTGGCAAATCTTACTTTCCAATTGATCATATTGCATTACCTCTAATCAAGATCGGAAATAGGAAGCGCAAGGAACTTTGTTCTAATATCGTCCATTACGCCATTAGCACCAAGATTATGGTACTGAGTATACATGTTCTCGAAATCTTCTCGCTCATACTCACTCGCTGTTCCACGCTTTTTACAATAATGAAAAAGCTGATACAAACGATCACGCAACATTGCCTGAATCCCAAGCTTTATCGCTTTGATCCTTTTGTTCAGAAAATTGAACACGAATGATAGTATCGCGAGTATGATTGCCGGAACTCCAAACAATGTAAGCCAATTGTATGTGTTCATTTGTATCACCTTTCGGCTGCTATCAAATGTAAGTAACGGCCCGCGCTGCCGTTACTTCATTTATTGCAGTTTAAGCTCCGGCAGTAGCGGCCTGAGAACCGCTTGTCGCCCAGCCTACCCAACGACCCATTTGACCGAGGATATACTGAGACTGGTTGTAGTTGCTAACCTGACCTTCGAGCGCAACCTTCTGAGCCTGCGCATCATCAAGCCTGTTCTGAAGCATCTGTGTCTTAATTTCACAGCAGCAGCTATCCATCTTAGCCTGAAGGGCCTGAAGCTGCTGAGCAAGAACGTTCGTTTGGTTTTGGATTGTCAGATTGACCTGATTAAAACCCTGAATGGCATTAATCAGATTGGAGTTGTTCTGCTGCATAAGGGTATTTGTCTGCTCATTAATCAACTGTGCGGTTTCATAATTGTTGTTAGCCGAAGAAAGAGCAATACCCTGAAGCTGCTGGTTCGTGAAGCCCTGGTTTACCTGATCCTGAGTAGCGGGCGCAGGACCGATAGGCCCGCGGTTACCGAAACCGAAGTTTCCGCCGCCATACATCAGAATAAGCAAAGCGAAAATCCACATAAAGGAATTGTTGCCACCGAACCCATCGTTGTCACGCATAAGAGCGAGATCGCCAGTAGTTAAATTTCCGTCCATGCAATTGATCCCCTTTACAATTTTATATATATGATCAACCACGCGCGGAATGGATAATCATCGGATAATCATCACCTTAAAGATTGAGCAAGCTCACGAGCTTGCTGCAACACGACATTAGGGTCTACTCCCTTTTGTCTTGATAAAGCATATACTGCGTTTTGAATGCTGCCATTTTGCTGAATGACATTAGAAATGTCTTGCATTCTCGGATCCATAGAGGCCATCTGTTGTATTGTGGCCATAGGGTTACTTGATGTTTTTAATGTTGCCGCTATTTCATTTAGCGGACTTGCCTGCGTTGTTCCCCACATTGTTTGACACATTGTTTGATTTGCCATTTTGTTCAGCAAATTTGTTACCATGTTGCCCATCCGCATTCATCCTTTCTTCTATACTATTAAATCTCGATTCGATCTGCGCGAACTTTGCTTCGAGATCAGATGCTTTAATTGGCTGTTCTTCAATATCCGGAACGATATGACAAGGAACGATAGTTTTATAAGCAGCTGAATCAGTTGTTACAATCCAACCAAGATCACTATTAGGATCTGAACTTACAAAAATAGCAGAAGAATCAGGACCCATAGGGTAAGACAGAATACTGTCTTTACCGCTTACACGAGGGATTTCCATACGAGGAGCCTGAGATACAGGCGGCTGAAACATCGTATTTTGAAAATTAGGAACATTATACATTGCAGACGTGTACGTATTAAAAGGATAAGATGTCATCATGTATTACTCCTTATACATAGTCAGAAGCAACTTTACTTCCTTTACTTCTTCAATTTGTTCTTCGTGTACATAGTCATATAAAGCCTGCATTGCAGCAGGAACTTCGCCTTTTTCTTTTCGATATGCATTGATAATACGAACTACCTGAGAATGAAGCATTTCCATATGATTCAATTCTTCGTTTGCTAAAGTATAAAATGTATCAGCGAGATTTCTGTCTTCTTCTTTATGATTCAAGGCACATTGTGCATACTTAGCCGCGTCGGATATCTCTTCTTTAATCATCTTAGAAAGTTTCTTGATAATCAGCATGACGAACACCTACCTTTCTTAACATATAATTAATCGTAGGAGGAAGAGGTGGATCCCTCCTCTTCCTCCCCTTATAGGTCATTAGTGAATGATTACATTTTTGAATAATTAAAACTTAACAAACGTTATTCGCCCTGTTCCTCATTCGGTTCGGGTTCGGGCTGCGGTTCGGGTTCGGGCTCTGGCATCACAGGAAACGCGCCAATGCTATCACGCATAATCTGGCGGCCATCAGCCTGTTCGAGAGTAATGACAGACATTACACGGGATTCAGAACCGGTATAGTTCGCCGCGAGACGATTGTAGTATGCGGCTTTCGCGGCATTCAGCGCCTTTTCAGTATTGTCTTCGTAATTGATAGAATCAAAGGTCATTGGAAAATTAGGCATCACAGAATAGATGCCCTCAGGATGAGTTTCACTAATAACTACCTGAGTTGCGTTTACGATAAAAAGATTCCTAGACATAGTTTTGTCCTCCTAATGTTTGTAGTATTGTACTGTTGTGTTGTCGTTCGCGTTGGACCAAATGTTGTTGGTGCCGTGAAGGGTTTTGAGGATAGTCGGGTCAATCTGGTAAGTTATTGGTGTTCTAAGTTCATAAACCAAAGTTGCTGGATGTTCTTGCAGCCAAGCATTAACAAAGTTTTTACAACTAGTTGCATCGGTGACTTCTGGATAATCAGCTCGATTTGCTAAATGAAAAACAATGTATTGTTGACCCGCCTGTGTTGCACTTGCATATGGATAAGAAACTTCGTCTCGATGATTATTTAAATAGTATTGAGAGTAGACAGGCATTATGTTGCATAATACATTATTAGCATATTTTGCCGTAGTAGATGACATCCCATTGGGATTTAAATATACAATACCAGCAGCAATATAATTATCCGTCATATAGCTACTATTAGCTTTTACATTCACACCATCCGCAACGACTTTATACCATTCAGCCACAACTTCCCCACTCACCAAATCCACATACCCACCATAAATTGTGCCTGCTTCTGTTGTCCAGTCGATGGGGAATGTGGTAACAGTAGATGGCTCAATCAGCGTTTTGTCAATATCATTGTTATAATAACAAGCACGAATGTACGAAGTATCAGAAGGTATTTCTGCATTCATTGAAAAAGTATTACCAACTGTTGCCCAACTAACAGATGCCAGTTGACTTGTAGGTTCTTTTGAAGCCGAGTAGCCAAAAATACGCCGCGTACGTCCTGCTGTCGTACTTGTGAATTTAAGCGTATATGTATGCCCAACTTCAACTGGAATATAATCCGTTACAGCCATACCGCCTTCGGTTGTTTCTAAGCCCGATGCGTTTAATGTCTTACCTATTGTTATTTGAACATTGGAAAGATACTCATACCCACGATACACTTCGCATCCCGTCCATCCGCTTATCGGTCTAACATTCGTAGGACTTGGATCGCCGCTGCCTTCCTGCACAGGCAAAAATTCAAACTTCGCGCTCTTTAATGGCGCCAGCAAGTCCGTATTAAATGAGGCAATTGCACCCGAAGCACTTGCGATATGAGGCTGATTCGCCATGATGAAGGCTTTCCTCTGCAATAAAGTTTGCGTTTCATGCAAATCGTATTCAACTTCTACATAGTCCGCGTTAGACCATACGTTATTTTGACCGAGGAAGGTTTGGAGTTGAGTGGGGGCGAGGGAGTAATAAGTAGGCGTAGCAAGTTCATAAGAAATATAAGAATCTCCTACTCCAGTTAAAAATGCTTCAAGGTTGCCCTCAAAATCATCATCACGAATGTAAATATGCCTATTAATGTAAGTTGCAATTTGCTTGTTGCCATAGCCTTGTGATGTAGAAGTCTTATATTTTTCTGAAATAGCGCAGTTCGTCCAACCACTATTATTTTTCATATAATTTTCAGTTAATTGAATTTGAAATCTTAAATTACTAGAACGATAGTTCCATTCACCTGGCAAATCTTTAATTTTACAATGAGCATATGTTGACACCACTTCCCCCGTAATCAAATCCACCCATCCACCATAAACGGTGTTGTTGGGGTTGTAGGGCTCATATGTTGTTGCAGTGTTACCTAGTTCTACTTGAACAGATGCCAAAATTGTTTCCAATGAATCCGTATCATAATTTGAAGCATATAGCCACACAATTAACCATTTAGTGTCACTGTTCGTGATTTTTGTCATACCAGTATAAGTATGATTTGCAACTAAACCACTTATAGTTGAACCTACGAATGGCGTAGTTTCACTACACAATGCTATAGCAAATCGCGCAGATTGCATTTTTGAGACGGTATAAGTAGTATTCGGCAACACTTGGACACAAATACATTTACTATAAGGTGAAGAATCAATGGTAGTTGAATTTGGATAGCCATTCAAAATTACAGCATTATCTTTATCAAACTTATTCTTCCCCAAAATCGGGAAAGTGATGGGATAAGTGCTCCGCTGATAAGGTTCGTAATCGGTTACGGCAGAACCCAGTTCAAATTGAATGTTCGAAACAGTATATGTTCCAGATACACCATTCATACGAACTCTCGCGCCAATTAACTTTCCAACATCACCAGAAGCAATTGTATATGGATTTGCCTTATTAGAAGTTCGATTGCTACCATCTAAATCGCTAAGAAAAATACCATAATCACCATCGCCAGTAGCATTTGCATTAAGTGTAAACGATATGCCAACCATCTGTGATGTAATAGGCATAACAGCAAAACAAACCATCAAGCTTTTCGCATTTTGATTGTATAAAGTTACGATATTTCCACTTATTTGATAGTATGAACCATCAGTCATTTTAGAAAAATTCTGATAAATGATATTATCATTAGAAATGTTAACTAAATTCTTCCCGCTTCTATATACTTCAACACCTGTCCATCCACTAATAGCCCTAACATTCAAAGGCGATGGATCGCCACTACCTTCCTGCTTCGGGCTAAAGTGAACCTTCAAACTCCTAATAGTTGCTTCGGTCGGGCAGTGGAATGATGCCACAGGCCCGCTATATTTTACAGTGCCCATGACATCACCGCCCCATAACCATCAGTTATGCAGATTTCATAAACTGTGTCAGCTTCCAAATCGGTTGCATCAAACCATGCGGGCCATACAACACCAGTTGCGGTTAGGACTGTAGGAGTTGTGCCAGACGTGAATCGCACGATGCAGATACCGCTTGCTGGAGGAGTAATAGTTAAAGTGCTTACTTCGCCGCAGGTATAGCGTGTATTTTCTACTGCTGCGATAGAGGGGGTGGTACCGGTTACGGATACGGTAGAGGTTGAGCCATCTACTATGCCGAGCATGCTCTTTATCGAGGCTTTAGCATTGTCGGTATAAGTGCCTACAGCGTTTGAAGAAGAAGATTGTGTGGTATCACCGGCGGCCTTGGCTAGGCCGTAGAAAGCAGCTTCATGTTGATTAGATGGAGTTATAGGTCTATAAGTATTCGAACCAGATTTATTCATAGATGAGGAAGATGTCACAACATACATCAATCCATCATTATTAAAACGACCTATACCATATGTACTTATGATTCTAACTGTACCACTAACATTTGTATCTGCTATTGGTACATTCGCCACTCCATTACTAACAACACTAACCCCATTAACCTGTACATCATGCGGCACTGCCCCGGCAACGCTTACTTCCTCACAATTCGTCCCCACATTCACCGCATCCGCGACCGCAATAGCAGTTTTCGCGCGATAGAGTTTGCCATTCATAGTAAATAATTCACCTATTGCGTGAGCAGAAGTAAAGGGGTCAGTTTCGTTTGGAGCAATTATGGTATCGGTGCCGAGCATGTGCTGGATTGCGGCCTTAGATGCATCAGGATAGGCGCCGAAAGTAACGGACTCGTTGGCGAGGTCAACACCTGCAAGTTTTGACAATCCGTAATAAACGGATTCATGTTGATGATATGGTGAAATAGCACGATTATCTCCATTAGCTCGCTTTATATCAGATGACGGGGCAGTATATAGTTGTATTCCACCATCACTACGCATAGATAAACCATATGAACTATTAACTTTAATAACTCCTAAATCTGTTAAACTTGCTTTAGGGATATTTGCGACTCCACTATTTGTAATGCTCGCGCCATTAACCCTCACATCCGTCACTGGTTCCGCTTGCGGCGTAACATATATGTCATTTTCATCGTATGTAACGGTGACACCATCAACGGTTATGGTGCCGTTCGCGATAAGTTCGGCGTATTGCGCCTGAGATAAGTAAACTATTTGTTTTGAATTAGGCATTAGGTGTCACCTCCTTTAAATGCAATAATAATAAAATAATACTTCTTTTCAGTAGATAACAAATTACCGGCTGTATAAAATCGCACTTTTTCATTATCCTTTTCACAATAAATATTAACAATATTCGCAGTATAATCCCAATTATTTGACGCATTTAAATAATTTAATACTGCTCGTTGTTTACCAGAGCTATCTACACCATTAGTGCCAAATATCATTACTGGATTAGCTTGCCCAGTAATAGATTTATCAAAAGTATCTGGAACTACCATAAAAATATCTGGCGTAATTCCAAGAGAATGATATGCTGTTTGCCAACCAGAACTAGAAGTTGGTGTATATTCAACAATATCCCATTTAATAGGAATATTTTTGGAGATGAAACTATTTAATCCCACCGCCTTATCTCCCAAATACATCATATCAACCTCACCACCTTTAATCCATCTTGCACGCCAAGCATAGACTTAATGGCGGCCTTGGCTTCTTCGGTGTAAGTTCCGACGGCATTCGCGCTTGAGGCCATATCAACACCTGCGGCCTTGGTTAGGCCATAGAAAACAGATTCGTGCTGTTTATTCGGAGAAATTGGTGCATAATCTGATGAACCACTTTTAATATTCGCACTTGACGCACCAGATACATAAATCCTTCCAGAGGAGTTAATACCAATCCCATAGCCTTGCACTATAACTGCACCAAGCGAAGCCCCTGCCACTGGTATCTTTGCAACTCCATTTGCATCTACAACACTTACATTGTTTACCTGTACATCCTGAACCGGTATTTCAATCGTAGCACTTCCAAACATTTCCCACGCAGTTCCAGTCCATATCCACTCAACAAACAAATCAGGAGAAGATCCGTCTTCAGCCGGCACAAGATAAAATGTCTTAGTACTCGGATTCTGAACAGTAGGAATCCTTGTAGTTTCATCATATTCGGAACTCGTACAAATGTGGAACTCAACCGATTCACCATTCGTTACATTAAACGTTGTAGTAGATCCATCATCAAACGTGATCGTGTAAGTATCTACGAGTCCGCTTGTACCTGTCTTCTCAATAGACGTAATACCTACGCCCTTTTCGCCGCGAATAGGTCCGACAGTTGTATAACTTCCATCCGAAAACGTCAGCGTCAATGTATAATTATTGTTGAGCACAGCGGACACAATACCGTTTCCTGTTTCGCCGTTATAAACATCGGTAAAAGTAGTGCCGTCTTTATCAGTAATCGAAATCCGTGCGCCGTAATCTTTCTTTAGAACGGCTGCAGAAGGACTATATCCATCTTCGCCGTCATAAACAGTTGCAAATGTTGTGCCGTTTACATCGGTTATCGTAATCTTTGCACCGTCAACGTTCTGCACTACATTAGCGATAGGCGTAAAGCCGTCATTGCCATCCGTAATAGTAGCAGTTGTAGTTCCGTCAATATCAGTCAGCGAAATCGTAGCGGCCTTTCCGTTCTTCGTCACAGTAGCTGTAGGACAATAACCTCGATCGCCTTTATCGCCCTGATCACCTTTTACACCTTGCGGAATACCGAAGGAAAGAGTGACCTCTCCTGTTTCGGGATCAACATTTTTTGTTACGGTTGCAGGAGACGATGGGGGAAGTGTACCTGCCTCAACACCCATATTCTGAATAGCTTCAGAGGCATCTTGCGCAGCCGAAGCCGCGGCTTCAACATCGTCTTTTATCTCTATGAATTCTTCTTTCCAGTCTTCCCAAGGCTCAGGAACCTCGCCGCTTCCATCAAGAGCTTCTGCAACTTGCGTAGTGTATATCGCGCTCTTAACGATAACATTATCTTCGATAGCGACAAGTTCACAGCGGCCTTTGCCGACTGCGGAAAGATCAGAACTCTTGACGGTCCAAACGGCTGAACCATCGCTCGTTGTAAGCGCGCCCACAGGATACGATTCTGTATCACCGGGGCGCAAGTTATATAATCCTATTGCGGCTGACGGGTATTCCTCCAGCCAGCCGCTGATATCAAAAAGTATTTGAGTGCATTCGTTTTCCCCAAGCCGTCCTAACGGGATAACTTGAGTTGGAATGGCTCGTATAACCCTCATGATACATCCCTCATTTCGAGTTTATGTTACTTGGTTTATTCCTTATTTATAAAAGCAATAAAATCCTTTTCGGGCGTCAAGTACTTCGTCATACGTTCCTTTTGCACGAGCGGCTTTCGCGCTCGCGGGATCGTTGATATAAAAGTATTTGCCGTCGTATTTCCAGATGCAGCAGTAGTGCCCGCCTGTCGTCCATTTCTGATACGAACTCTTACCCTTCGTTCCTTTGCCGAAACATACGACAACGTAACCGCCAGCATTCAGGCAGGCGATTGCGGACTGGATCGAAGAGGTTGTGATATACTTGGACGCGCCGTACTGTGCGGCGATCTTTTTAAAGAACGTGCTGCTCGTACCGCTGTCATAAGTGCGGGTTCCCCACTGCATAGACAGCTGAGCAAGATCCCAAGGCGTAATGTTGACGTCCCACCACTGTGCTACGATATCCGCCATCGAAGTAGGACCACAAGCGGAAGATTTCATCGTCTGCGATTTATCGCCGTGGTTCGAATACATCTTGCTTGCCCACCTTGAATCATACTGCTTGAAGTTCGGAGGCTGAACAGCGTTGTCTGCGCCGGAAGAAACAATAGCTTCATCCTTCTTTCCGGTCAGCAGCATACGCCATGTCTTTTTACCGCAGATACCGTCAAGTACAAGATCGTTCGCTGCCTGATAAGCAGATATTGCGGCTTTCGTTTTAGGACCGCAAATGCCGTCAGCTTCGCAATCAAGCAGTTCCTGCAGCGCGCACGTAGCCGCGCTCTTGCGGTTCTTAGAAGTTGAAACGGTAGGGGCTTTATCGGCGAGTGTCTCCCAACTCTTTTCTCCAATTACACCATCTTGTTCGAGATTATTGACGCGCTGCCAGTTTTTAATATACTCACTAAACGTCTCGTCAAAATCTTCAGACGCTTGCTTGATATCAGAAAAGCCGCTCAAATACTTGGCGGCTTTTACAAATTTACCTTTATCTCCAAGTTTAATAGTATCAGGCATTGTCTTCACTCTCCGTTTCATCATCATCAGGAACTTCAGTTTTAATAAGTTCACCGTTGATCAGTACATATACTTCATCATTTTCGAAGTCTTTCATCTCTTCATTCTCTGCGTTTCGTTTAAAGAAAATACTCATAAGATTACTCCTTTATAATTTGTCAAGTAGCCGGAGCGACAGAATTGTCGACCTCCGCTATCATGATCGGCTCTGTGATACACATGTCTTTCGTAAGTCCAGTTGCGTGGATCTTTACACCGAGTTCGTACGTTCCTGTTGTAGTATTCGTACCGAATCTGAAAACGAGCGAATCATTGATCGGTTCTACCCAGGTAGGCTCTGCATCCGCGTAATTGTTGCACGCCTTGATTTCAAGAAAATCGTGAACGTACTCATGTTCAAAAAACAGTCTGGCTTTAACAGGGGGAGCGGAGTATGTGCCAAGGCTGCAGCTATATTCGATGTCCCACGTTGTTCGGCGTCCATTGGGAAGAAGGAAGATAGCTTCAGCGCCTTCGTCGCTAACGATCGTCGCTGGCGCAACAGATAACGCTGGGCGAATGTGGCTGACTGCGGACGACGCACTGCCGTTGCCCGCGCTACCGTTCATGCCGATGTTGCGGAAATTAGTAGGTGAGTAACCTGACCGCATCCAAACGTAGACAGCAGAATCGTTCTCGTTGTAACCGATGCGAGCATCGTCGCCCGAAGTTTGCTGCGTATACGTCTTGAGTGCTGCGAGATAACTCTGTCCTTCGTCGCCTGCAGACGTGGCGGCCAAGCCTTCTTCGGTGTACGACAAAAGAAAGCACCGCCGCTGGATCGTAACTATCTGTGCCGTCTGTTCTTGATTTAAAGTAAAGTCCGTGTACTTGATACTCGTGTTTACGAGCGCGTTGATCGTAGCCGCGTCAAAACGGGAAAGGAATCCGTCTGTTTCATTTTCAAGCCAGACGTCCGCTTCGCAGCCGCTGTATGAAGCTACGTTCGAGGAATGCATTCTCTTTTGTGTTGCGGCCTTTTCCCTGAGCAGCCTTGCGTTGCCGCTTTCATCAAGGCCGAGATAGATATATGGCGTATGCACGACCGCGCCGTCGATAGTTTCATCAACATAGACGCATGTGCCAGCCGCAAGTTGTGAGATAGTTCGTGACAATTGCGTCACTCCTTTCGTGTCACTATGTGTATAAACATGTCTTATCTATTATATGTTTTATATAAAATCGAAAACACGAAATTTATATCAGACACCGTAGATTTCTCTTGTTAATGTATTAAGTGCACCATATGTAATCTCAGGAGGTCTGTTTAGAAAATCGCCTACAAAGATTCCTAAGTCTTCCAATTTCAAACCTCCATCACCGCTGCCGCAACCGCCAGCGTTTCCGATTGCTTTCATCGCAATCATGATTGCCTCTTGCATATTCATTATTATTCACCCCAGATTTCATACCATTCACCATCTGCGGCTTTTTCATACATGTTTGCATAACCTGCGGTGTGAGCCATCGATCCCATTGCTATAGGTCCATATTCCGTAGGTTCAGTAGATATATCGCTTGTAAAATCGATAAGAAATTCTTTATGTGCGAAGCCGAACTCTTCGTTCTCTCCGCCGCTCCTGAGCAAGTGCCAGGCCATATCGATCAACTCCTTTATTATAAATTATTTTAATTATATAATGTTTATTATTAATCACTTGGGTTTTCTTCATCATTTTCTTCGCTCGGTTCTGTGTTTTCTACATTTTCTACGTTTTCTTCAACCTCGTCCTCATCTTCGTTAGTTCCAACAATCTCATAATACTGCTCCATAGTTAAATAATTCTTCGCAACAAAAGCCATAACGTTTACTTGTGTATACAGTCCAACGTCATAATAATGTTTTACTCGTTCAAACATATCAGTTTCCTCCAATCACAGTGTCGGTCATCATTGCCGTATACAATGTTTGCGCTCCGATTTTATCGAGTTCCGACATAACATAACGCATAGGGACGTACATTTCAACACCGAAATAAGTATCGATATCACTTTGCGCAATATTTACAGCATAGCTTGATGCACGACCAAAAACAATTCTTATATATGCGCATTCGTCAGATACACGCATTATCCTTGAAGTTGTATAATCCATGCGCGTTCGTCCAATCCAACTGTCATCACTGCGAAATTCATGCACAAACATACTTAAATATTTGTCGTTAGAATCCTGATCCGCGCCTGTACGAACAATTATAGGAGAGGGCGGCAATGCGTTAGACAATGCCGTAAATGTACTGGCAGTTTCTTCTCCATTACTTAGGTTTTTATTTAGCTGCCATGTTATATTGTATGGATCAGATAAACCAATATATTTAACATCAGTTCCAACAACCTTCGCATCAGCCGCCTTGCCTGACATTGTAAGAGCACTATCTGTAAAGGCTAAAAGCGTTATGTGACTAGCATCCGCAATCGTCAAATCAGCGTCATTATTTTCTTTCATGGCAACGCGATAGTTATAATTACCAGCGTTACTACCTAACTCGTCAATAGTTAAAACTACCGTGCGCCACATAGCGGCTTTGTATGACTTGCCCCATGTGCTCCCGTCGAATGCGCCATCATAAGTGCCATCTTTGGTATAACGCATGATCATGTAACTGTATCCTTCGGCAATGTGCACAATCGATGGGCAATTTGTTACAAGGTCACTACTGACCCTGTTTGTTGCGGTAGTGTTTGCACCTGTTGATACATTGATACCATTTAACGCCCAAGTGATATTCGCAGTATTAATGGTAGCAATGTTGTTATCCAACATCCCGATAGCGTCACCAGTAGCCTTCGCATCCGCAGCTTTATCCGACATTGTAAGCGTTTTGTCCGTATAATCAGTATGCGTGAAAACAATGGTGTCATCCGTTACATCGGTCGGCGATATTGCTTCGTTTGATGCTTTTGAAATATCGATGCAATAATACTTGTCAGCTAATAGCGTTACTTCATTTGTGCTTAAATCCAAGAATTGCGTAAATGAAGATGCCGATTTGGTGTTGTATTCACCTATGTTCATTAAAGCCCAACCATTTTTAACTGATATCTTCCACGTTCTGCCATCGCCTTTTTGAACTATTTGCGTCCCATCATATCCAGCAATAAGATGCCTGGTCGCACTTCCTATAGTTCCAGCCTGGTCACCAGCACCGCCCAGACGAATCCAACCGTTTCGCCATTCGCCTAATTCAAAGTTGGATTTTATCCCCAGTGTGTCTATATCGTCTCTCAGATCAGAAAGATCTATGCCAACAGTAACTTCAACCACATGTTCGGCATTCCAGACACCTGCTTCGTGATCAACTGTAAATCGATATAAAACATTATCGTACCGAACGTAATCATTTACCTTATAAGATACAGACGTACTAAACTCAGACGCAAGCATTGTTTCTATCTCGTCTTTTGCTTTCGCCAAATCATGAGTAACAGTACGCAAAGAATCTAAGTTGATTATTCTGTCTGTTTCAATCGCCAAATAAGGTGGGTATAAATCAGATGTCATCATCGCATTGTAAACAAGCAACGATTCACCATCTTCAACTGTTAATACACCATTTAAAAGATTGCTAGAACCACTTTCCCGTCTCGTTATCGTGCCGTTCGCACGTGCAAAAGCCCAAAGCTTACCGTTAGAACCTCCAACGCCGGTTATGTGTATTTTATCACTTGGCATAACGTGAAGAATGCAAGTGCAATAGATTGCATTGCCAACACGAAGACCAATTGTGTCGCCTGAAGTAATGTAATAATAACCTTGTTCAAATAAACTATCGCATCTGTACAAATTAATTTCGTTCATTACTTGTGGTGTTGATGTCAAAGTTTTCATACCAAAATAACCTATGTCTTCAGCGCTAATAGTTACTTCAGTACTTGATTCTCTTCCGAACACAATACGCACATAACTAACATCTTTTTCTGGACGCAGAGTTTTGTCTTCAAGTGCTATAAGTTCTTTAGAACGCAACCATGTTTTATTACTGTTGTACTGGTGTATATATACTTTCAGTGGAACATTGTTAGCATCTACTGTAGCACCGGTATATATGTAATATGGAGCGCTTGGCAGAAAATCGGACAGCATCGCATAATTCGAAGCTGCGACTATGTGGCTTGGATTGATATATTTGTTAATTTGCCACGATACACCATGTAGATCAGATAAACCGATAAACTTTGAATCTATAGCATTTTCATATACTTCCTTCATAGGAAGTGTTTTAAATTGAACAGTCGCATCTTTTGTTGCAACTACTCTAAAATAATTAGCGTCATACTCTGGAATGATAACCAAACCAGAAACAGCCGCGCCAGCATACAAACTCTCTACTGTGCTTCCGGAGCTAGTCAATCGCGTAGTAATCGTAACCGATCCAGTTGTTTCAGCTATCAATAAATAAGGTTTATTCTTTATAATACGAAACGGCTCAGTAATGATTGCATTGCCGGATTCCGGCTTTGTCATCGTTTCACTAAACTCTTGGTACACAACATCTTTAACGAGATCGCCAACAGTCTTTGCGTCTGCTGCCGCACCAGAAACTGTTAAGGTGTTATCGACAGCAACAGCCGAGGCTCCGATGTTCGTTCGTGCTTGAAGTTTTTGTGCATCTGAAAGAGTTTGAGATCCGTTAAACCTCACGGCATTGCTATCTTGTATATCATATGTTGTAGAACTTACTTGTATTTTATCTACTATAGGCATATATTAGCCTCCTTTATTCTAAAAAGCATGCGGAAATACTAATAGGTTCACTTGTTCCTATTGGACTGCCGGTTCTATTCCACAGCTTCATCGTTCCATCGCTGTCGATTTGTATTGAACTGTAATTCGCTTTGCTTCCGCTGTTTATCAACATTGTTCCAGAAGGTCTATATCCAACGGGTAATTGCAACAATGATACAGTTGCACTACTGCTTGATGACATTGAGGTTTTTAATGTTACAGCTCCTCGAATACATACAAGGCCATTCTTTTTTCTCACTGAACAAGTAACAAAATTCGTATCTTGCTTACATGTATTAGCATCTAAAGTCAAGTTTACCCATCCACTATCTGTTCCTCCGTTGATAGGTTGACCATTACTGTCTGTAATAGTTCCATTAAATGAAACATTTCCGCCGAATGTTGCGCCTTGAAAACTCGCGGCTCCAGTAGCAGTAATAGCCCCAGTAACAGTGACAGCATCGTTTATTGTTACATCATCAGAAAAAGTCACAGGCTGATAAAAAGTTGATGCATAATTACTTTCAAATTTAGGTGAAAGATTAGTTCCTGTAGATCGCATTCCAATTGCAACGCCGTGTTTTTCTATATTAAACAAGGCACTTGTTTTAGACACGGTTGTTGTATATTGAGTTGATGAAATTCTGTCTTGCAGAGTTACTGTAATTACCCAATCGTTTGAAGCATCAAGTGAAGTAGTAAACAAAGTTTTGCTTTTACTATAATTCAAAACAGTTCCTGCGCTTCCGGAAGCCATGTTTACATTTCCACTTACAGTTTCATTGCCATTCACATAATTGGCTTTAATTGTCCAGGCGTTAGATGAAACAGATGAAGATATCTCTCCACCCATATTTACCCATATAGTATTGCTCGTCTCGTCAATTTCAGAATTTTTATATCTTTGAAAACTCAATAGATTTAAATACGGTTTTCTGTACGCCACAACAGTCAAAGTGCCGCTGTTACTGCCAGTTACGCCATGATTATCTGTTGCATATAATATCCACGAAACATTTCCAGACGCATCGACAGTACCAATATCAACTATATCACTTGTCATTTCATATTCTATGCCACCAACAACAAGCCTTCGTGCAGTAACTGCGGTTAAACTATCTGCTGTTGTATCACACGTTATTGTTGCAGCACATCTTAAAGTACTTGCATTCTGTATATAACTACCTATTGAAGATGTTGTTGTATTCGTATCGCTCCATGCAACGCTAATCGTCGGCGCATTTCTCAAGTTTATCAGTTTTAGCACAGTTGGATTTCCGCAGTCATTCCATCCGGTTGTTTCTGTTCCGTTTGACGTTGTCAATACGACACAAATCTTAGCAGATTCTACTCTGTTTGTAAGCGTACAATCATTAATGTTGACATTTAAATCGAATGACGACGCAACGCCGGCACGACAACTCACTGTAAAATTGTTTGATGTGTAACCAGATGAAGTATGATTTGCATCTGCGAATCTTACGGAAATCGAAGTTATCGCATTGACTGGCAATATCGTCAAAGATATAGGCAGCGTTTCTCCTTTTGCAACATTTGTTATGTTGGTACTATATGATATAGAAGAACTCTGATCCGTACTTAAAGTACCACTAATTGCACCTGCGCCCGTATAATTAACAGATATCACAATGTTTTCCCATTCACAGCTTGCGCCATTCGAACCCTCAGATCCATATCCGCCGGCCGCTTTAAACGTAAATCGTAAATCAATACTTCCGCCAGTCTTCAAGCGTTCAAGCATCGCAGCATCGCTGTACAGAGATGAATCATTTGCGAATTTTATCGATCGTGTTCCACTTGCAGAATCCAAACTGTATGATAAAGTAACGGAATTAAACGACGCATTAGCCATTGAGGCTGGAATAGATACGGTAATTGTCTGACTGTCTGTAGACGGAGTAGTATAACGAATTTCACCGTAACCGCTTTGATATCCATTCCACGTTGAATATGTTTCCGCGCGGTTTGAACTTAATGTTAAATTACCTTGTGCCATATTACACCTCTGTCCATGCCCATCCGCCTGTAGCGGTTGGTTTAACTACAATGTCTCCGAGTTTCATGCCCTGAGTTACAAGTCCTTGTGCAGTAAAAGAACCGACATGCCCAACAACACCGGCTTTATCTATATGATATCCCTCATTATCTATTAATGTTGAATACTCACTTCCGGCTTTTCCCTGACGCAGACCTTCTTCACTAAAATCAAGCCACCTCTTAACATTGCCAATTACAGGTGCGATATTTGATTCAATATCTGACGCTATCTCATTCGTTGCCTGCCTGACTTCATTTACTTCTGTTTGCGCGGCTTGGGCTTTTTCACTTGCTGTTTCAGCCGTTGTCTGTGCATTGTCAATCTGGCTGTCTTTAACGTATATCCATGTCGGTGAGATTAATTCAGACAATACGGAATTTGAGACATTGAAAGCAGTTCCAGTATTTAAAGTTGAACCCAATACAGACACACTATAATCGCTAACTACTGCATTAGATATTTTTAAAGTATCGTGTTCAACAGCTATATCTCTGTCACCGATTGATGCTTGATACGTATATCCTGTACTAGGCTGAACCCATAAATCATTTTGTTTCACGTTTGATACAGGTGAAGACTCCTGACGAAAAACATTATTCGTCATTTGAAAATTATTTGAAATGTCTCCGACTGTAATCGTGAATCCATCGTTTAAAGATAGATCAAGATGATTGCCGATAAATGTAAGAGCTTCATCGGTTAACGCCATCTCCGCACGGTTGTCACCTTCAACAACCCAACTAATCTTATCTGCGCTTTGAGAAATTTGCGTCTGCAAATTATTCTTAGTATCTTCTACGGTTTGAGTAATTTCGTCAACTGCAACAGATAACTTGCTTGTATTATGTGTACCGTCGGTCCATATTTCATCAGAGATAAGCGTGATATTTTCAGATGTTTGCTGTATTTGTGTTTCGATTTCCTGGATCGTTCGCGAAGATTCTATCTGCTCCTCTACGTCATTTATGACAACCCATTGTCCGTTGTCATAAATCTTTTCAATAGGAGGCTCGACAGAAGTGTCGAGCCACAACATGTCTTGCACCGGATTCGCCGGCGCAACAGGAGATATTTCAAATTCGCGACTGTCAACAATCGTTATTTGTGCGCTGGCGATGATCATACATTATTGCACCTCACAAACAAACACAGTTTTGTTGGTTACGTCATCTCCGTCTACATAAATAACCTTACCAGTAGCAAATGAACCGCCATTGTCTTCAGAGTACGGGTTGCCATTCATATCGCGCCTATACCACGTGTAAGTTTTAGTATGACCATATGTCTGGTCAGTTGTTACATCAACCCACGAAGATCCATTGTACCGCATTAATTTTGTTCCAGCTTTTCTATCTTGTGCGGTTGGAGTTTGCTTTTGATAGTAATAATCGCCTTCTGCGGGAGACGTCGGTGCAGTATTGGAATACGTTGTACTCTTTAAAGCATCTACAGGCTGCGCATTCTGCCATAAGTGACAAATCAAATATGTACTACCTACTGTATTTTTAAACACATCTCCAGCAGTGGAATCAATTGTTGCCTGATAATTATCAGTTTTATCTTCAAGCGTTATGACATCAGAATAAGTCTTATTCTTGTAAGTCATTGCACATTTAAAAGATGCAAGAGCATTTACATCGGAACCATTAACAGTATACGTATAAAGGTTAGCCCCTGTTATAGTATTCCAAGTTCCTGACTCATACCGATACCATTGATAAGTTGCGCCGCTCGAAATTGGCGTCGAACCATCGTATGCCTGAGTCGAGAGCAAAAGTGTTCCCTGTTGATTCTGAAACACTTCGCCGTTGGGGGCATAAACAGAAAACACAATAGCGTTTTGTCCGTTTTCACCGGTTGCGCCTGTATTTACTTTGGTCCAATTAATCTTCAAAATTGTACTGACAGGAGACGTAATCGGAACAGAAAGCGTACCATGCTGGTTGCCTTCACCACCAAGAGTAGCATTCGCAGCAATCGTAATCGTAATCGGAATTTCGTTATTCGACGCGCTTCCTTTGGAAATCGTCATGCCAGTTATGTCTCCTGATATAGTGCCAACTGTTGGAGTAACTTTGGTTGTACCGGAATATGCAACAACGTTGCATGTAGCCGTTGTTGCTGCGATTTTACCGTCTTTGTCAGCTGAGAATCCAATATTTTCATTTGTAAGAAACACAATGGATGCAGGATCGCCTCGTGTACCATCGGTTATTTTATACAGACTTGTAACATCGTATACATTTTCGTCACTCGTAACAGCTTTAATTGAAGCGCGATCGTTGAACCATACTGCAGCGTGATCTCCGCCTGGTTTTACAACAAGAGTTTCGCCGGATATGCTTCCGTTATCCGGAGTGGTTGGATAATCCATCCATGTAGATGTGTTTTCGTTGAAATATCGCCATTTCGACATTGTAACACCCTGAAGATGTGCAGTAAGTGTAATAGACGACGGCGTTACTTGCGCTTGCTGGTCATACTTAAACACCTGTTCTCCGCTTATCCAACATGTTTTAGCGCTTGAGCCAGTCTTAACAAGCGCAAACGAAATTTCTGCAGTAGCAGTAATCGGCAAACTGGTATCCGGGTCAACATATGTTACGGTCACTAGATAAGTCAATAGCCCGGAAGAAATAGATGAAAGTTTGTTCTGAGATACTGTAAGTACGTTATTAGTAACGGTTTCTCCTGTAACCAGAGCTGATGCACTTCCAGAACCCTCTTTCCTTGTCCATGCAGTAGACAAATGCGTGTCGTCTAACTGAACAGGCGTGTTGTTTGCATATATAACCGGTGTTACAGATAGATGCGTATTTACACCGCTCCAATCTGGTGTATAAACATCTGTACCGCTATTTGAATCTTTAATTTGAAATCTCGGATGATTTGATCCAAGATGGACAGACAACATTTTACCGTCTGAAAGGTCAATAATTGTTTTAGCACCAGTTGCTATAATCGTATTTGCGTTAGCCATATTTACCCTTCTTTATATTTTTATTTTGATAATTCACATGTGTACGTCGCACTGTACAACACGTCCATGGTAGTCAAAGTGAATGTTTTAATTCCTGCGTGATTTTCGTTCCATATTCTGTCAGCCGTTGAATCACTGCTGACACGTTTCCACGCGAACTTTGATGCAGGAATTGAATCTGTAACGTTTTCACTGCCATGCCATACACGCGCAAAAAGAGTAGTTGTTTGTATATCGGAAGAAAGAATGTCTGACGTAGAAATAATTTCCATTCTATATCCGACTAAATCTTCTACCTTATTTTCTATTTCGTTTTTTATCGAAGAAACTTTAAGATTTATTCCTTTATTGCTCGAGAGATCAAGTGTTTCACCAAAAGATGAACTGATTTTATCAGTTGTGATAGAACCAGCCTGCAATCTTTCAGCGCTCATCGTGCCAGTTACTATCTCATCAGCAGTAGCGCCGTTTCCATTCATGAAGCTGCGCCATATCCACTCTCCGTATTTATTGCGCGCATTAGCAAGAGCCATTCCGTTGCCAGTGAGCATCATAGCACCCGAGCCATCGGCTGCTTCAAACACCATGTTGCCGTTTTTGTCAGTATACCACGTAGAAGAACCACCGGTTATCTTCAACCTGTTTGCATCGATAGTGCCTTCGAGTTTCTCCGCCGTCCACTTACCTGTTGATGTTATATTCGCGGCCCTGTCATAAATCGTGTCCTTTGCTTTTACCTGACTTGATACATTAGCAATATTAGTAAGAATATCAGTAAAAGAATGTTGTGCTGCCGTGTTAAGATTCGTATTAATCGTTATCGTTGTCTTACGCGAGTCATCATAACACTTACTTGTAGTATCAACATACGCCCAGCAATTAACACCAATATCCGGATCGATTAAATGCACGGCACTGTTTGTATCAAAGTCCGGCCAGCGAAGAAGATCTGAACCATATGCATCAAGATCTACACAATACTGATCAACGAAATTAATATTGTAAGTTACTTCTGGCTTTGCTACTTCCTTCAGTGTGTCAAGCGCATCTGAATAAAGCTTATCTTCATCACCGTCTACATACTTAGAATCTTGCCACTTACTCTCGCGATATAATTCGCCGAGAGCATCTTTAAGATTCAATTCCTGCTGCTTATATTCTTCCTGGGCAGTTTGTAATGCGGGTATATCTACAAGATATGTTTTATCTCCATACTCTTTAAGATTTGCAATTTGAGCATTGATACCTTTTAACTCTCCGGTTCCAACAGGCGAGCCAAGCAGATAATACGTTTCTTCGCCTGATATAATCGAACGATTCCAAGCAATAAACTGCGCCGTCATATCTTCAAAATTATTCGAAGAAGCAATACGAATGTAACGCGCATTGTTTGGAATTACAATATTCGACGATGATTGAAACACTTCGCTTTTTATATAATTATGCTTTAGCGTATAGTAATAGATTGTATACGTGCCGCTATAATTCGAAAAAGCATAAGTAAGATTCGAATACAAAGGAATAAAATTACATCTGTAACAAATTCCTTCTATGTCTCCTCCTGTAGCTGTACTAATCGCACCTTCTTCAACAGTCATCGTATCGAGAATATTCTCTTTATGGTAAAAAACATTATCGAATCTAGCGTTTTTAACTTCTACTGTGTTTTCGGAGAGATTAGGATCGTGAGGATACACAGTCATAAATCCAGTTGTGGTATCGTATTCAAGTTTATCACTTTCACATCCTGCCGTAAATAACCAATATCCAAGATAATCTGTAGGCATGTACCAATTACCGGCAGCGATTGTTTCATTTGGTTCATAAGTATATGTCTGATACTCTCCAATATAAAGCTTGTCTCTGGTAAGACATCCGCCATACACAACTCCAAACTTAGAAGCTACTTTTTCGTCATCGTCGCTATCGAGGTGTATCCATCTATCATTAGTTCTGCGATATAGTTTTGCCGTTCGCCAATTATAGAAATACGATCCAGAGGACGCAGTATTCGGTTCATTATTGCTAACATAAACAACATGCCAATCCCTGTCACCATCGGCCCAATAACAAAAATGAAGCGTGCCAGGCGAAGAGGTATCATTGTATTCATACCACCACGCATATTCACGATTAAAGTTAGCCCATTCAGGCTTGTAAATATCGAGCTTCGTAGATGGAACTGTAACAGATTCATCGATAACAGGCTGACTCTTAGAAAAGAATACAGGATGTTGCATAGTAACTTCTTTGAGCGCTGAATCAAGACTGATTACAAGAGCTTCGTAGGCGCTTTCTTTTGCGCCAAGTAAACCATTGACGCCGTTTGTTTCAAACAGATAAAACTCGTCATTATTGCTAAACTTACTGTAATCGCCCCAAAGCGTTATGTTTGTTATGTCTTCTTCGTCGATGCTTCCTACAACTAACGGATCTGTTTCACCATTTACTTTCTTTAAATAGAACTTGTCATATGTTAAAGGGTTTGTATTATGCACGGCATAAACAACAGCAGCTTCGTTATTAATAGGATCGCCGTTATCTTTGAGGCTTCTTGCATTGCGCCATTTAAAATGTCGCTTTGCATCGTAGTCAGTACGATAAAAAATCTTGTCATTATCAAGATTTATTCTTATACTTCCATCATCGTTTTGAACGGATGTATACTTAAGCTTTGCGAAGTTGATCTGACCTATTGCATTTGTCAACGCCAGCCAGTCCGTCGTATAATCAGTAGTTTTTTCATTAACAGTACTAAGATATTCAGGAGACTTTCTTTGAAACCACGAAAGCTTATTGAGCATGCTATCAGCAAACAATCCGCAATCAAGATAATAACTGTAATCCATTATAAACGGAAATACGTTTGTTACCTCATTTCGCTTTGTTGTTATAGTTGCAGGAAGTTCTGTGCCATGAGCGCCTTCATAAACACGATAAGCATGCGTTGCGGCTTCATCGTTCGCCTTTGATTCGTCCCAGATATAACTCATTGAAGCGCGATCCATTAGGGACCATATCAATTTCGTTCCGCTTGCAACACTTTGCGAAGGTGTAAAACTTCTGCTGATTGAAACATTCGCATCGTCTGTTACAGTGAAGTAATACTGCGTTCCGCTTGTCAATGGCGCTGTTAATGTAAATTCAAATTCTGTATGCTTACATTCCTGAATGCTGCAATACTTACTTACGGTATCTCCGTATGCACCATATGCATATAAACAAGTTACAAGGTTGTCTGTCTTTAATGTGCGCGAAACGTTTGATACATTTTTGCCGTAATGAAGTTCGAGTACTTCCCCGTCAGCATATGTAGCAACTTTATCATATATTGCTTCTTTTGCTTCGCTGAACGGATTCATAGGTTTTACGTCTACAACTTTGTGAATTGTTTTAATGCCGTTTTCAACAACTTCAACGTTGCTTCTGTAAATAGGTTTCGCTTCGAAGAGTTCGCAAATCATACTGACGAGCTTAAATGCTCCCGTCTTTGAAGAAGCATTTAATGAGCGAACTTTAATTGTGTTTCCGTCTTTCTCCTTAAACTCAGCTACACTTCCTACTTCCCATCCCGTTCCATCAAGAGCAGTAGCTAATAACTGCGCACAAGTACCTACGTTATTTCCTTCATCATCACTGAATTCGAGGGCCATGTTTTTTGTCTTTAAAAGCTGGCATACGTGTCCTGCAGTTACGGATATGTTTTTACTTTTGCCGCTATGTGTAACTCTCGGTTGAGTAATAATATACCATTCAATTCCGTAATCATCTATAGCCTTTAATTTATAATCGGCTCGCACATATTCTGCACGATAATCATCGCCGGGAAGATTGAAGCTAAACTCACGCCAGCCGTTTCGCTCCGCTTTGCAAATGACATCGGTTGCCTGACCTCGAACTTGTACTTCACTATCATATATAGGACAAACCTCATTGCCTGAGTAATCGTAAATACTAAGTTTCAGTTTTCTGTTGTTTTTCATAGCATACACTCCTTAACTGAACGTATGCGCATACTTGAACGCAAGATAACTCAGGTTCATTGTTGTATCAGGCGTCACAAATATTCTATTCATTTTCGCTACAACGGTTTGCTCTTCAGCTGTATTCGTACAATTCGAATCTACATTTATACTTTTACCATCTTCAGAAATTGAAGTAATCCTTCTAAACTCTCCGTCTGCATAAATGTAGTGATCTATCATATCTTCAGTAAAATCGTTGAGCTCCGTTTCTATAATATTACTCGAAGCAGTTGTTTTAATATCTATATCTCTTACGAGCGGGTAACCGGGTTCGAGTTCTATAAATCCTTGTGAGTGATATATGAATGCATTCTTTCCGTTCTTTGCTTGGTTGTTTGATACCCAATAGCAATTACCTGTTAATCCATCACACTCAACGTATTCAGAAGTACTGCCTTCATGAAGCCCCATGAATTCCATTTCCTGTCCGGTTGTCTCGTTATAGATTGTTACACCGCTTCCAACATCTCCGGCTATATCCACCTTAACGGCAGCTCTTTCTGTTCCGCCATTATATATAAGCAACGGATGCGATAGGGAAGAGGTTGATGTTCCTATCGAACAAACAGGATTAATATCCTCTTCGAACATTGCACTGTTCATTAACATATCATCAGAATACGGATCATCTTTATCGATATATTTAACGTCAGTTCTTCCGAAAGGATAATACGCTTTCATTGTAATTAGTACCAGTCCGTTTTTAGCATTGATAAGTTTTGAGGTATCAACATCTACAACCGTTGCCACATAGTATAACCAAGGACGCACTGTGAACACGAGCTTTCCGCTTCGCCCAATTTTAAACATATGAGATATCCTTGTCATCAAACCATTTAGAACACTTTCGTCTTCATAGTAACAACGAAGCTGGAATACCTTCGGTTGCTTTGTTACACCATAAAAGTATCCTCCGTCGTGCCCTTCAAATGTTTGTTCCTGTATGTTTGTTTCTGCAGAATTATAAATGTATGTATTCGAGTTATCGGGAGCGTATTTCAGTCCGATATCTGTTACATCTTTTCCGCAGAATGAGAAACTGCATTGCATATCACTTCACCTCCTTTTGTTATAGATAAAGCCGCGCCTTTTAATGACGCGGCTTATGATTTATTCTCTTAAATCTTTTTAATAATCTTCTTAAAATCTACCTGATTTAAGAGGATTATTTTTCTTTTCTTTCCCTTATAGTGCGTTAGTGAATGATTACATGTCAAAGTGACAATAAATCACCCACTAACGCCCATTAATTAAAAACTAAAATTACTCGTATGGAATCCTTGCATTGAAAGTTGTTTCACAAAACTGTCACCAACACGTTCAGCAAGCTTGTCAATATCCTGGTCACTGTTAATCTCTGCTTCGTTGATTGTAATGTAAACATCGCCAACCGAATTAGATGCGCCGCCAAACAGTCTGTCATCAATAGAAGGCATGTTCATGCGAACTGACACATACTTTGCAGCATTGAGGAAACCGCGCATCAACGCAGTATCTTCCGCGTCTAAGAAGGCTTCAGGACGTAGGGGAGACCCGTCTACCCATGCAGGACCTGTATAGTCTACGAGGCCACCACTTGCATATTTAGCAAAAGCTCTATCCTCATTAGTTCCGCCACCAATATACGAATTAGCCTTACCTCCTCCAAACAAGGATTCTTTGACTTTTTCCATTATTGTTTTGAGAACATCGCTTGTTACAGTGTCTCCTCCACTTCCGTCACTTCCTCCGCCACCGCCTGATTTCTTTCCATCTCCGCCTAAAGTAAGCCAATCATCGAGATGTAAATATGTTGCACCAGTCTTTAAAGCAGCGATATAATCGTCATACATCGTTTCCCATTCGTATTCCATTTGTTTACGCATGTCTTCTGTAGCATTTATATAGTCATCACTGAGTTTCATATATTTCATAAACGTTTCTTTGTCAATAAGTTTTTCTGCAACAAGATCATGATACATATCCGTTATATTATACATTTCTTTATACATGTCTTTCCAGCCTTCAATCATATTTTCACGCTGTTCTTTAAGACTAAGTTTAAATTCTTCAATGTTTGCAGAAAGCCAATCAGAAATGTCCTTCGAAGAACCTTTAAGTATCTCCTCTACTTCGTCTGCAAAATTATTAGCATCCTCAAGATATGCATTAAGTTGTTCCTCCCCGGTCGCAGAATATTGTTCATATGTTTCAAGCTGATCATCTATAACTTCCTGAGCTGCCTGTGCTTCCTTCTCTGCGGTATCCCAAGCAATTTCTTTCTGAAGATCTGTAATCTTTTGACGAAGTTCAGCAGCATCTTTTGTTCTTGTAGGATCCATACTGATGTATGCAAGCTGACGCTGATACTCAGCGAGCTGTTCATACTTTTCAGCTTCCTGCTCCGCGTCTTTGCGCGCCTGCAGACGTTCTGAAATAAGATTCTTTTCATCTTCGAGAGCCTGACGTTTCCTGTCAATATCACGCTGAATGAGATCCCACTCGTCAGTATAGCGTTTACGAATCGCGTCGAGTATAGTATCTTCCATATTTACCGTGGCAGACAACATACTTCTCCGAATTTCTTCACGCCTTCTCGCTTCTTCTCTTACAGTATCTTCAACGTCAGTGTGCGCTTTATATATCGCTTGCTGATTCTCTTTCATCTTCTTTTCATTGTCTTCAATAGCCTGTGTAGCCTGTTCGATCGCTTCCTCGTAACTGAATATCGCGTCACGCGCCGTGTACCAATCGTCAGATCCTTGCTTCAATGTCTTCATCTGTTCTTTGATCTGCTCGATTGCGTCTTTCATCCTATCGATGTAACGCCCCTGCGCCTCGTTCTCGAGCTCGATCATTGCATTCAGATTTCCGTATTCTCCGCGGTTCTCATACTTCGTCTCCTGCGCCTGGATCATCTTGATCTCGTGGTCGCTGACAGCTATCTTGTTCTTAAGTTCCGTGAGGAACTTCTGGAACTTCGATTTTCCACCGCCTCCACCACCACCGGATTTGGTTCCACCTGTACCGAGCGCGCTTTTTATAATATTATACCATACCTTGTTGCCATCAGATCCCCATTGAGCTTCGATTGCACTACCAGTTCCTACGAGCGCATTAAGAGCGGCTTCACAATCAAGTCCGAGTTGATGTGCAATGTTCGCTAATTCGGATACATCCACAGCGCCGTCGCCTTTCATTGCGACATGCACCATTTGATCGAACTCTATTTTCTGGCTGTCACTTAGTCCTTCTACTTCTGCCTTCACGGATTCCATAAGCGGATCAACAATTTCGTGAGCATACTGTTCATTGAGACTTTCTTTTGCACCTTGCACAAGGTTGTCAATCATGTCAGCGCCATAACCCTTTATAACACTTTGATCTATACCGTATATGCCTGACAAAACATTAAGCTGATCATCCGTTAATTGATTGCCGGCTTTACCCATCGAATCGTTCAATTGCTTATTTTGATAAGACAACGAATGAATTTTCGTAGTCATCGAACCAATCGCTTGTACAGCAGTGCGCGCATTTTTTGTGAAGTCTTTTACAGTTTTATTGACAGTTTCACTTTCTTCTCCGTACTTCTCAACATATTCATAGTTTCTAAATTCTTCGTTTACACCTTTTAAAGCTTCTTCGAAACTTATTGTCGGATCTTTAATAGCTTGCATCAGCGTGCCTACCGAAGAGTATTTGTTCATGAACGAATCAAATACTTCTCTTTGTTCTGGAGCCATGACGTCATAAGTTTCTTGCATCTTATCCGCGGTAAGCTCTCCGCTGAACATACCAGGCATCATTGTATTAAGAAGGCTCATTGCAGTCTGATAATTGGAACCGCCGTAAAGAGAAGAGTTAATCAAACTTACAATTGATTCATTATCCATTCCACCAAGAATAGCGCCTGCAATTTCCGGATTCTGTGACACGAAACGGTTCCAATCTTCTTCAGATCTCGAGCTTGCATTAACAAAATCTCTTACATTTTCAGCACTGCGTAGATTTAAAAGAAATTGTCTGTCTTTATTCTTTTGCTCTGTAGCTTGTGTAAACGATTCTTCAAGTGTACCAGTCTGACTTTCGCGCACATCGGCGATAAGGCTGACAACACTCTCAATATAATCTCTTATTTCGTCAGGAAGCTGACCGACAACTTCTTCTATAGCGCCAACATCTAACCAGTTTTCAAATCCGTCTCCAAGTTCAATGCCTTTGGTGCTGAGCATGCTCTTAACGCCTTGTTTAAGTGTCTCCGTAAGGTCGTTCCAGCTTTCATCAATTGCTACAGATATGTCATTCGTTTGACCGCTTGCGTACTTTTCACGTAGCTGCTTTACAGTATATCCGGTAGCATTGCTGAGAAGCGACATAACTGTATCGTCATAAATTGCTCCGCTTTCATACTGTCCAAAAGCCCATCTTGCATCCGCGATATTTTGTGCGCGACCAATCATTTCTTGTCTCGCGCTTCTTCTGACAGAAGCTCTATCACTCGTCAAATTCGAATACAACTCACGGCCTTCGTTCGCGTATTCATCGAATCTTGTCGCATAATTAATTCTGTTCTCTTCGTAAGCTTTTTGTGCGGCATCGCGAAGACCTTTACTTACCTCGTTGTCGGTTGTTGCTGCGAGATACAGTTCATCATACGTGTCACCAAGAATGTTCTGCATGGCTGACTTATATTGATCACCATAACCAGATGCTTCTGCTTCATCGATCCATGTTTTATCGCCACGCATCAATTGTCCAATATATTCTCTAACTTTAGCATTCGATATGTCAAATCGTTCGTTATTTGTTTCATATCCAGCACTATACGCTCTGTTTCGTATAACATCTTTTGATAGCAGCCGGTTACCATTAATATCTTCGAAAAAGTCAGCTTCTTTAGAAGTATCAATAATTTGTTGAAGCGCATATCTTTCTTCTTCATTTAACGAATTAAGAAAATCATCATACGAACCTTTGCTCTGCGCTTTCTCGTACAACGTCCTATACGCAGTATTCAGGTTTTCAGCGGAGAGAGTATTCCGCTGATACGTGTAAGCGCCTTGCATATAATCACGAGCCGTTTGCGCATCGGAGATACTCCACGCCGTCTTTCTTCCTGTCTCGTCGAGTTCGAGTCTGCCTGTTTTGTTATTCATATAATATCCAAGACTGTTCAGATACTTCATGTAATTTGCAATATCGGAGCGTCTAGAATACATTTCTTCATATGTTAAACCTCTGCCAGCTACAAGTCCTTCAAGCATTTCTCCTTTAGAATTTACCTCATAAAATCTACCATTTTCATTAAGCTTATAATATCTACCATTATCATCTACAAAATCAGGAATAAATGTATTTATATTTGATACAGATTCTACTGCGGCATTTTTATTTATTGTTGTATTTTTCTCTTTAGGTATCAATGAATAGAACTTGCCCGTTCTCCTTACATCATTTAATTGCTTTACCTCATTTAATCTGTGAGCTGTTGTCTTAGAAACTTCGCTCGATAAAAGATCCTTTTGTTCAAATAAACCTATTACCTCGTCTTGTTCTAATAAAAACGCTTGCAAATCTTCTGGCAAATCACTAAACGATAAATTATCAGACCACGCAGCTTCTAACATTGTCCACTCGTTCGCTACGGAATAGAGTTTTTCTAATACATTAACACGATCATTTTCGGCTTCATTGTATTTCATTTCTCCTTCTGCGATGGCTTCGTCAATTGCTTTTATTTGAGCAATAAACAAACTTATACTTTCTTCCAAATCAGATTTTCGTTGCCGATAGCTATTTAACGTAGTTTGTTGTGAACGAATTTCACTTTTTTTATCCCTTATTTGTCCTTCTTTCTCTTCTATTTCTGTGTTTTTAGCTGTTAGTTGCGTGTATAAATCAATTAATTGTGTTTGATATGCAGATAGTTTGTCCGATTTCAACTGTTCATATAACTCATTCAATCCTTCGTCTGTTGAAATACGTAAACTTTCGGTGCTTGCATCACTCCATATAGTATCTAACGATTCCAAAGGCTCATCTATTATATCATATATATACCTTATAGCAGTTGGAACATCGCTTGATTTAATTGATACTACATCATTTATTCTATCATTATATTCACTAAATTGTTTTTTGTATTCTTCTGTTCTTGTCAAATCTATATCTTTCATATCTTTAAATATTTCTTCAAATGAGTATCCTTTTCGCCTCGCTTTTCTAACTTCTTCCAATTGTTCTCTGTTTAACCAATTTCCTTTTGTATTTACAAGTTCAAGTTCATCAGTATATTCTTCCCACGAATATGGTGCATTTAAATAATCATTCACAAAGGTTTGTATATATTTTTCATAAGTGGTCTTATTATTTTTATCATTTATAAGCTGCTCAAAATCGTCATTTCTAACCAAATTTATAATATCTTGTAAATTGTTATTATGTGCAATCCATTCCATCATTGCGTTTGCATGCTGTTTTTCTCTTGCGGCAGCATAAATTTCAATAACTCTTTTATCATAATATTCGTTTTTCTCTTCATCTGACAATTCAATTTCATTCGGATTATGAACAATGTGATTAATTTCACTCCACTGTGTATCAATTACTTTATACTCATCTTTTAAACCAGATAACTCTGATTCCATTACTTCTAATTCACTTTTTGAGTTTTCTAAATCCGCTTCTGTTTCTGCTATTAAACCATTTACTTCTGGAAGTGTATTTCGTTGAATGTTAAGTTTACTAGAAAGTGTTTCGCGATCAATTTCCAAATCAGTATAATCAAGTTTTTTTAAAGGAGTTTTATATTCACTAATTTTACTATTTAATTTATCTGTTATCTGTGTCTTTATTTTATTTGATATTTTATTAATTTGTTCATTTGTCTCTTGAAGTTGATCATTTTCTTGTTCAAAACTCTTTTGATATTGGGTAATAAGTTCATCATATTCGCTAAACGCAACATTTGCGGATTCATTAATTGTTTCAAGATTGTTTTGAGTTTCATCAATTGTATTTTCAAGATCAGGTTGTGCAATTTTACTTTTGTTTCCTGCTTTTATCATCTCTTCGATTGTTGTGTTAAACCCGTTTCCTATCTGCCGGTTCTTCTCATTTCTGTACGCGTTAAGCTCATCAAATCCACGTATGCCTTTCTGGAATTCAGATATATCCGCTATGTTATATCCTCTTGCGATTTCCTCCCATTGTTCAGGAGTAAGCCTCTCGCCTCTCGCAAGCTTATCATACGCAGCCTCAGCCTTCTGCCAAGAACGGATCTCGCCATACTGCTGCTCCATTGCATCATGCGCTTCAACTTTGTTAAGGCTCATGATCTTTTCTGCGGAGCTCGCCATGCCTGCAAGTATTTCGCCTGCCGTTTCAAGCTCAGTAAGACCGCTCGTAACCAAATTGATCTCTATTCTTCTCTCAAGATTCTTTCCGTAGATTGTGTCCTTTTCTTCCTGACTCAAGTTGCTCCATGTCACAAGATCTTTCCAATCGGAACTGATCATCGAAGCCCGCTGTGCATCTTCATTCAGCCACTGTTTCAAAGCTTCCTGACTCGCGCCGCCACGGATCATATTATAATATTCCTGCGCGGCTCTCCTTGATTCTTCAGGTGTATACAAATCTCTGTTGATCAAAGGATTCGTATATTCGTAACTAGGAATACCGGCAAACGTAGATGTGATCGCCGTGCCTTCAGCGTTTACGTTTAATGTATATCCATTTGCGCGCGCGCTCTCATAAATCGCCCGCACAGCTTCGTTATCCGTTGCCGCAATATAATCCGCAAATGTCTTGCCTTTGTTTTCTTTAGCCCAGTTCTCGTAATCTTTCGAAGAAATTGCGTTTGCCATCATCTGGCTCGCATACTGCATACCGATATCAGTATAAGTCATCGTGACCTGTTGATACGCCTGTCTTGCCAGAGCTTTAAGATCTTCATCTGCCAAACCACTGACGTCGTATCCAACAAAACTCCCGAGCTCGCTGACGTTTTCACCACTTAGCTGACCTTGCTCATACATCTTGTAAAACACGTCAGCATACTTACGTTGTTTCTGAGCATTGGCATAAAGCTTATTAATCTCTTCAAAAGAACCACTTTGTAGTTCGGTAATTAAGAAATTCCGGAAACCTTCAATATCGTTTGTATCTTTTAGCCGTTGAAGCTGAGCACCTTTATCTGTTCCAGCCAAAGAATCTAAATAAGATTGTACGTAATCCCATTCACCAGATGCACTCATGTTGGCTTCAAGTTGTGCGAAATTAGATACTCCGGGAAGCGAATTCAATAATAGCGCTTTACTTCCTGCAAAATTACTATTTTTTCCATAATAATATCCGCTATCAATAAAGTCTGGTGTACCAAATCCATACACTCGATTTCCGCTTTGATATGTAAAATGCGACAACGCACCGGACCTGACTTTACCATTTTCATCATACAACTCTTTATATAGATCAGGATAATTTTTTCTAATTCTATCTCTATTTGATTCATCGTTTAAATACGCATATGCTTCTGTCGCTTTTGCAAAATGATCTCCGTTTGCTATTTCCTGATATACGCCTTCTGTTCCAAATGCGCCATTTTTAAGCTGCAAATATACAGGAGAAGTATTATCGCTCAATAGCAATTGTTTTTCGTTTTCTTTATTAATTATATGCGCAGCAAACGCATCATTAATACTCCCAGTAGTAGTTTCAGAGAAAAGATTCGCTATTACATTTTCTCCCTGACTTGCCATAAAGTTTCTAATAACACTATTTTGATCTAAATCATTGTCTGATAGATATGTTTTTATTTCATCACTTTTTGATATCAAATTTTCGAGATAGGAATATGCAGCTATAGTCTTTAAAGCTTCTTCAATTTGAACATCGGTAAAATTCTCTATCTCATTATACCCTAAATCATATTTATCATTATATTCAACAATTTGATTCTTTAAATTCGCCCTTAATACATTCTGAGCATCACCAATTTGATTAGCGCCATTGTACAATTGACCAACTAATTCATCAACATATCTAATTTCATTTATTGCATGTGGTCCCCAAACTGTTTTAGTGTTTCCTCGTGTATCTTCTAAGCCAAAAGATCTTCCGTTTATTAATTCTCCTTTGACAGTATAACCATTTATCAAACCAGCGTCAACTAACGATTGCATATAAATAGCATCTAACATATCATACCCAGGAGCAAGCGTACCTATGTTAGATAAACCACCCCATGCAGAAACATTTCTGCCAAAAGACACATTACCTTGCGCAGCTAACGTTACTTGTTCTTTTGAAATTTTAGCTTTTTCATCATTTACTTCTTTTGTTATTTCTTCAATTAAATCTTTGAACTTACCCATATCCGATAAAGCATCGGCTATATTAGTTTTAAATTTAGTCCCAAGAGTAGTGCTCAAATTACTTACGGCAGATTCAAATTCTTCTACTTCTTTTTGCCCAGCAACCTCCGTAATGTTTGCACTGTTTCCATACTTATCGTAGAACGATTCAATTGTATCGTAATATGATTCGATTTTGCTTTTTTGTTTTTGCAAATTCTGTTGTTCGTTTGTATTAAGAATATTGCTCAAATCTTCGTTTCTAAGATTTTGCTCTTCTCTTCTTTTTCGTGCATCAGCAATTAATTTGTAGATACCAAACCCAGCCGCGGCCACCGCTCCAACTCCAAAACCAATTATACCTGCAGTCGATGTCTTCATTACACCGGTGGCAACAGTTATTCCAGTAATCATCTTTGTAATTGCCGGTAATGCAATAGCAATTAAGCCGGGAAGTGAGGCAACATCTGTTGCAAAATCAACAAAGAATTGTGCAATGCCACTCGATATAATCGTATTTCCAAGAGTATCGATACTCGTATTCAGCTCCTGCAGCGATGCGTTGTAACTGTCAAGATATGCAGTATACTTCTCATCAACAGTTCCATTTGCACTCATCGCAGTTTGCAATGCTTTCTCATATGCTTCTCCGCCATCTTCACCTAATGCTTCAAGTACGGAATACAACGTATTTGTAGCGGCCGCTCCTCGACCGGCCATCGCATACACGATATTCTGTTTTGTCATATCGTTATCGATAGTACCCCAGACTTTGCTAAGATCCCTAAGGATTTCAACAGTATCCTTCATTTTACCGTTTTCACGGATACTTACTCCGACCCTGCTGAGCGCTCTGTCTACATCGTTGATTGTAGTGATCTCACCGTTGCTTGCTTTCACATAATCTGTTTCATTAACCCTGCGCATACGGGTCATGATTGTGTTCATCGCTGTACCGATTACGTTGCCGCTGAGCTGCGTCTTATCAAGCGCGACCGTCAGAAGCGCGGTGAGTTCGTTATACTCCATACCAGTGCTGTGCGCCGTAGCCGCAACCTTCTGAAGCGCCTTCTGGATTTCGTCAGCAGTCGTAGCCGCGCTGTCACCCAATGCAGCAAGAACGTCCATTGCTTCCTGTGCAGATTCGACGAGCCCGTTCTTAAGCGCAGTAGTCATAATCTTACTCGCAGTTTCCGTCTTGATGCCAGCAACCTTCGCAAACTTGATTACCTGATCTGTTCTGTCTTCAACCTCCTCATCGGAGAGACCCTGGCGATAAAGACCAGCTTTAACTTCGGCAACCGTTACAACATCAGTTTTCAGCCTACGCGCAGTAACGAAGTTGCTTGCCCCGACCTGATCCATCTCTTCGCTTGTCTTCATCGTGATCATCCGTACATTTGTCATAGCCGTATCATACTGCTTCATGAACTGGGTTACTTCAGAGAGAAGTTTCATAAAGATACGACGGCCAAACATAGACGATAGACGGGAGAAAGCATCGCCGAGTGCGCCCATCGCAGCCTTTGCGACACCGGAGGCACCACTAATTCCCTCTAAAGCGCTCTGTTCACCGGCGATTTGAGCATTCAGTTCATTTATACTTCTGCTGGCGGCATCAAGTTTATCCTGATCTTCATTTGAAAATTTATAACCATTTTTGCCTTTCAGCTCTGTATATCTGTCTGCAATAGCTTGTTGTTGCATGCGCTGTTCTGTTAATTGGCTAATTGCATATTCTCTGTCGTCTCTTTCGGCGCGCATAGCGTATAATCTTTTTTCGAATGAACCAAGTAAACCATTACCAAACCGAGGTTGATTTCTTTGAGATATCTGTTTTTCATACTTACGATTAATATCAGCTATCCTTTGAACATCTTGCCTGTCCGTTATATTCTTTTTATACCAATCGCGATTCTCCTGAGCTTGTTCAATAGCATCTTGCATTACAGACAACTGTCTCTCATATTCAGCAACAGAGTCTCTTAAATTATTTAAATACTCTACGTCACCCGGCATTAAATCCGTTCTTTGAGAATACAGTCCATTTACTTGTTCATATAGTTTTCTTGTAGAATTATATTTATCATTCAAACGCGAAGAACTAATTTGCCATTGATCTATTGTTCCTGAACTAACGTTGATACTATTTGCTTTGTGCATCAAATCTTCTTCAAAATATCTTTGACGATCCTCATTAATTCCTCTATTATATCTATCTTGCAATTCTTTTCGTTGTTTCTGGAACTCTATATATCTATCGTAATCATATTCTTCAAGATTCAATACTTTCAACAAATCAGGAGATAATTGATCTTTGTATGCATCTGGATTTGTTTTTATGTTCTTTAAAAGATTGGCTTGTTCGTCAACTGTTTTTGCGCCCAACGATTCAAGAATTGAAATTTGCGTGTTCTTTAGATTGTGCATTGCTAATTCTTTTGCATAACCTTCATTATCCGCATTAAATCCAAATTGCTGTAATATCGATTGAGCCTGTTTTAAATCGCGCAATGCGTCGCCTTCGAGATTAATCTTTAAATGTATATCAGAGTTTTCAACCAAGCTATCTCTTAATTGTTTTACTTCCTCTAAATTGGCACGAGCTCTTGCCAAAGAGCTTTCGTAAACATCTTCATTTCCAGCGTATTGGTCTTTATTCTTTTCAAGTTGATTCAAAGCAGAAGATTGTTCTTCAATCATCAGATTCAACTTTTCTTTATATTTTTCATTCTCTGAAACAAACCTACTCTTTCCTATATTCGAAACAGAATCATTCAACCGGTCCTTTAAATCAGACAAATCCTTTGGAGCCATCTCAAGTAATTTACTATTATAGGCTGTTATATTTCTATCACGTGCACGTTTAATCGAAACTATTTCCTCTGATTCTGAAGTCAAACCTCTATTTATAAATTCCTGCAGTTTATTATCATAAGAACTGTTTATCTGCGACCATTTCAAACCCCATTTATCTTTTACTTTCGGGGCATCGATACCTTCTCGATTCAGCTCATAATACATACTGTCAAGCTGATCGATATATGTATCTACGTCTTTTCTCAAAGAAAATGCTTCAGCTATTGTTCTCGCATCTTGCTTTCGTGTCTCATCACTTAATAATGCGCCTCGTGCTTTATGCAGACTTTCGCGGCTGTTGTCCGAACCAATCTCTGCTTCTAGTTGATCTTTATATACTTTTGGCACAAATGAAAATACGTCATCAACAATGTCTTGCCTTCCTGCCATTATAGCGGCTCGAAGACCTTCTTTGCTGAATGCCATTTCTTCAATTTTAGAAACATCTTTACCAAAAGCTTCCATTTGTTCCTGAGCTTTTTGTCTCTGTTCAGTTCCTTCGCCAAATGGAATAATCATCGGCGCACCATTTTCATCTAAGTAGCCAAAAGTTCTGATGCCTACAACTCTTGGGTTAAAACTATCACCATATCTTGCACGCAGCTTATCTACATTAATCATTCCGGCTTGGATTAATTTCTCAATACTTAATCCATATACACCAGTTTGTTCGCGGCCGTCATCGTTTGCTTCATGTGATTTAAATTCATTAATAATGAAACCGCTGTTTTCAGGATGATTTTTATCATGACGATATGTGACTAAATCAGCATAACCTATAGTTGCAATATCCTGACCTTTGCGTGCACTATGTTTATATTGGCCTAAATCTAATGTTGTTTTAAATTCACTGGCAACAATATCTTCATCTTTCAAAAAGTCCGCAGAACTTGCAAGTTTAACAAACTCAATAGCTTTATTTAGCTTAGCTGCATCATCTACATGGAACTGAAAATCCAATTCTCCATTTTCATTAAAATAATTCTTTAATCCAGCTTCTTTTAAAAGAGGTATTAAATTGTTTTCCACTGTTCCATTATCTTTACGCTCTTTTCTTTCAACGCCTTTTAATATCTCAGGCTCCGACAATGCAAGATCTTTTTGCAACCGCGCATTAATAATACTTTCAAGTCTACTATGAACGGCTGAACCAAGCGCCGTATCAAAAGGATCGAAGCCTTGATTGCCTATATCGGCATCATTAACCGTATGGTTGTACCAGTCTATTGCATTTCTTCTGTATAATCTAAGATTAGATATAGACCATCTTCGAGGATTAGTTCCAAACAATGTATCTCTCGCATACTGCGCGGCTTCAGCTTCCTGTCTTTCGCGTACTGTGCTTTGTATTCCGGCTTCAGCCAAAGTTCCGCCCATCGTTAATGCTGTACCATAATTAACTTTATCGAGATCTGGATTTGCATCTAACTGACCTTGCGTATATGCATTATTGGCAACATAATTACCAGCATTATTTTTAACATATCCAGAATACCCCAAGCCTTTTTCGACGTTTTCATGACTTAAACCAAATGTTTTATATGCATTATGTATTTCTTCCTGTATTCTCAATTCTCGCCCTATTCTATCTTTTTCATCTTGTGTTATTCCTAAACTCTTGGAATTTCTGAATGTTTCATAAGCGCTGGCACGATAACTGGCATACAAAGCTTCGAGTGCATCATCGTCTTCTTGCGATGGTATAAAGCCGCGGCCGGTTATAGCGTTTGCGATTCGTTTATTTCTTGCCCTAAAGTATTCGGTGCGAGCTCTTTCAAACGCAGTACCATGCCCTTGTTTCATTTGTTCAGGCGTTAACAGGTTCTGAATACTGTCCTGAGCTTTCAGCAATTGGTCTACGGCGTTTGAACTTAACGGTGATCTCGTCAGTTCTTCCATCAACGCTATAGACGATGCATTATATATACTAGGCATATTTACCTTTGATAGATCACCGAACTTCGAATAATCGCCAGAGGCAACAGCGCCAATCATATCTTTAAATACAGAGGAGAACGGAGTGCCTAAATACTGTTTAACTTTGTTTGCATTTTTGCTCCAGTTTGCAGCTACACCAGTTTTAATCCACGTAGTATCAATATCGTATTGATCAGCCAAATCAAGCGCACCTTTGGCATATAGTGATCTAAGTACATCATTAGACGAAACCTGTCCTATCGCGCCCGAAGCGTTACTGATTCGTCCAAGCCTGAACCTCGCCGCTGCCTGTCGATAAAGATATTGAGCCCAATCTTCAGGATTAACTGGCCTATTCTCTTCTACATCTTTAGGTTCTTCCAATCTTCCGATTCTTGTGCCGTATTCATCCCATTTTATAAGGTCTTTATTATTTTCAAAAGTCTGCCTTATAATATCCGCATATTTTCCTTTAATCAGCTGTACTGTATCTCCGTCGAAATCTCCGGTGCCCATTTTACGCAACGTTGCAGCATTCATATAGATTGCATTCGGAGACATTCCAAATTCTTTCAAAGAATCAATATACTCTTTATTGTTCAATAAAGGAAATTGCTCACCGAAGTTATTAGGAAATCGAAGACCAGCAATATTGGATGCCAATGCGAAACCGCCTAATGCAGCAGCAATACCAGCTTTTCCACCTTTACCAGTCAGACCCAGTTTATCAAACCATTCTTTATTGACAACATTTAACCCCTTTTGCCCTTTGCCGTTTCTTTCTGCCAACACTTTAACAAAATCAAACGGATTCAAAGCCGCCATGCCCATCATAAATTCGTTCTCACCAAATAGCCGTCCGTACATCCTGTCTTCTTCTGCTTTTGCAATAGCTTCTCTTCTTTTCCTTGCTATCTGACTATCCGGATTGAGCATAGCCGCCATTACATCTTCTTGTTTGTCTATCTCGTGTTTAAATAGTTGATCGTATGCATATTGATCATTATATTTCAATTTGTTAATATGTTCGGTCCACCTGCTTTGGTTCATGCTCGCAGTATCAAAGTCCATATTAAGATACTGCGCAACCTGATTACTGAGCACATCTTTCTGAGATTGAAAACCTGCAGCAGTCTGCACAGCTCTTATTCCTTGAAGCGGATTGTTTTTGCCAGATAAATCCATAAACTCAAGTACTTTATAAAATCTATCAACTAATTGTTCATGCGTTGCACCATCTTTTATTCCTTTGGTATAAAAAGAACTCTTAAGCAAGTCATCGCTCAACAACATATCCATCTTAAGAACATCAACAAATTGACCATTAGACAGTACACTATCTCCAAATTGTTTAACAACCGCATCAATGCCACCTGTATGCCATGCTTTCTTCATGTCGTCAGAAGCTGTAACAGTTGGTGCATATAGGCTTTCAACATTTCCATAAACTTTTTGCACCATATTTTTTAGATTTACAGGCAACAACGATCCTTTAACGCCCGGCATTCTAATAACTGCAGCATCCGGAATATAACCAGGAGATATGATGCCCGTACCTTCAATACCTACAGCATCACTATCGCCATCCTTTAGTTTAAACAAGTCTTTCATTGACAAAATTGCAGTCTTCGAACGGCCAGGAATACTCCATCCTTGCATTTCTGCAAAAGGAATAGAGGGAGTAATAGACCTATTTCTCGTGTCCATCTTTTTAGCACGCTGTTTGTTCGTACCTACTACTTCTTCCATATTTTCAAATGCGTCAAAAACATTTACGCCAAATGTATCAAGACTGCGTTTTGACATACTAACATAAGAATAAGGATCGTCGTAATCGCCCTCAGCAGCCAAGATTACGGAACCATGTTTAGTAGAAATAGGAACATAATTCGTGTCTCCGTTCGGTCCACCCTTTATAACAGAGTAACTATATTTCGAACCTCTTATAGTTTTACTATGTTTAGATTTATCAAACATGTCAGTTATTATTTTCTTCGTAGCATCATTATATTTAACGTTTCCTGTTTCATCAAAATCCAATTCACCATTATCTTTTTTCGCATAAGCATCTTCACCAAAGTCTACGTAAATTAACTTTGGAATACCCATATTAGTTTTACTGCCATTGCCATATGTGAGATTACCTTGCATGCCAAGCAAATCCGTCAGAATGTTTCTGGAAATCATTTTATTCGTAGTCTTGCCATTCGTACTATCACTATACCGAATCAATCCGTCTCTTGCTGTAGGCAAAACACCTTTACCAAAATCTGCATATGTAACTGAAGGTATAACAAATTCATCAGGTCTTATCCCTTGTGGCGCCAAATGCTTGCTGTAAATGTACTTTATATTCTTAGGATTTCCAACGCTTGGCAGCCTCGCACCGTTCGGCGTGTACAACAGATCCTTTACACCCGCTTTAGCAAGAATCCTAAAGGCGGAATCAACTTCTCTTGCAACAGTTCCGTTCTTCGCACCAAGACGTTCAGCATCATCGTCGGATAAATGCGACATGTTAGCAAGATACGAAGGAGCTCCTTCGAGATAATTATTCAATGACCTATGCAAAAAGCCACCAACATAAGCCAACGTTCTTTCGTCGATTCGTGTTGGCAAACCAACTTGAGAACCGCCTTTAAAACGCGTCTGGATTCCGGCTGCATTCAACGCTCGTTCAAGCGTTATGTTTCCTTTTCGATGGGCATTGCCGGTTATCTCATTTAACAATTCATTGTAAAGCTTATTGCCTTCGATAGTTTTATATGCTTTGATACCGTTACCACGAACAAACTTTGAAATGTCCGCTTCAGTTGAAGGAGTAATAACGGTAGATAAACCTCGGAACTGTTCCGGCAACCTGCTATAAAAGTTTCCTTTTGGTGCCTGTATTTTTGTAGGATCAATAAGGCCACCGCTTAATCTTTGGATGTCTTTAATTACTTCCCGACGCATAAAAGGCGCTGCAGCAGTTTGAACCAAACTTTTATAAATCAAATCTTCTTTTGCCCCGGTATTTTTCGCCATCCTCGAAACACCAGAAGATACGATTTTATTATTTCGCAGCATCAATTCCAAAGATCTATCAGACATAGCGCTACCGTTAGTGTTTGCGAAATTCCTGAAGACATTTGCCGCATCTTGTGCCGCTGTTGTATAAGAACTGTTAAAGGCGCTCCTTTGTGTAGGCGAAACATCATGCAATAAAGCACGGGCAGTCTGAATATTGTTATTTAAAATTCTTGAATTTACAGCAAGATATGTTTGCGCGATTTGGAGCTGTTCGGTTAATTGCCCTCCGGATACTTTCATAGCTTGCTGCATTTGTTTAGCACTCTGAGATAACGCTTGAGCCATAGCGTTAATAGAGTTTTGCAACATATCTGGCATACTGGCAGCGCCAGAACTCAAAGAACTTAAATCAAATCCCTCTTTTATTGCACTAATCTCTTCACTTACGCCGCCTATTGCAGTCTTTGCTTCTCTCATTGGAGCAGCTAATTCTCCAGATACCTGAACTAATTTCTCTACATCGCTAATAGCTTTAGTAACGCCGGTCAATTCAAAATTCATTGTAATGTTATCGGCCATATTTAATTCTCCTTTATGATGGTTATATAAAAATTAAATTATACAATAAAAAAACCTAAACGCACAGCATTCTAAATTCTTGCACGTTTAGGTTTCAAAAATTCTTCAAGAGCTTTCGGACTTGAACCGAATGCAGGCCGACCTGAGCTCCGTAAAGAGACAGGATGATCCTGTCTCATACTATTACTCAGGCTTATTTTCTTCCTGCGACACTTCGGCTACGCCGTTCTCTTCTTTATCCTTTTTCAGCAGATCAATAATCTTATTAAACAATTCTGTTTCTCCTGTCTGGACAACAGGTTCAATTGTTCCGTTAATAATTTCATAGATCCAATTGCTAAGAGCTCTGCCTTTCCCTGTGACAACATGCCTTCGTTCGATTTCGAGCTTAAGCATTTCGCTCACATCATCCATCGTCAAATTCACATCCTCAACGATACTTGGCTCAAGTTCAAGATTTTTAAGAATAATCTTATAGGTAGGCTCAAGATAAGAACTCCAAGTTACGCCTACATTTACAATGCAGGCTTCACAAACTTTATTGAAGTATTCTTCAAACTTCATATGTGCCTCCGTTACTTTTTATAATTCTTGGACCAATTATTGTAAGACTTTTCATCAGGCTTGAATTTCACTTCAGCAGGTTTTACTTCTTTGTTTGCTTCCTTGTTTTCAACCTTAATAACTTCCTTATCTTCAGCCTTGTTTTCAACTTGCGTAGATTCAGGAGCCGGATCATCGACGCCTTTATCAAGCGCAGCAAAGGGATCTTCAATAGCAAGCTGAGCAAGCCTGATTGCATTATTTACAATCTGACCATGAGCACGATCTTTGTTGTGACCAGACTGAAACAGTTCCCAATTGCGTATAATATTTTTATAGCATTGCGATGCTTCCTGATATTTATTCATATTATATACCTCTTTATTTTATTAGGAACGCTGTACCGCCATTCTCAAAGCATTAAACATATCTTTCGCGGTATCAGTAACATCACCAACAGTTTCGTCACTAATATCGCCAAGCTTTTTACCAGACTCAGTAACAGGAATAATTTTAGTTTGTTTAATTGCAACTTCAGAGAACATGTCTGCGAATGCGTGCCTTTGTTTATGTTTAATAAGCGGATTCGCTTCTTGTATCGTTTTCCAAGCATCTTTCGCAAAACTATTGCCTGCGAAATTCACTACAGCATCGTAGTTTACGCGCTTGCCAAGCGCGGCTAATATGTTGTTAAAGAATACGATACCCATATTGTTTATCTTGTCTTCATCAACTTCGCCAAGGTAGACTGCAACCGCGGCAACAGCTTCATCAAAGCTTAGGTTTTCATCTCCTTGGCTTGCCGGTTTTTTTCTTCACGCTCAGTAATTCCATTAAGACGGAAGAAAATTTCAAGAATCCTATCTATATCAGCACTCGTCATATCATCATAATGCTGTTTTACAAATTCAGCATCATCAAATACAGCAACAAGGAAATCAAATACAAGCTGATCGCCGTTGCGTTTTTCATCAAATACTCCTGCTTCAACATTAACTATTTCACTAACCGGAAATCGCTGAAGTATCCTGGCTACACCAGTAACGCCGTTGCGATGATACTTAAGCTTTGTACTTTTAATTTCGCGAATATCATCACCAAGCTGTATAGCGTTTTCTGTATTGTAGTCTTTGGGCATTTCTTTATTCATAGAAGATAGTTCGAGAGATTCATTCAAAACCGGAGTTTCGGTCATTGTTTTCGTTTCAGTCTTTGACGCATTAGGTATTGGCCTTTGTGCGGCTTTTTCTTTTGCCATATAATTATTCCTTTCAATGCCTTAATAAAAAAAGGCTGCCACATTTAGCGGCAGCCTATGTCCTTAATCAGCTATCGCTGTAAACCTTAATTAAACGTTGGGTACGTAAGTCATCTTGTACGCACTGTCATGACCGCTGTTCGCGGGATCCATAGTCGCAAGAGTAATTGCGTTTGTCGCGGGGCTCTTGTAGCTGGTATCGAAACCGGGGACCTGGGTAATTCTGCAGCGATACACATCCATGACAATATAACCCTTCGTATCGTTGGAAGAGAATGTGCCTGTACCAGCATCGGTAGATTCGCCACCGTTGTAGACAGGCCATACGAGAAGCGCTTCGCCAACGGCAGCCTTATCGTTTGTCACATCGAGCGACAGAGCGTTGCTCTTGGCTTCCATATATGTAACTTCGACGCTGGCACCATCAGCAAAATCACCATCATAGAAATTGATATCAGTCGTATACACACCACCGGTACCGGCAGTAGATACAACCTGATACTTTCCGCTGGCAGCGGGAGCAGTTGTGACACGATCCATGCCATTGATCTTAACATCGCCGGCATCGATATTGCTTGTCGTCGGCAGAGTGATCTTATCGCTCTGAACTTCACAAATCTTGGTTACGGGGAACTTGAAGCTAGCATCGCTGGTGAAGTCCGCACCGTTGGCAAGAGCGAAGAGGGAAGAGTCAAACTGACCGGAAGTAAGCTGCATTTCAAGAGAAGAAGCAGCGGGAAGATCGTTTTGTTCAACACGGTTCGTTAATCCGTGCCCGTCTTAAAAAGACAGCTATATGTCGCCATATAGATCAGACTATATCACCTGCAATAAGCAGTCTCTTTCTTTTCGCTCTACTTAGAGCTACTACCTTACGGTATAGTCGTTAGGCTTTTATAAAATTCAAACAAAATTCCAATGAAATCCGCCTGCGCTAACTTGCCTATCTTTACGACAAGCTGCAGTTATATTATTCCTTGGAATACCAGTTGATTTTTGAGCATCAATAGCGCTTGGATATATAACTCCAGTTTCTACACACACAACTCGTTTTGACATCGGATTGTTGCAGCCAGAGGAATCATAATGATGTTCTGACATCTTTTTTCTGGTTGCATCCGTGTGATGTTTCCCATACATTGGATGATTCTCTCCACTATATTGATGATTGTTAAAAAAGTAATTTCTTTCTCCATATTGGACGGGCGGTAGGCCACCACCTTCGCAAACATTATAACCATAAATTTTGTCGTTTGTTTGGAATTTATTTATTAAAATTGATTCCATATGACAAGCTTCCTCTTTTGTGAGATTAGAAGCAAAAATCACATGCTCAAAATTATCCCATCCATATTTTTGAATTGCATTATAGAAATATGTGCAATGTTTATATCCAATGCCATTATTACCCCACCGAATATAAGGTTTACGCTTTGTGATGCCGACATACATTTTATTATTTATTTTGTTTTGATGATAATAAATTGTGTATTTGCCGTTGTGAATTTCCATGTTTTATATCCTTTTTGTTTGAATTTTAATTTAGCACGGTAGGTTGTCTCAATGAGATTTTCCCCGTTTAGAAAGAGTTTTTACTTGCGCATCTTTTGTTTACGCAACCGGATACAGACCCCAGCCAGCGTTAACTTCCTGGAAATTTACCTGGGGCGTTACACTTGCAGATGTCAACTGATTGTAATGGAATACACGTCCGTCGATACGAGTAAACCAAAACTCAGGAACGTCCGCTACGTAACCCTGAAATTTAGAGATATAGGCCATAATATCTACCTCTTAGAAACTATATTTATATCAACGTCGTTGCCCTCCTACAAACAAGACGCAGATACCGTCTTTAGCCTTATTAAACCTTGATTGCTTCTGCTAACTATAACTTTTACTGCTAAAGTCAATACAACCTCGAAGCAACATATGCATATGCATATTGTTTCTTTCCCTTATAGCTCATTAGTGAATGATTACATTCAACTAAACAACTTTAAGATATTTAAACGATATATTATATCTCGCGTACCCGATCGTTCCCGTAGCCATATCACTTTCAGATACAACCCTAAAACGATAGAGTCCGTCGTTAACATATCGTTCTTTAGTTAACAAATACTTAATGCGGTCTGCGATCGCCACTGTTCTGTATTCAAGACGATCATCAGACACATTATGTAATTGATCCTGTTTTACATAGATGTCAAAACTTAAAGTATTATCAGTTATATATGGCGTGTTATTCAATTCATCTGGTTTAACGTGTCCATATACAATTCTGACAGATTGGTTGCTAAGAACCTTGTTTGCCGAACCACCGCGAATAAAATAGTTATCTATGAAATCAATAATGCTTGTATTCGCGGGAAGCAACATGAGTGTTTTAAGTTCGTCATCTCGGAACAATACGAATCGAATAATATCATTCCATGCTTTTGTCCATACATTGACACTCATTTTATTCACCGACCTTTAGAGCATTATTAATAGACATTGTCAGAGATTTAGACATCTCAGTTGTTATTTCTCTACCGTCGTTACTTGTGATCACAACTTTCCAGCTTAAATCATCATCACCTGGTTGAAGCTCGGCATGAAATATATCTGCAATCTGTAAACACAAATGGCTTATCCTCAATTGAGCATGATCAGGATCGTAAAGTTGAATTAAATCTGAATCTGCGAGCTGATCGTTCCAATGATATTCCATTTGTGTAATAGATAATTCGTAATTGATTTTATTACAAATAGACTGAGCTTTAATTTTTCCAATTTCTCGCGCTCGTTCATATATCTGATCTTTGACATTTTCAAGCGAGGTTTTAATATCTACGCCGACACTCATGGAGCCACCTCACCGCCAGCTTCCTTCTTCGCAAGAAGCCTAAGCGTACCTGTTTTCCCGTCGATAGACAAACCAAATAAGTCTATGTCAACAATGGTGTAAGTTTCATAGCCCCACACAAATCTGTCATCGATTCTTATATCGTCAGTTTGTTTATTATATTGGCAAGTGACGATCGTCAGAGCATTCGCAGAAATACCGGCTGTACCTACAATGGACGAAAATTCAGGGCGGCCATCGTATCGATAAGCGTTGCAAGGTAAACTATCAACAAGCGTTCTTTCGCCCGCCTCTTCTACAAGATAACCGCTTTCATCTGTAATCTCCGGCATATGTCTCTTAATTGTAAGATTCATGTTGCACCGCAGAGCGCGCGACGGAGCGTTGTTTGTTTCGAGAGACACTTCCCAGTCCAATATAAAAATCTTGCCGCTGTTTTCCTGAATAACCATATCACCCTTTTTAATTCCAGAACTTGTACTCGCTCTGAAGTTCATTAAGTTATCCGTGTTCTCGTATCTCGATTTCGTACTGTCAGGATATATCTCTCCACGAATCACATTAGGTTGATATCCTTCTGCAAATTGGTCGTACCAATTTCCGAGCAACTCGAAATTGCCAACCTGATTTGGTACATCTGTATTCAGAAACGCATCAAAATCAGCCGCCAACGTAGGCGGCACAAAAAACTTTGCCATTGGCGGCCTCCTTATTTAATTAATTAGATTAGCAACAAAATCACTTGCATTAATTGCCTTGATCGGTGTTCCCTTGAAGTATGTAGAATCCGGCAATCTTGCGACACCATTCGCGGCATTAAGTATATGCCTGCGAACATTCATGAAGCTTTCATTTGATTTAAGATCTACATCCTGCCCAAGAGCTTCGTGAAGCATATTCTCAATATCTCCAAGACAATTCTTGAGTTCAGAACTAAGCATATCCGTATATACATTAAAAGGATATATGCTCTGTCCAACTTCCTGCATTTTTCTGTTTTTGTATTTAACGAGTACTGTATAATCGTTAATCATATACTGACCTTCCTTATACTTCCATTGAAATCGTGTACGGAACCATTTTGTAGTACACGATACGCCTTTCATTTTCAAGTTCTCTGAGTGTTCCGGTAATATTCGCATACGGCTTATCGCCCTGTGTGACACTCAAAGCATTTGTGGTATAACTTACCATTTCGTTTACGCTTGCGCGAACGATTCCAAAGAACCTTATCTGAGATACGAGAAGAATGTATTCGATCTCATCAATTGTAAACTCCTGATCGTAATAAAGCATTCCGTCATCGTATATCAATTTTGAGGCACTGTATTCGGCTGCTCTGCCTGTATCTATCAACAGCCGCTTTATGCCATGCAGAATCATCGCTTCATATTCGCCATCTGTTATAACTCTCGGCGTCTGCTGATACTCTACTAACGAATGTAATTCATTAGCCAATTCAGATACATTAGCTCTTTCAGCCATACATTATGCCTCCTTACTTCTCTTCTTCTCCGTAAATTTCTCCAAGCCAATCTTTGTTCTTGATTTTAGAACTCAGAATTTTCAGCTTGCTAGAGGGAAGATCCATATCTTTTGCGACTGTATATATAGCGTGAAGCTCAGCATCGTCTGTGATAGTATCAAGCCATGCTTCAATTTTCTTAGCCGATTGCTTGAGCATCTCGGAAATTTCAATATCAGATAAGTGCGCATCTTCAGCATACAAAAAACCAAGGTTTGTTACATCAATATCGTTACCTTCTTCATCTACCGCAACAAGAAGTTTCCGTGTAAAAAACTTCGAATTCTGAAACGCGCTCTCAATATAAACAACATCATTGATCGTCATAATCTGAAACGATCCGGATTTGATGTTAAAGGACACGCCGTTTACAAGTACTACACCGATATCATATTTAGCACGGTTAAATACTCTTACTCGTGTTTCTCCTGTTATTTTTTCCATCGTTGCCATTAACCTTATTCTCCTTTAAACATATAACAAGAGCAGGGGATGAACCCCTGCTCCGAAAGATAATCAGTTAAACTTAACCGATCAGGTAAGCACCCATCGTCGGGATCTTGCCGCTGATAAACGCAGCACCGAACCACTCATCAAGCCTGAGCTCGTACGTGAGATCATCGATGTTCTGGCTCTCGAAGGTATTGAGACCACCCTCATTGACAACCTTGAGGTTGCGCGCATCGCCGCTGAGTCCGCCGGGAATAATATAAATCCAGCTGGCATTCAGGATAGGCGAAGTAGAGCCGGGCTCGTAACCATTCTGCATCTCGACAACTTCACAACCATTGTAGCGGCCGATGCGACCATTGTTATTGTACTCGTCGATAATGCTGGGGCTGAACTGGTTCTGAGTAGAGCTGAACTGGAAACCAGTGAGCGCAGCAAGCTGAGACACAGCAGCGTGATCGCCAAGCAGCGTCACGGGGCCGAGCCTGCGGAAGTAGTTGATCTGAGCATCCAGCGTGGCCTTTACGATACCGGTGCCGGTGCCATAGAACGGGGAAGAGTAATTGTCGATCGCGTCATGAAGAACGCTCTCGATCATGACGAGCTTCTTGTTCGTCATAGCCTGATTCGCTTCACGAATCAGATCAGCAAAGTTAATCCTGCCAGCACGAAGATCAACGATGTTGATAGCGGGGCGAGCAGAGATTTCCTTTGTTTCAACAGTCACCTGACGGTCAGCCACGTAACTGCGAGCAGTAGTGGAACCCTTGGCCTGAATGTAAGCCTTGATTCCACCGGTCTTTACGTTGAACAGAGCCTTGTCGTTGTAGCCAATATTCTTGATATCGGCAACCTGAGACAGGAAGTCAAGATCATGACTCTGCAGCTCCTGAACAGAATAGCCGATAGCCTGAGCGATCTGCTTCATGTTTTCAGAAGTTACTTCCTTTGTGAGTTCCGCGCTGATTTCAGCGATCTGGCGGGCGTCTGTGTCCGCCACGGGCTTATACATGGCCTGAGAAGCAAGGACCTTGATAAGCTTACTATCTTTTTCGATTTTAATGTTCGCCATATCTATGTCCTCCTTTCTTAGCCAATCGTGCCGTCAGTCTTGACGCCGTATTCAGTACCGGCAGCAATTGTGCCGGTGACACAAGTTGTAACAAACTCATCGCCAACCTGCAGAGGATGAGCCCTGAGCAGAGCGCCGGTAGGAGTTGTCAGTGTCGTATAGTCGTAAACAGCAGTTTCGTCAACAGGGAAGTTCTGCTCTACAAAATAATAGGTAGCAGCGAGCTTATCAACGATAAACCTGTAAGCGGACTTAGCGGTGCCGCCCTCGAGACCATCATAAATTGTGGTAACTTCCTTGCACAGGAACTTGGATGTGGTGTCGGCAGAACCAGGGAACACGAGCTTGCCCTTATTGGTAGAAGTACCAAGGATCATAACAACGCCATTGGCAACAGCGCCGGAAGCGCCGTTGGCGAGCTCGCCCTCATAGTTGTAGCCGGCCATCTTGGTCATATAACCAGCCATATTGTTTCACCTCATAAAATTATTCAACATCGAGCAGCGTATAACTACTGGACGCGGGTTCGCGCTCAAGCAACGAATACTTCTTCTCGGAAAGAGATATATCGTCCATAAAGCAATTTGTTTCAGCAATAATTTCTGCCTGCTGCTTTTCCTGCTTTACAATCTTAAGCTCGGCGATCTCAGTCTTGAGAGACTCTACAGTCTTAACGAGCTCAGCGATCATACTCTGCAAATTTTCAGCGGCAACGTCTTTCGTTTCAGTTGTCTCGCCGCTTTCGTCCTCAGCGTTTACGGCTTCATTTTCAGCCTTAACTTCCTGAGTCTTTTCAGCTTCTTCCTCAGCGCACTTCTTATCTTCTTTGCACTGCGCTTCTTCGGTTTCCGCAGTTTCTTCCTTATCGTCACACGCCGCTTTGGACGCGTCTTCCTTTGTTTCTTCGGCTACCTCTTCAGTCTTTTCGGCAACAGCCTCAACAGATTCTTCAGCAATAACCTCGGTATTTTCTTCAGGCTTTTCAGCCTCAATGTTTTCGGCGACTGTTTCAACTACTTCGGCAGTTACTTCAACAGTCGCTTCGGCAGATGTGTCAGACATTTCCTCTGCCTCCTTTCCGTCATTTGTCAATTCGGCAACAAGTTCTTTTGCCACAGCCTCAGGGCATGCAGGAGACCAAACAATACACATGCCCTCGAGATAGTTGTCTTTAGAAGCATCGATCAGCATCGTGCCATCTTCAAGTGTTTTGTATTCACCGCACGAAATTTCAAAACTGAATTTAAGATTGCCGCTTGCGAACAATTCGCCAACCGCACTGCACACAGCTTGATTTCGCTTCATAATCCTTGCATATCCAATCAGAGCAGTATCACCATTAGGCAAGGCCGTCTTTTCAAATCTGTAAAAGGATCCGATCATAACGGTAGCAAAAGTCCCGGTCGTCTGATCGAACATATGACCGAGCTTGTTATATTGGCCGCTCTCTAAACTTCTTATATCTGCATTGAGAGGGAGACCAACGTAAGCGTCCTGATTTGCAACGATCTCGTCAATAAAAGCCTCAGTGCATCTGACGCCGTTCAAGTTCGGAGAAGGCGTAGTAAACAGCACGGCTTTGACCGTCATATACAAATCACTTTGCTGTATTAACTCGGAGGCAGATGCAACGCACATCGTTCTAACAATGTCAGGCATGTTGCACTCCTAACTTGCATTCGCTTTGTCTACGGTAGGAGACATATCCAAAGCTTAGCAGATATATTTATATCAAGCGCATTGAGCGCGAGATATCAAAAGTGGCGGGGGATTTCCCCGCCGAAAGGTGGACCCGGATCTTTCGATCAGCCCGAAACGTGTACGGTATTTAAAGTCTCCGCCCCGACTAATGGAAATGGGTTTAAAGTCTCCATTCCGACTATTCGATTTTCTTTCGCCGCCAAACAAGAGCTCTTTATCTGTGGGCTAAGATGACCTCTGGTAAATCGAGAACCGTTATATCCCTCCGCTTTCACCGTAATCATCCCGGCTATAACTTCTCAGGGTATCATAAAGCATCCGTTTAACGTGTAGAGTGCTCCACGAGTGTTTTTAGGGTGTCATCGCTTCACCATCTTGCTTCACCATCTTTATGGAGATCTATTTCGAGCTTCCAGTAGGAATTGAACCTACAACCTGATCATTACAAGTGACCTGCTCTACCTATTGAGCTATAGAAGCACATACGCGGCATAAAGCCGCGCGAGGTATTATCGTCTTTTCCTTGACTTGCAGATCCATATGTCCTGCTTGTATAAGCGATTTTGTTTCTCCGTAGATAGTTGACTCCTGCGCAATTCGCGAACGCAATATAACTTGGCACACCCCGAGCCAACAATGGAGGCTGCTCCCTTTACTTTCTCGCTTTCTTTAATGTGGCAACAAAGCGTGAAAGTACAGTATTATGCCTTTCGCAGTAAAGATTTTCAGGACACGTCCTTACTTATCACACATCCTAAAATGCCGTCTTTCATGGTCAGTCCGTAAACTTCCAAGGGCCTCATTTTCTTTGTTTCGCTTTTTATCATTTTCCAAGACGATCACGGATTAGCGATAACCGCTATAAAACCTCCACCTCCACCGATCGTCTGCGGCATTGGTTTCATCAGTTATGTTGTTTCATCGGTTACGTTATACTATCATTGCCTTCGCTACCTTCGGGGTTCGAAGGTTTCGGTTGTGCACTACGTCTCGCATTCTCCGGATCTGAAGATCTTTCATCATCTTTAAGAGTGTTTCTTCCTCGAGTCTCTTTTATCGTTGTATTGTTTTGTTCGTTAGACTCGTTATAGGCCGAACGCTGTTCTTCACGCGGAACCATCACTTCATCCGTTCCGTCAGAAGATTCCTTCTCGCGCTGCGTCTTCTCTCTATCGAGAGAGTATCCGTTAGACTCCATAAGAGTCTTCGTAGACACAAGACCCTTTTCCCAAAGTGTCTGGCATGCTTCGCGAAGGGCTTTGCGGCCGCTCATGTCAAGAGGCTTAAATGCAAACGTAGGAACTGTGCTCACATTGTAAACATGGTTCTCTGCCAGTGATTCCTGAATACACTCATTGATCTTATACATGAGTTCGCAGATTTCATCACGCGCCGCTTCAATACGAGCAGCAACTGTTTCCATAGAAACCTGTGCGGAAGCAAACGTACTTCCGTCTTCACTTACGCCGGTTACAAGCATTCCGCTTACACCGCCGGCAGAAAGAATATCGTTATTTACATCACGGTACTTATCCCACTGAAACAGATCATCTATCTTTGGCTGAATTACTTCAGCTTTTGCGAGATGATTTGTAACGACAAGAGGGAACCCGCCCATCGCCTTCGAAAACAGCTTACGTACTTCTATGAGCTGATTGACATCGGGCAGCATATCCTGTTTCGCGTCTCCGTATGCGACATGAACAAATGAGCGAATGCCGAGATTAAGAACAGAGCTTTCGTATTTTGATATAAGCTCTTTACGGGATAGGGCATAGAGGCAAGAAGCTATAAAGGGTATGCAATACCTCTGCCAGCCCTCTTTAGGCCCCTGCAGTACTTTACAATACTTCGGATTCAGCTGAGCATATTGCGCGCCTGCATTAAGAGCCTTTTGTACTTCCGGAGGATATCCTTTGAAATACACTTCAAGGTTGTTATCTTTAATCCAGTTTTCTTTTACGGAATAACTCTTCGCTCTCCATTCCGTATAAATTGACTGACAATCAAAGTCAACAATAGGTTCGCCGTTTAACGCAACGTTGCCAATCTTACATTTGTGAACAGGCAACGTAATCGGAACGCCGTTCATCACGTAGACAAATACGTTCCCGTATTTCCAATACTCGAGAACGATGCTCTCAAGCTTTTCACGAAGATGAATCTTTTGATAATAGTCCTCGTATATCTTATACGTCTTTTCGTTTGCTCCGCTAAGAACCCAGCCGCTCGATAAAGTATACGGCTTATATATGTGGTGAAGAATACCGTGGACAAGTGCATCCGCATCGCAGTAATAATCTGCAAGCTCGTACAATGTCACAATATTCTTTTGTTTGTCTCTGAGTATAGAATCGAAATCATAGCCGCTGAGTCCGCTTGAAAAAGTAATAGAAGAATTGTTGAACGTTTGAATATGTTCTTCTTCTGAACCTTGTTTCGCACCTACAGCTATTGTTTTCTTGTTTTCGTTTGCGAGCTCTGTTGAAGGCTTCGTTTCTTCAGGATCTCTGCGCCTTCTTCGGAACACATCAAGTAAACCCATGAGGCGTCAGCCTCCTTTCATTTTTTAAAGCCCCTCAGCCCTTCCGCCTCTGAGGGATGCGGCGATCACCCGCTCCATCGTGAACCTGTATGCTTGCTATGCAGAGGCTGTTCACGCCCTAGTTTTGTTATTAAATTTTATTAGCACTCTTAATAGTCTGCTGCTAAATTAAAAATAACTTGCCACACCGACGCATTGAACGCCGCGTTTGTATTTCTTGACATTTTCTTTTTCAAGTTCCGTTATGTAATCGATGTTCATCGCAAGCGATGAGTATCTGTCTTTATGTTGTCCTTGATGCGGCACATCGTAAAGAACATTACCGCTTGCGCCAACCTTGCCAACGATATTGCCCATTTCAAATTGAAGAGCATCCGCTTCTGCAAAGATCGATGATTCTTCCATAGGACGAATGTATTCGTTAGCTTGATCAATTGCATGTATGTTTCTTAATTGCACCGGCAACTCTATCGTTCTTTTTTCAAGAGATACTCTAAGCGCAGTATACATTCGCTGGTTCAAGGATTGTACAGCACGCACAGGATGAAGCGCTTGAATAGCCGCCGAATTAAGTAAGGGTGCATCGTCCACGACTAAAGGAGGATACTCTTTTCCGGACAGGGGATCAATCCATTCATTATCAAGGAATCGATCAAAGCTGTCTCCTAAGCCTCTTGCGTCGTATACGATTTTCTCAGCATTCGGAAACCGTATATGATATATCTTTCGAATTTCTTCTGCTAATACATCAAGCGTCTTTCCGTGAAAGCTTTGCATGTAAACAAGCTTCTTGGCAAATGTGCCGTCAGATTTCTCTGTAAACTTTACAACGGTAATAATGCTATTATCCGCGTTCTTAGCTTCGCTTGTTGCAATATCGAGCGCAATGTTATAGCGCGATTTACTGTTTTTAGGTTGCTCAAGCTCTATCTTATTTAAAGTGCGGCATGATTGAGTAAGTTCAAAAGGAAATGCCGAGTTACTTGTTGCGCCTATGAATTTTGAACCGTATTCCATCTGAAATACAAGATCAGGCATTCTTGCTTTTTCCTGCATAAAGAAATCCATATCCGTAATTCCGTTTGCTGCGGCTGCCCTGTAGTCCAGAGCACATGCAAACACAGTCCTGTCTCCTTTTGCCATACGTTTTACATCGGCAAGAAAAGCAGGGTAGTATTGGTTACTCTTTTCACAGGCGGAAGTTATCGTCATTGTTTTCGAAGGAAAATCTTTGAATCCATACGTCCTCGGATTATAACGCATTTCATTTCTTGTAGGAGCAATTATTGATTCAAGAAGTTCTTGATTTACTTCGAGAGCCTCATCTATTATGACAACTTTTGCTCTTCGGCCTCTCGCGCTTTCAAGCGCAACAGATTCGATAACGCTGCCGTTCTTAAAAACACATTTCGAACTATCTTTTGTTACTTGAACAAGAGATCTTGAATTAGCCGTAGAAATTTCATTTGCAATATTTGCGTTTTGTTCCGCTAATGTTTTGAAAGTTGCTAACGCAAGCGTTGCCTGTTTTGCGGTTGCGGAAACAACTAGTACTTTTGTTCCAGGATAAAGAACGCATATACCGGCCGCGCCAACAACAGCAAGCCACGTTTTACCAAATCCTCGGGAACAAGTATCCTTTGAATCAATACAGTTGCCAAACTCACGCACCATTACATGTTGTGTCCTTGTGAGTTTAACGGGCTTGAACATATCTTCAATTCCAATATCTAAGTGTGTACGATAAAAGATTATTTGTTCTTCCGCGGCTTCAAAGTTCGTTATTACGCCGGGTCTTGCTATAGCCATAACAACACCCCTTACATGTTATCTAAATCGAGAGACTCAACAATATACCTGAATTCTTCAATTGTCTTATCTACATCATCGGGCTCCCACTCTATCTTTCGTATACAGGGATAGCCGCTCGATTCAAGTTTAAGAGTTAATTCTGACCACGAACCCATTCCTCCGTTATCCCCGGGCTTTCTTTTGCAGGCGGCGAAGTTCGCGCTCTTTGAAAGCATATCGAATAACGTGTTCGCGTCTTTTACTACGTTGAAGTCACACTTGCCGCTCATAAAATCATTTTGAGCTTTGTCGGCTTGCAGAGACGCTTTCGATAGTTTGCGCGCATAATCTCGCAAGTTCTCGGTATCTAAAGTAAAGTCATTCTCAAGACTATTATAATAATTTGTCAGATACTCGAGCTCGTTAGGAGTAAAGTATCCGTTGAAATCTTTTGAGTATACTCTGTCGTCCTCGTCTTGTTCATGCTTGATTTCACCTTTCGCTTTCGCTTCTTCGAATGTCATCTCTTTTCCTATATGCGGATCATACTTGTAGCATTGAGGAAGCATCATTACTGAAGGGATCTGCTGAACTGTAAGTTTTTCGAGGATCGATTTGCGCCTATCTTCTTTTGCTCGCTGAAATGAAAGATTATTCGCGGCTAACTTCAAAGCCTTATTCTTTGCGGTAGTCCATATCTTGTCGTTCCATTCCCTGTGGTTCTCCCAGAAGTATTCCATTATCTCGTCTCTGGAAGCACAATGGTTGACACAGTCTTTGCACCATATGTCTCTTCCGCCTTGGTCTAACCAATCCTTGTTAGAATAAAACTCACCTACATCTTTTACTTCCTGACATTTTAAACATATCTTTGTTTGATTGATTTGTTTTACTGGTTTGTTTACACTCTCAAAAATTTTAGGCATTGTCATTCTCCTTTGTGTAAGAATTGTATAGAGTGCAATAAGGAGAATGTCTGACATTCGGCCTCTTCTTTCTCCCCTTATAGGTTATTAGTGAATGATTACATCCCTACGGGATCTAAACTCCTTCGGAGATTACATCTTTTTCAGAGATTACACCACAGCGGGGTCTAATTTCCTTCGGAGATTACATCTTTCACGTTGCCTACAAGAGGTGATGCGAGCTTTCTTTCTTCCCCTTATAGGTTATTAGTGAATGATTACATTGGAGATGAGTTGGAGATGAAGTTGGAAATGAAGTTGGAAATGAAGTTGGAGTTGGAAGAAAACATGTTAGATGAAATCTTAAGTTACGTCAGTTTTCTGGCGTAAATTAAGGTTAAACAAGACAACACATTCTCACGTGTTGTCAAGATGTCACGAATAGGAGGTGAAATACGTGACATTGTTCAGTTTATTCGTATTTGCAACAGCCCCTTGGTGGGCTGTTGTGACGGACATTGTTGTAGCAGTCATTGCACTGCTGCAGCAAAAGTAACCAACCCTGCTATGGCAGTCTCCATAGGTACTGAATCCGCCGTAAGCCGCATGACGCGGGCGAAGAGCAAAAAAGAGGCAGTGCACCACCACCGCCTCCAAGTAGTTTCATCTTAAGGAGGTTATTGCAATGAAGAATCTTAATGCTACCAACACCACCATCATCAACAACAACATCAATAAGGAGGAAACCACCATGTCACATTCTACCACTAATTCACTTCTTTGTCAAGTCATCAACAACAACATCGCCACCAAGCACATCTTCAACATCGTAAACTACGATATCAACGGCACCACCACCGTTGAGCCGCACGGCAGCAATGCCGCATTCCGCTACGCCATCAGCAAGGGCTTCAACCCCGAAGAAGAATTCATTTTTGTAAATTCCGTCATCAACGAAAAGGACGAAAAGAACAAAGAGAACAAATCCATCAGAACGAGCTGGTGGAACCTCTGCCACAACGGCATAACCCTGAACAACCATCTCTACCTCCCTCTTTGCGCCACCGCCTCCGGCGCGAAGAAAGCCCAGTCCATTTGGGTAAAAGCTGAACACTTGGAGATGTTTTCCAAACATTTCCGCCACGGCTTCACGATCTCCGGCACTGCCATGGAACCCAACAAATTCTTCACCAGGTTGGGTCTGTTCTTCTCCACTTCCGCGCCCATCGAGGAAGTGTATCCCAACTTTAACATCAACTTCGAAAAGATGCACATCATGAAGGATGTGTATCGCAACGGACACAACGCGTCCGATTCCGCCTGCTTCGTCTTCGATGGAGACAACAACCTCCCGTCCGAGGCAGCAAGCCTCCGTCCCACTAAGGTGTTGGCGATCCCCGTCAACAAAAGGCTCTTCCTTGACGCACTCGGATTCGACCCCGAGTACAAGACGCCCTGGGGCAAAATCCATAAGATCTCCGAGACGCAGATTCTCCTCTCCGAATCTGGCGAGAAGTTTATCAGCCTCGCCAAAACCGAAGAACAGCAGATTTCCGCTGTCAAAGATGCCGGTATCTCAGTAGCCGTCCGCATGAACAAGCACAGCTTGAAACACATGACCTACCAGCCGCTTCAAACCCTCGCGTTCTCTGAAGAGAACATTGAGAAGTTCAAGCGGCTCGGCTGCTCGTACCTTGACTCTCTTGCTTGCCTCAACAACTTTGTAAAGCTTCTTCCCGCCGCGATGCGGGAAGCGGTTATGATCTACCCGCAGCTTGCCCTTGACGGTTACGTCAAGAAGACGGGCCAGGTGGCCTATCGCAAACAGAAGATGATGCTGCGCGGAGGTGCACTGCCAAACGCAGGCAAATTCTACGCAATCACTTGTGATCCAATCGACCTTTTCGGAGGCAACGGCCTCAAAGCAGGTGAGTGCTGCTGCGCAGCGTTGCCCGAAGGCAAAACGATAATGATCCGATACCCCCACACCAGCGAGGCCAGTTGGGTTGTTCTCAACAATAAGCACATAGAAATGGGCATTACGGACAAAAACGTAATGGTGCTCAACAACTACGACGATTCGCTTCGTCGCCTCGGCGGAGCAGACTACGACGGAGATAAAGTCTTCGTCGTAACGGACGAAGATTTCCACAAAATCATCTCAGAAACCCTCGATGAGATGGGTAATCCCACCCAAATGCCCAACACCCCTGCGGGACACGCAAAGAAGGTCACCTTCGACAAGACAACGGCGAAGAATATAAGGATGGCTTACTTTACAAACCTCATAAAACCTTCTCAGATTGGCTCAGTCAGCAACAAGCTGAGTTGTGCTTACTCCGATCTGTACGACGCTTACGTTGACGGAGACGAAGCCCGCGTTGCGGATGCAAAGGCTTGCGTGGAATATTGGCAGAAAAAGGTAGAAATCACCGTAGACATTGAAAAGCACGGCGATACCGATCTGCCTATGCCCAAAGCTGTCAAGAAGATGACCAAGAAGATGCCCACCTTTATCAAGTTTGCCAAAATTGCAAAGAACATTGGCAAGCCCGTAAAGGACGTGGTTGATGAAACCAAGTATGAGCAAAAGGCGAATCACCCGCTTGAACAGTACTCAATCTTCATCAACGAACATACCAAGAAGATGGCTGAATTTGGTGCCAAAATCAACGGAGAATTCTTCTGGGAGAACCTGATGTATGACGCTCAGCTCCCGTCCGTACAGAACACAAAGGTGTTCAAACGCAGCGAACCTCTCCGCGACGAGAACGGCAAGATCGTAAAGGACGAAAGCGGCAACACGAAGTACGTAAACGGCGGTCAGTTTGATCAGCTGGTGTTTGCCACGAGTGACGAGCTCCGCGAGATGGCTGCGAGCCGCAATCTCGAATACACTACGATTATCGATCTGAGAAAGCAGATGATCGAAAAGCTGATGGCACTTTACGCCGAAAAGTACGGCTGCACCGTGCAGCATGTCTACAACCTGATTGTATATTACATCTACACGATGAACGAAGGGCCGGCGCTTGAAACTTACAAGCGTGTCCTCTGGGATTGTCTGAATGATTACATCGTCGACGCGCTCAGCGAGCGCTTTGGCTCTCTGGCACTCAGCGCCGTTATCGACCTTGATGACCTTGACGATTGCGAGGACGACGACGACGAAGATGAGGAAATGCCCTGGTAACCTGATTCCGGCATAACACTGACCTCAGCCCCATGACTTCGGTTGTGGGGCTTTAGTCAGTGCTAAGCTAATTATATGCTCAGCCTGCGGCGGACAGAGAGCTGTCCTATTGTGATCCACGCGGGTCATCGTAGGACGGCTCTTTGAGCCGAATGCGGGGGGGCATTATTTTCCGGGCGGGGGGATTTTTCGCTTCGCTCGACGCTCCGCTCGCCTTCGGCTCACTTCGCTTCAGATTGCGTATAAGCATCAGGTCCTCCCGATTGGCCTGCTTCGTGTAAGCATCAGGTCCACGCATCTGATGCTCACCGTATACACATCTGAATCACTACGATTATTCCGTTTCTATTTCAACAAACTACTCTTCAGGTATCCCGGCCTGGCGGCCGGGGTGCACCTATGAAATAAAATAACCACATTGTGGTTATCGAGTTTCGCTTCCGCACTTCGGGTTTCACTCCGTTTGTGGTTCCTGCCTGGCATGGAGGCAGGGTGAAAGCAACATGCAATCTACGGCGCTTCGGACGTTCAGCGCCAGAGCAAATTGAGCGTCCACCATAATTACGTCTACAAGACGATAAACGGAGGTATTGTCATGTCTTATACTGTTACTTCTAACGGAACCGTTAAGTTTTCCTGGGAGGATAAGACTCCAGAAGAAATTAGGGCGGAACTTGCGAAGCAGGAAACTGCGCCGCAGGACGTTCCTATGGCAGCTTAACGCAAGCAGAGGGGCCCCGCTAAGCGGGGTTAATGCGCAATCCCCGTCCCAAGCCGGGGAAATCACCTAAGGCGCAACGAAGGAGGAAAACCAATGCGAGCCGATCGGTTCAAACCCGTTGTTGAATATACCCATCCCTCCACTCGTTCCATCGAAGTGGAATGGACCGGCGGCGGATTCTCGCTCTGCCACGGAGAATGGATTATCCGCATAGACGGTGAGAAAGTTGATCTCCCCGAAGAAGTTGCAAGCTCTTCTATGTATACCAAAGGTGAGCATCGCCGTTGGTACTTCGATTCGAACTTCGATGAGAATTGGGAGGACTACGTCGACGGCATGGAGTTCCCTGAATGGATCGCGCAAAACAAATGGGCATCCGATTTACTGCCCGAAGAGCGCGATCAGCGCTTGCTCTACGAATTAATTCAAGAGCAGGACTTCCGCTGCGGTGAATGCGGCGGTTGTATTTGATGCGGCACTATCCGCATAAAAGCCCATCATATACCGGTGGGCTTTTACCTGGACAGAGTCTTATCCCCGCGTGCGCGGGGCTTATTATGATTTATAGCGACTGTGTGGTGGCAGGCGCTGTCTACGGCAACGGGAGGTCTACCTCCTGCCTCCCGTTGTCATTCCGAAAACAGGAGCTAAGCACGATTCATGCAGGGAGTGGTGACCCCTGTGACTATAAAGCCTGTACAGCAGGCCCTCCTTTCTAAGTAGGGGCGGTCTTTCTTCGGCCGCCCCTGCAATTTATTTCTTAATTTCTTTCTTAAGGAGTGAATCGCACTATATCATTTTGCTCTAAAAATTCTAGTAATTTATTAGAATTTTTTAGATATATCTCGGTGGATGGACAATCTATCTACCGAACTCACAGAACTCAAAATTTTCTAGTAATTTACTAGAAATTCTAAGCAATAGCGACGCAAGGAGGAACATTATGGAGATTACGATCTATACCGACGGATCTTGTCTCAGAAACGGACAGGAAGGTGCAAAGGCAGGATGGGCCGCAGTCCTGAAGTGCGGCGAGAACTGGAAACAGTTTTCTGGCAAGATAGAGGCAGAGAAGCCCACTAATAACATCGCCGAATTAACGGCAGTTATAAGTGCGATCCGAAAGATCAAAGCCGGCACGAAAGCGAACGTCACGATTATTTGCGACAGCGAGTACGTGACAAAGAGCATCAACGAAAAGCGCGTTCATACGTGGGCGCGCAATAACTGGATCACCGCATCCAAGAAACCTGTATCCAATGTCGATCTTTGGAAAGAACTGATTGCGGTTTGCCGCGAGTACAAAGAGTGTACGTTCTCTTTCGAAGATGTTGCAGGACATAGTGGTGACATCTGGAACGAGCTATGCGACAAGCTCGCGAAGGAAGCCGCAGCATAAGGAGGTTCGTTATGGCATCTGTAATTCCTTTCGAAGCGCTGCGTGAAAACCAGCGCTACTACGAGGAGTTCGATCACGGCTCCTCGTGTATACCTTGTTCAGTGATCAGACGTCTCGACGCAGAGCATGTACAAATGTTCTACGGCGAAGAACGGACGTGGACACAGACAACAAAGAAAAATGCGCAGTTCCGTTACTGGAACGATGTTCCGACAGAAGATGAAAGGGAGGCATACGCATGGTAACGAAAACGTACTATGTAGGGGATTGTAACTATCCCGGATACTATGCAACTTTCAGCAACGAGATCGCTGCACACGACTATAGTGATTTCATCGACGAGGAAGGTGCATGTTCGTACGTTTTAACAAACAAGCCTGTGCCTGCAGATAGTGAAGAGTTTATCTTTGAAAATCTCGACGGCTGGGTGAGGCCATACTAAAATAGCGGCGGGTGCCGCTCTTTTTAATTTTGCCGTTATAAAAAGAATTAATTGCGCAAAGCGCAAAGAAAGTGGAGGTATTACCCCATGAAGTATGTAAAGATGAATGCAGTGCACCCCAACAGAAGACCCCTTACTGACAACAGGCCGTACACTTTCGATTCTACGCCAGGATTCGTTGAAGGAAGAGGCGCAGGAGCACAGTATCGATGGAGTGGTGACGCCATCAAGGAGTGCTGCAAGAAGCACAAGATCTCGTACGCGAAGTTCCATACGATGGCACTTCAGAAGGCTAGCAATTATGGCACTTCAACTCCTTCTTACCAGTCTATTGTCGGCTATATCAATGGCCGCATCTATAAGGCTCAGGCAAAGTTCGAAAATCTCGATGAAGCCAAATTGTACGCTTCCACACAGAGACCGTATGATGGTATCTCCCGCAAGACCGGTAAGCCATGGGAAGTAACAATCGAAAAGCGTGAAAATCTGATGACCGGTGAAACGATATATATGGTTCTTACGCCTGAATATCACAGGTGGTGTCCGAAACAGGATATCCACAAGTTCTGCGCCGAAGTGATGGACGATCTCAATAACAACGATGAAGGTTGGTGGAGAATGACCGGTCGCAAGGCTAAAGCGCAATCGAAGCGTAAGGCGAGTTAAGGAGGTGCCGCATGGCGACAATAGGTGACTTTATTATAAACAACAGTCTCGCTGTCTTTGTAGGCGGCATGATAGGTTTCTCCGTCTTCGTAGTTATCTCGTTTATCGAAGGCGGTATCGAAACAATCGCAGACGCGATTAAGAGCCGTCATAAACAAGATGAGGCGGAGGCAGAAGACAGGTAGGGTATAATATTATCTTATCTTATTTACTTCTTCATTGTACTCACTATCTTTTATGATGTATATAACTTCTCCTCTTAATATAACTTAAATCTATTCTTTCTATGTATATCTAAGTTATATTAAGAGGTATAAGTTATATATATACAAGAAAGTAAGTTATATACAAGACGTAAGTAAGATATAGTATCTATATTATATATAATATATTATATATAGAAGCAATATTATGCTTTATTATGAATTAGGGAAGATAATAGGTATTTTAGAGAAGAAAAGTTATAAATAGTATTTCTTCTTTTTCTTCTCCATTTTTTAAAAATCATATTGTATTATAGACTATTATCTCTTATCTCTATATATTGCTCTATATGTTTTATATAATATATTAAACCTGCTTTGCAAAGCTTCAGAAATCTCGGGACTAAAAGCTAATTTTTTTATTTTACGCAATTTAGAGCCGGGGATGCTCGTTTCTTAATATTTCATACTACTTTTAGCGCTTTTTAGCGGGGCAGAACGTATAGAATTATATCCTGCGAGATTGCGGGTGACTGCCTCCCTATATACCTGAACTCTAATGAAATAAAACCCCGCTTGCGCGGGGGTTAACCTATGGATGACCGAATACAGGTCATCCTACTTCTATTGCTATATTTTTATTAAAAAGGAGATATATTATGAACGTTTGTGTAATCGTAGGTAGACTCGTATCTGATGGTAGGTATGCTAAGCGCAACTTTAACGGAACTGAAGCCGCCGTATATAACAATACGGTAGCCGTCAACAAGAAGCTTCGCAACGGAACCGAGAAGACTGAATTCTTCGATTTTGCTGCGTGGCGTGGGCTCGGAGACGTCTGCAAGCAGTATTGTCGTAAGGGCATGATGGTTGCAGTATCCGGCGAAGCCGGCCTGAATACGTTTCAGAGTGCGAACGGTGCGTGGAACGCCCGCCTGAAGCTCGACAACGTAAATCAGGTGCAGTTCTGTGATCACTACGGCCAGCCTGTAGAAGCCGAGGAAGCAGACGTAGCACCCGAGGCTATTCCCGCGGACGCTCCCGAAGTTCCCGTAATGGCTGCGGACGACGACGAACTGCCGTTCTAATGCGTGACAGGTTTCTGCAGTTGTACCTTAAACAGCTGCAACCAATACCCTTTGCGCAACGGCAAAACGCGTATGCAACCCGTTCAACGCCTTGGGTATTAACCGACTGCCAGGTGGAGGATCCCCTGAATAAGAAATGCAGAAACAATATCCGGGTTACATCCATGCGGTTACCGGATTTCCTGTAGTCACGAAAGTGACGAGTGTGCCATACGAACCGGTCAACGTATGGAAATTACCAACCGCGGCACGAAAGGGAAGCCGTAAAACATTGAGGCTGCATACGTCCAAGTGAAGTCACAGATTTATGTAAGGTCAATGGAGTCCGGGTTACATTAGTGCGGTTACCGGACATATTGTCATATTGAGTGGGCGGCCTCAAGGAGGCGATGACAAAAAGATTCCCGTGCGCGACGATCAAGCCCAATCGAAGCGCGGTAGGGCAGGCTTTGTACGTTGTGCCGAGTAAGAAAACAACGTACTTTATGCCGTCATAGTTTAACGAAGAATGCTGTCTCAAAGTCTGGCAGAGATTTCGGTTCACATCCGAATGACGGCATAACATCAGAAAGAAGAGTGAATGCGATAATGTATATTGATCCGACGCAATTGTTTTACAAAGGGCAGCAAGTATACCATAAATTTTACGGCGTTGGCACGGTAAGCGATATTAAACCAAATACATCGGTTGAAGTGTTTTTCGGAGATAAAAAAAGGACGTTTGGTAAATTAAGCGTACTTACACCAATCGTTGACACTTCGCAAGGAGAGTGTATGAATATGAATAATTATACAAACCTGAAAGAATCGTTTTTAAACGTTGAACTATATATTTCAGGCACGGCAGATGATTTCCATTCGTTGCCTGAGAAAGTAATCTACGATTTTGGACTGCTAACAGCAGACGATAATGTGTTTTATACGTTGAAAACGGTGACAAAAGATAAAGTGATATATGCCTCTTGTGAATTGCATCCAAATCAAAACGCAGATTATTTCTGGAGTCCGCATAAGCCAGGAATGCGGGTAATGACATGCCAGGAGATTTTAGACGTTTATAAACAAGACGGCAATATACAGCCGCCGAACATCGATTTGATTTTGAACGGGTAATAGTATGGATATAATAAATTTTGATGATCTGAAAACCGCGTTCTTCAATGACGATGCGGAAATCAGCGGAACATCGGATGAATTTCACGCTTTACCAGAAGAAGTGTTGGAACAGTTGGGATTAAAAACAAAAAACCAAAAATTCTTCGAAGAACAAATGGCTAAGATAACGGAAGGCAAAACAGTATATGCAAGAAAAAGTATATATGCACCAGATACAGCAAACTACTATTGGGAGCCTTATAGAAAGAATTCATTTACATGTGATGAAGTTGAAAGAATGTATGCCGAAGAACAAGCCAAAATTGAAATAGCTTTAGATGAAATTTTGAACTGGTAAAGGAGAACGAAACAGAAAGGACGCGCATATGACGTTTGATTTGAATAAATTGCCAAGAGGATACATTTACGAAATTAGACGTTTTGATTTCGGAGATAAACCATGCGATACAATCATCATCCGTATGGGTATAAACGGTGACTACATGGCTCAGCTTAACGCTGACGGCGGTGGAAGCGTAATATGGAGCGTCCTCGGTGACGACGGGCCTGTTGATATTGACCTCAAGAGCTTGTATAAGTTTGTAAACCTGATAAAACAAACGTTTTGTGAGGAGGCAAATGATGTTTGTTCCGAAAGACAAAATGAACAAGAAAGCTCGCAAGAAACTTGACGCTGCCAAACGAGAAACCTGGAACATGGATCCAGTAACGCAGAAGATCGAAAGCGCCAAACGTTATACAAGAAAAGTAAAACACAAGGGGCACGACGATGAATGATCCGAACAACTACAGATACGGCGAATTGTTTGAAGCGCTTCTGAACGATAAAGACTACACGGACGAAGACCTTGAACGTGATATTCAAATCGCTTCAGAATGTAATCATTCACTAATGACTTATAAGGGAAAGAAAGAAAATGGAAAGTAATGTAGAAAGCAATATAGAAATTAATTTAGAGGAGCTTTGGCGTGACGGAAGGCTCGGAATAGTGGTACAATCGAGACATGAAGTCAACATGATACCAGACAGAGCGTTTCTGAACAAGTTTGGCATGTGCTTAAAGGACTTTCTATTCGGAGTGACAAAATCTAACGATTATCCGTTAATCGTTACAAAATACGACGGATATTTTTGGACACATAACATGGCACATAACATGGAGTATACAAATGCCGATTTCGTTATAACCGTCGATGAAATTCTGGACGGCGTTACAAAACCAACCTCGGTAACGCAAGAAGAACTTGACAGTATATTGAACGCATGAAATGTTTAGAAGCTACGCTATGTTATTTTCTTAAAGCTTCAAATATTGGTCAAATAAGCCAACCGACAAGCAGAGAAAGGCGGTGAAGTGGTGTGACTGATACAGAAACCTTAGCTAATATGTTCGCCGCGCAAACACGCGCTTTACTATATAATTTGCAGCCTGATGTACTTGCAGACAGAAAAGCAAGACAACAGAAGATTGAACACTGCAAATATGTAGAATGGGAGCAAGATATGGGGCATAGAATTCCTTTTTGCAAAATAACAGGTGAATATTGCAGCGGTCAATGTAAATATGGCATGAATGGTTGTGAAGTAGGATGACGGTCAAAGAAGCAATTGTAGCATTAAACGTAAATGCTGTAATCGCCTGCGAACGAGCAGGATTTAGTTCAGCGATAGTAAAGATGATTGAGGACGCATTGGACACAATCGAGGATGCACTGAAAGAGCGGCAGTGGGTGAACGTCAAGGACAGATTGCCTAACGAATATAATAACTACCTCGTTGTCGCCCGTGATGAAGTAACAGAGGCGACATTTGACAGACCAAGAAGAAAGAGCCTCGGTGGAATGTGGTCAACGTGTGATGCAGATGGGTTTAAATGGCTTGCAGACGAAGACGTTACCTATTGGATGCCTCTACCAGAGCTGCCTAAGGGAGGTGACGGGGAATAATTATTCGGATAATGGCATCAATTGTAGTAGGATTTATCTTAGCCTGTATGATAATTGTTACTTATGACGTGGAAAAAATAAGTACAGAGCTTCGGAAAATCAGACAAATAAAGGAAGATGACAGGGATAGCGCGCCTTGCGGCGCGGGTTGACCTGTGGTTTCCCTAATTTTCAATATAACTCTAATGAAATAAAGCGCAAGCTTTATAATAAAAAATTCTATTTTAAAGGAGAAAGACTATGGTAAAAATCTTCATTCGCAATCAGATGACTCGTAAGGAAAGCATCCTTGACGAAAACACCTCCCTTCGTGCCGCTTTTGAGCAGGCCGGTATCGAGTGTGACCGCGGCATCATCACGCTGTCCGGCACTGTTATCGGTGCCAACGAGCTCGACAAGACCTTCGCCGATTTCGGCGTGACCGAATCTGCCGTGCTGAACGTGAACACCAAGACCGACAACGCCGCTTCTATCGTGGTGGTCGGTGACGCGGCTGTCATCAAGAGCGCCTTTACCTACGAGCAGATCGCTCTTCTCGAGAAGTACGCCCCGAAGGCACTTGTGCTAACCGAGGAAGACGAGGACGGCAAGAAGACGGAGATCTTCCGTGTCGGCACTACGAAGGGCCAGGGCAGTGTGACTGCTTTCGGTATTTCCTTCGGCGACAACAAGGCGGATCCCGCTACCGTGACTGTGCAGCTGCCCATTGAGAAGCGCGAAGAGCATCTCATGGACAAGCTGGGTCCCGCCGCTTTCAAGCTCAGCAAGCTGGAAGAGGGCTTCGAAGCCGCGCTTGAGAAGACCTTCGCTGCGAAGGCCGCGATCGAAACGATGATCACCCGCGTGTAATCCGTTTACGGGGGTGTCACATAACAATGTGGCACCCCTAATTTTTTCATATGAATACGGAAGACTGAAAAAAGAAAATTAAAAAAAGAGCTTTCATTTTTCGGTCTTCAGTATTTATCTGAAATAAAATAATAAGGAGTGCAGCATGTTTACACAAGATATAACGCTTCCTGCTGTATATGACAGCATTAAGGAAAGCGCATTTCCAAAGATTCATGTGCTCAACGACGTATTTGACTGCAGCATGGGTATCGTGCTGCGAATGTTGCTGAAAGATCGCGCAGAAGAAGATTTCTATGCAATAATTACACGTATCGCTTCAAGGGATCCGCTCGATTATACTGCTTCTCTTCTGGACTCGCAAGATCTTTCAGTTTTGTTCATGGCGACGTGTTTCGATAAGATCGATGAGATCCTTGCCCAAACGTCTAACAAAGACAAATGGACTGAAAAGAAAGACCTTCAGGTCTTTACGGACAGCTTTATACGTACGGCCAGATTCTTCGTAAACGAAGAGACAAAGCATTTTGTCGTGTTTACGAATCAGGAATCAATCCGTATGTATCATCTGCTTACGTTGCTTATTCCCCGGTATGCGCCGCATCTGTTTAAAGACAGTCCGAGAACGACGCCGGAAGAGACTGAATTCCTGAAAGCTTTCACTGTCTCCAACGGTTCCGTAAACAGGATCAACACGTATATCGCAGAATACTTTGCCAAGCCCGAATACGAAGAAACGATGATCCGCGGCTTCGTAAAGACGATACGCGAGTGCATGCGCGACAATATTATACAGAGTCAGCGTGTGTGCGTACAGAATGCACAGAACTCCGTAAACGCAGCGGCCAAGACATATATGGACTGGTGCAGGAAACTCAGCGAAGAAAATATCCGTCTGAACGGTCTGATCGCCGGAACAACTGCGATTAACGAAGGCGAGCTCAGTGATTACCTCCTCTCAAACCGTAACGTCGAGATCATCGGCGTAGATCGCGGAATCCTGAAGGCTGTCTGCAAAGGATATCTTACGCAGGTTGATGCGGATACGTATGATGAATACATACGTAATGAGAGTTCTTTCCTGAATGAAAGAGTTTACGGCTCGCTTGAATGTTTCGCAGACAAAGAAAACAGAAAGCTCCTTCTTGACGCGCTGTTCAGTCAGAAAGCAAAGTATAAAGTTCGCGTATGCGGCTATTATAAGCTTGGCGCAAACAGCGTCAATACGGAAGAGCACTTCTACTTTGGTCCGAAGTATGATAACTATATCCCGAATCCGCACCTTGATAATTTCGCGTGTCTCGGCAACTATCTGCCGCTTATTAACGACAAAATGCGCGAATTCGATGTCGTAGGCGCGCTCGATTTATGCATGGCTTCGGTGAGCAGCATGAATATCTGCGAAAGTGTAACCGTACAGCGTTTCTTGAGCACACTGTTTAATACACCAAAGAAATGTATTATTACGGACGAAGGAAAAGCCGTTACGCCGAAAGAAGCGCTTGAACTGCTCAAGAAAGAGAAGGAGGCAGAATGATGGCAAAGCCGATTAAGCTGACAGCAGAAATTATAGAGCTTGCTGTAAAGGAATTTCGTGAAAAACTGTCGAAACTGAAGAGTGTGAACGGCTCCGTCGATTATAAGGCGGAGCTGAAAGCCGTTGCCAAACAGAAGACGAAGCTCGTTTTGACTGAAACTGCCTACTATAAAACGCGTGCGCTGATCGATGGGTTCAGCGGCGAAGTTGGCTGGTACGGTCTTGCGAAGCGCACAGATGACGGCTTCGAAGTTTACGACATAATCGTTTATCCGCAGGAAGTGACCGGCGTGACCGTTACGACAGACGAAAAAGAACTCGGTAAATGGTATGACAGCCTGTCTGACGAAGTGTTCAACGCAAAGCGCTTCCACGGACACAGTCACGTCAACTTTGCGCCGTCTCCGTCCGAGACGGATATCAGTGACAGGGATGAGAAACTGAAAGATCTGTCGGGTGACGATTTCTTCATCTTCATGATTATCAACAAGGAGATGAAATACACCTGTGAAATCTTCGATCTCGCGGCAAATGTTCACTACGAAAACGGTGATGTACAGGTGCTGTTTCCGAAATCCTGTGCAGATTTCTTCGATTCAATGAAGAACGTGCGGCAGAAGACTTATACTTATTCGCAGTACAGCGGATACAAGGATTATCAGTCTCCCGTCGCATATCAGCAGGAATACAAAGTTCCGCAGTATAATAACGCTGCTTCGGGTCTGACTGTAAAAGATATGCGCGCAAAGGCGAGAAAATACAACAGTTACACGGATTACTACGATGAATTTATGGAAAAGTACGGCGGAGAAGACTTGTAAAGGAGAGATGTGAATGACTGTAATCGACTTGAGTAAAAGCCGCGAGTTTCTTGACCCGTCTAACGTGCGGGAACGGATTCACATTATCGGCTGCGGCGCGATCGGTTCGACGCTTGCGGAAAATCTCGCCCGCTTCGGATTTACGAAGATCAGTCTGTATGACTTCGACAGGGTAGAACCGCACAATATCGCCAACCAGATGTTCACTTCTGAAGATCTCGGTAAGGCAAAGGTGGACGCCGTAAAGGAAAACATTCTCAGGATAAATCCTGCCGCCGAAATAGACATCCGTCTATTCCCGGAAGGCTGGACTAACGAGCGTCTGAGCGGTTATGTATTCTTGTGTGTAGACAATATCGATCTGCGGCGCAAGATAGCCACAGAGAATCGTTATAACAATACGATCAGGGCGATGTTCGATTTCAGGATGGGTCTTACGGATGCACAGCATTATGCGGCAGACTGGTCTGATCAGGAAATGATTTCAAACTTCCTGAAATCGATGAACTTCACGCACGAGGAAGCGAAGGAAGCCGCGCCCGTCAGCGCATGCAACATCACGCTGTCGGTGTGTCCGACCGTTCGAATTATCGTAGCTTCAGGTGTTGCAAACTTCGTGAATTTTATCAAAACTTCGGAAATTAAAAAGGCGATCTTTATAGACGCGTTCAACTTTACGATAGACGCGTTCTAAACGATTCATAACGCTGAAATACGCGTATTGAATAAAAGCCCGGGCCGTCAGGGCGATACAAACGAGGCGGAAGGTCTAAGAAAGCTTCGTCGGAGTGGTTTATACGAAGCCGAAGCCTAACAAAACCCATGCTTAAAGCGAAAGCTTTACTTTGTGGTATTACCCGAAGTTCGGTACAAACAGCATACCTTTTCCCGCTTGCCGGGAAAAGTAGAGGAAAACTCTAGCAACCAAGCGAGTTTTCAGATGGGTTAAATAAAGAACAAAAGGATAACAGTTTTCACAATGCTCAGCAGTCCAATTAACTGCTCTTCAAGTTAAAAGCTGAAGATCGAAGGTGGCGAGACAACGGAGGGAAAGAGTCCGACGGGAAGATCGGCCAGCAACACCTCAAAGGTTTACCAGCAAGCCAGACGACATAAAGTACGAGACTACTTTTGCCACGCGGCAGCCCAATCTAACCGGTCATCTGGGTGGAACAACACCTGTAATGACCTGAAAGGATGAGCTGAAGAGTGAGTCTGGAGGCTGTGGCCGCCGCAGAAGAGGCATGTCTACTTATTCAGATTGTGAAGACAGAAAGGAAAAAAGATGCAAGAATTCTATTGTACGAAGCCTGCAAAACAGCCCGTTAAAAGAATATCGATCGACGATATTCTGAACGGCGAAATCGAGAATCTTTATCTCTATTCGCCAAAGGGAAACTGGACGACAACGAGAACCGACTTAAGACATAGATGTAGTGGTCTGTATATGTATCGCGCAAGCAGACTCAAAATCTTCAACGAAAAGTATAAGAATCTGATTGAGTCAGATCTTTCCACGCATTACCGATCGTTCAAGATTCCGAAAGCGCACGGCGGGTTCAGAAAGATCGACGATCCGGACGCTGAACTCAGGAAAGCGCAGAACGAATTGAAAGAACTGCTGCTTAAATACTACGGAGTCAGTTACCATACAGCAGCTTTTGCGTATATAAAAGGACGCTGTCCAAAGGATGCAGTCATGAAGCATAAGCTCAACAACTCAAACTGGTGTCTGAGAACAGACTTCAGCAACTTCTTCGGTTCGATAACGCCCGAATTTCTGCTGAAGATGCTCACGATGCAATATCCGTTTTGTTTCTGGACAGACGACGAAAAAGAAACGTTGAAGACGTCTCTTTCGATCTGCTTCCTTCATGGCGGACTTCCGCAGGGAACTGTTATATCGCCGATGCTCACGAACGCAATGATGATTCCAATCGATTACACGATCTTCAAGGAGCTCGTATCGAAGAAGAAGTTTGTTTATACGCGTTACGCCGACGATATTCAGATCAGTTCCTATACTAAATTCGATAAAGACCGCATGGTCTCTTACATAGATAAAGTGCTCGAAGATTTCGGCGCACCGTTCCGTATCAAACCGGAAAAGACGAAATTTTCTTCAGTCGCCGGCATCAACTACATGCTTGGGCTCAATTTAAATAAGGACCACAATATTACGGTCGGCCACGCGAAGAAAAAGATCTTCAAGGCAATGGTCAATAACTTCTTTGCAGACTGGATCAACGGTGTCATGTGGAACAAAGAAGATGTGAACTACATGTGCGGAATCTATAGCTATTATCGCAGCATCGAACAGGAATACACAGATTACATGGTGCGAAAACTCGAAGAAAAATACAACGTGTCATTCAAAGAAATCACGAAAAGAATACTGCATGGATAACTCATAAATGATTCAGTCAGGGGAACCGAGGACGGAACAGGCAGCCGTCGCCAAACGTTAGGAGATGCGAGAGTGCCAACTCGCCGTTCCCCTGCTATATAACTAATAACCGTTTCACAATGCTAAAATCTGTAAAAGGTTTACTTTAAGGTATAATCTGAAGTTCGAAGGTGTCCGGAGAAAGGAGAGGGCACCAGCCGGAGTAGACTGACGGCGCCTGAATTCCAGTGGGTCTCACCCAAACTCAGGTAAATTGGTAATTGAAACTTACGATATCCTGATAACTGGAAAATACGAGTGAACATTAAAGCACTTGCCGAGAGTTACCAAGTTACCTCGAAGAGAATTTATAAAAGACTGAGATCACTGGAAGATGAGGTGGAATGCGGATCCAGGAATTCCGGATACATACTTATTCAGATTGTGAAACAAAACAAAACAAAACAAAATAAGGAGAGAGAACAATGAAAGTAACAAAAGAAGTGCAAAACTATCTCGACAAGAAGCTGTCCAAAGTCTATGAAATCAAGCGCGCACCGCTTATCGAAAGAACGAATGCGGAAAAGCAAAAGATCATCTCGGTAATGGACGAACTATACGCATATATCGCCGACAGGCTCAACAAAGAGTTTGGCGACATGATTGCGCCGCAGAACGTAAGTTTGGCAATAAGCAGTTACTACCGATCTGACTACGGTTTGGAACGTGGATACCGTTCGCCTGAGCTCAAGAAGATTGACGAAGAGCAGTGCAGTATCAATATGATGCAGCGCGAAAAGCTCGACGATATCGTCGTAGAGCTGGCTCTCGGCGGTACGAAAGATGACCTCGACAGACTGATCTCCGAAGCGGAAGACGAACTTCTCGAGCAGTAATTTTAACGGCTTTCGCGGTTGAGCCATAAATCAACCGCGACAAAAAATTAAGGAGAAATCAAGTAGAAATTCATGACCGTTAAAGAACTCGCCACGTCCTACTGCGACAGATTCAATGAATGTTCTGATTGTCCATTTTCCGGTTATAGCTGGGAAATCTGCCCGATCTTATCTATAAAACTCAATAAGCCTCTTGATGAAACGATTACTCTTGGGCAGCTTGCACTTACTTGTGAAACACTTGCAAAGTACGAAACCGAAGCGGAAACGTATTTGAGTTATCTACTGAAGACATTTCCGAAAGTGAAGCTCGGCGAAGACGGTACGCCTGAATCGTTTTGTCCGATTTGGTTATATGGAAACGAAGCAGACGAAGGAGATATTGACTGTGATTCAGCTGGCAGCTGCAAGGAGTGCTGGGGTCGACTGATCCCGTTCCAGAAAAGGAGATGATTAGATGCTCTATTCTTCCGAACTCGAAGCGTGCAGAGCATGGGTAGAAACCTTTAATGCGCTGCCGTACAATGTTGTTGAAAAACTTCTGAACAACAATGATGAAGAAATGGTCGAAGTTACTATGCCCACACGCGGAGACCGTGTATATGTATTCGACAGCCATGAATCCGGAGAAATCATGCTTACGCCAACTGGACTTAAAGATGACGACATGTATCTGATTCATCTGGATAACGGAGACGATGTAACCTGTCTGTTGGAAGATTTCGATGTTGAAAGAGAAGACTTCCTCCCGATGTGGGGAACCCTTTGGGCGTTCCACGACGAGATCGATAATGACTGGCTGCGCAATGAATTTGAAACCGACGGTCTTAAGCTGATGAGCGAATGCGGTTTCCGCATTTACGAACAGGAAGATTACGGTTTCATATTTGGTATCGACGGCGCGGGCTACGATTTCTATGAAGCGCACTGGCTGCCGCTTTACAGAGCGCGCGGTCTCAAGTGGCACAGTGAAGAAGCTGTCAACACACAGGCGTATTCCGCGGAATACGACGAAGACAATATGTCCGCAAACGTATTTACGAAATACTTCGGCATCGATTTGAAGGTGCGTGTTCCGAGTGACAAAATGCGCCTGCTGTATTATTCGATGCAGGACGATTTTGATAAGGAAGACGTACTCACGGAGCTTGAAAACGCGGACGAAGGTCAGTTCACTGAAGAAGAAGCTGCGTTGATCGAAGACAACGCGGAAGAAATCGCTTCGCTCTACCGTGAGATCAGAGACGAAGACGATTCCTGGCATGATTGCCTCTTGAGCGCAATCAAGGTGTTTCTTTCGCAACATATGAATCAGTGAGGAGGGCATTCTTATGCGTACGATTTACACAAGAATGGAAGCATCAAACATCATCGGTATGATTGAGGATGTTCTGATCGAAAACAATATCTGTGTGCCGAGCCCTGAAGATGACGAACGTGACGAGGCCGACAAAATCGGTTTCTATGGTTCGGTGTATTCTGACCTACTTGATTCCGTAAGCGCTTACGTTTCCGATCTAATAAGCGAAGTACTTTCTTCCGCAGTAGAACACATTGATACGGAAACGCTTTATCGCAAAATGGTAAACGAGGAATTTTTCAATGATTGACAACAAAAAGCTTTTGCAGGACATTGTTGCACAATATGAAGCGCAGATCGATATGCTCTTTGAACATGTAAAAGAATGGAAAAAGAAGGAATGCATACTGATGGAGCAGTTTCAAAAGGGCAATTTATCCGCCCTGTATGAAGCTGCATACGAAGAAGGATTAAACCTCAATGATTATTAAATGCGGGTGACAAAATGATTTACATACTTGACGGAGATACAGAATACGAGACGCCTGAAGACATCGCCGAAGACTGCTACAGCGAAGACGATTACAGCGCAGACGAGTTTGATGATTATCTGAATGAATGCTACGGTGAAATAGATATCTGCGGCTACAGTTATCGTGCGGCAACCGCGCTGTATGAAGTAAATCAGGACGATTATTATTACGCGTTCGATGAATACAAGCAGCGGCGTTTGGAAGATGACAGAGATGAATGTGTCCGCGAAGTGAGGCGTATGGAACCGGGCGATGAACTTGATTTCAACGGTCATACGATTACATGTGCCGACGAAGAAGAGACTGAAGAACCGATAGCAATAGACGATCTGCTTAATTCTTAAGTGTGGTGCTCATTATGACAGAGAAGGAACGCGAAATCTTCGTTGACGCATACGGGTTTCTCAAGTGCTTCTCAGATGTGCCTGGGAAACCGATACTCACAAACGAGTCAGATGAATATTGGCTCGCAGCGACTGAAGAATTGTGCCGGCTTTCCGGTAAGCACAACCATCCTCTGATGAACAAGCTTTTGCTCGGAATGTTCGAGTATCTCGAGCAGAAAGACAAAACAAAGCGCGATAATATATGATAAAACCGATCGCTTTTGAAGACATGTGCGAAGGCGGCCGCTACTGGATCGAAGAATACCGTTCCATGCGGCCACAGCATTTCACCGTTCTTCGCCGCATAAATGACAATAGTTTATTAGCCCGTTTTGAAATTCATGACGGGCTCTATTTTTCTTTTTGGGAAAGAATGCTGACACCGTCTTTAACTTGTCGGTTTTGGACAGGAAAGCCGACGAACAAAGACAGAAACAGTTTTCCTTGGTCAAACGAAATAACACAACAAGCAACATGATTTACATCGAAAGAAGGTGTTGCTCATTTCGAAAAAGACTTATCTCCTGAATCAGATCAAACTTGTAAGCCTGTCTACGTCTGATCTGTTCACGGATGAGGAAGCGGAACAGTATCTGCTTATCCTGAAATGCAAACAGGAACTCGCGGAACTGATGAAGCTTAAAAACGCAGACGAAAACCATAAAGAACGAATATTAAACGTCAAAAAAGAAGCTGCGGACAAACTAAAAGAGCTTATTGCACACAATAAAAACATTACAAGAAAAGTAAACACCCGTCTCGTGTGCGATTATAGGTGTTTCGAAAACGGTAAACCGCCTGATTATGTATCGTGGGATAACATTAAGATCACAAAGAAAATTTGTGAATTTGTGTCTGAACAATCCCGTGCAATGGGCATACAAACGGATGAAGTTTGTATGGATAAAGTCATTGTATCGTGGCGGTCTCTTGATGTTTTGGAGCAGATCGTACTAAACGGATTTTCGATGACTGTCAAGGATGAAAACGGAAATTTGGTAGAAAAACATTTTCATTTCTGTACAGCAAGTGCTGGTCAACTTGGCCTGTAAATCCCTTTCCTTTGCCAAAGGGGTCGCGTTATGCGGCTAACGGGGAAAGCTAAATGTATGCAATAACTATCAATGAAAGGAGGTGTAATGTTATGAATAGAATTAAAGATATAACCGGACAAAAGTTCGGAAAATTATTCGTTGAAAGTTTTGCAGGAACTAAAAAATCTGGTTCTGGTTCCCGAAGTTTATGGAATTGCATTTGCGATTGCGGCAATAAGTGCGTTGAAGATGGTTACTCAATGCGTTCGGGTAATACAACAAGTTGTGGCTGCGTGAGAAACCAATTATCTTCAAAGAGACGACAACAGGATTTAACTGGTAAACGTTTTAGTAAACTTACAGTTGTAGAAAAAGCATATATCAAAGATTACAAAGTATATTGGAAATGTCTTTGCGATTGTGGAAATATATGTTATGTTACAACAGGAAGACTGAATTATGGAACGACAAGATCATGTGGTTGCATATTGAAAGATGTTATGGGACCAAAACTCTATGTCGATATTTCCAATAAACGTTCAGGGAAACTTGTTGCAATAGAACCGACAGATATGCGTTCACACAGACAGGTGTTGTGGCTGTGTAAATGCGATTGCGGTGGAATAACTTATGTTACCACTACGGATTTCTTAAGTGGGCACGTTGTATCCTGCGGCTGTGTAAAATCAAAAGGAGAAGAGTTAATCGCCAAACTTTTGACAGAGCAAAATATCAAATACAGAAAGAACTATAAAATAGACGATCTCTTTTTGGTTAGCGCAAAAGGAAGGAAGACGCGTTTAATGTTTGATTTTGCGGTATTCGATAATGATAATAACATTTGTTGTCTAATAGAATTTCAGGGAATACAACATTACCAACAAATTGGACCAAAAGGCTTTGGAGATCAACAAAGACTTGTAACTGATCCAATGAAAAGAAATTACTGTAAAGATCATAACATATCACTTTATGAAATTCGTTACGACGAAGACGTTGAAACCTGTTTAAATACAATTTTGCATACACATGCTAATCCCGTGGGAACTGTCGCATAGACAGAGCCTGTATCGACTATCTCCGGAACGGGAGAGTAGGACTGCTATTGGCACGCAGTTCGAAATGGGTTTCTACTTTTATAGTAGTAAGATATAGTCAGTACCCTATGAAAATAGGGATCATACGCAATTAAGAACCGATAAGACACAATTTTTGTCGGATGAAATGTGGAAAAAAATAGAGCCACAAATGACTTGCGGCCTCACATGGAATGAAATAAACGAACGCGGTGGTATTAATTCTAATAAATATTGCGCGTACCTTTCCTTACCCTCGTCCGCGACAGAAATTTGGGATTTTCCTATTGAAAAATGTATCGTTATCAAGGACTTCGAAGCGCCGGTTACAGGCGTAATGGATTATATTAAACCCGGTTACGTCCTTGAACGAGGTATTTATACCGTTTTGATCAATCATTGTGACGGCTGCGGAATGGCATTACCGGGAACGCTTCCGTCTGCGAACGTAATGATACGTGCGCCTTGGATCAAGGGGCTTCTTTCAGAGTTTGATTACATTGAATTTTGCAAAGTTCACGATCACAAACCTGTTCTCAAAGATTTTTGGGGCAAGGAACACGATCTTATTAATGAAGATATCCGCGTCATTCTTACGGAGTCACAGTTCAAAATGGCAAAATATTATGATTCCTGGGAAGATTATGTTCGCAAGTTCAATGAATGCGGTTGTCATTTGTGTTGTACGAACTACGAAGAAACATGGATACAAAATACGACACTCAATTACCAGATGACACAGGCACTTGTAGATTTTTCAGACGATGATATCAAAGCATATACACATCAAACGCATAATAAAATCAAAAACCTGAACAAAAACAAAGATTGCATGCTTCGTACGCTCGGTGCCGACGAACAAAGCGACAGAAGTTACCAGGCTGCGCTTGCGATCTATAACGAGTTGTTGCGGGACGGCTATGCGCGCGATGTGCTTAAAGCGATCAAGAAACGTATGGTGCTCGACGCAAAGAGTGGCGCGATCCTGTGCAACAACAAGCGGCTTTTTGCAATCCCGGATCTTTATGCGGCATGTGAATTCTGGTTCCTCGATGAAACGGAACCGAAAGGTTTGTTGCCGGACGGCTACGTCTACTCTCCAATCTATAAAAACGAAGAGGAATTGGATGTTCTGCGTTCTCCCTCTTTGTATATGGAGCACGCCGTCAGAAAAATCAGTAAGGATACCGAAGTTCGCAAATGGTTCAGAACAAATGGCATTTATACTAGCTGCCACGATCTGATCTCAAGGATACTGCAATTCGATAATGATGGTGATCAGCTCAACTGCGTGCTCGAATCTGTTATCATTGAAGCTGCGAAGCGAAACATAAAACAGATGGACATCGTTCCGCTGTTCTACGACGCTTACAAAGCCGACAAAGAACAACTGTCTTACGAGACATTGTTTAACGGACTGAAACGCGCACACGATTACAGCGGCATCGGACAGGTGTCGAATAATTTGACAAAACTCTGGAACAGAGAAAATCCGGATATATTTGCAGCTGCATGTTTAACAAGATTTAACAATGCTGTCATAGATGCGGCGAAATGTGGACGGATCGATTCTTATGAAAACTATCCGGAAATCAACAAACGCATACTGAAATCCATTGGTGGCAAGCGAGGCAAAATGCCGTATTGGTTCCAGTTCAGCAAGAACGGGCGTCGTGAAGACGGTTTGCCCCCGGAGAAATGTGCTCTTCCAAACAACTCTACAATGAACCGTATCTGTGCCGCGTTTAATGACGTAGGACGTCTTGATTTGCGTTATGCCGGTGTTCCTCCGTTCAATTATAAGATGCTCATGAACGAAAGCGATGCCGGAAACAACAAACAGGCCGTTGAAACATTCATTAACGCTTGTAGTGAAGCTACACTTTGCAATGTTATCGCACAGAAAAATTCAGATCTTGGCGAAAGAAGTACTCTGATGAAAACGCTTCTTGTTGCCGAATCTATTGCGAAGAAAATCGAAGAAGTTGCCCCGCTTGAAGAAGCGTATGGGCCTATCGTTCGATTTTTGTTTGCGGGAGACGGAGTTGTTAAACGTACTTATAAACAGGAATTCTGGAACGTCTTCGGAGACATAGCACTTGAACGCCTTAAGAATAATTTGAAAACATGTACAGTATGCGAGCATTGCGGAACACGTCTTCCTGAATGGAGTAAGAAGCACAGGTGCAGAGATCGTCTTCCGGATTATTTCGAGTGTGCAGGCTGCGGCAAAATGGTAGAGCGCTTGAACCCGCGCCAGTGCCGTTGTCCTGAGTGCCAGAAGGAATATCGCAGATTGCAGGTGCGTAAAAACGTCAGCAAGCTGAGAAAAAGGAAGGCTGCATAATGTATTTTCTTGGCATTATAGATGAGAAGGACGCTGTCAAAGGCAAGATGCGTCCTTCTTATGTGCTCGCATCCAAAACGCAAAGCATGAATCAAAATTATTCTCCGTGGCAAGTGGTTCGCGTAGGACGGATATACGAAACGCTTCGGCGTGTTCTTGTTGCGTCACTTTATGGCAACGATATGCTGATCGATTTTATGTCTAACTACAGAACCCGTGTAAACTCAAAAGAGTATAAAAAATTTTTCCCGAATGGAATTTTATGTTGGTTCCCTTGTGACAATAACGGTAATCAGACAGGTGCGCCGGTGTTTATTAAACGTGTACCGGATAAAACTAACAGGTTTACGGATGACAAATGGCAGCGCATGAAAAAAGAACTGCTTCGGGAAAAATATCTTAATGAACGGCTCACGAAAGACGACCGGTTTTATCCGCTCGTTTTTTCACAAATAGTGCCTCTTGTAATGCAAACAGGTCTCGCCGCTGCGGACCACGAACTCGAGAAAGAACGTTTTATAAACGAAAGGAGAATCTATGGCAAACGAAAAGCAAAAACCTGACGTGTTCTCGGTATTGAACGCAATTAATGTAAACGAACATGTGGAACAGAAGGACACCGGCAAACAGAAGCTGAATTATTTGAGCTGGGTATGGGCATGGTCTGAAGTAAGAAAGCGCTATCCGGATGCCACGTACAAGATCGAACGGAACGAAAGAAATTTGCCGTTCTTCAGCGATCCGATCTTCGGAATCATGGTATATACGAGCATCACGATTGAAGGCGAGACGCATGAAATGTGGCTGCCAGTAATGGACGGCGCAAACAACGCAATGAAGGAAGAACCTTATGAAATCACGACAAAGTTCGGCACAAAGACAGTTGCGAAAGCGTCGATGATGGATGTCAATAAGGCTGTTATGCGTTGTCTCGCAAAGAATCTCGCCATGTTTGGTCTCGGACTGTATATTTATGCAGGCGAAGATTTGCCGGAAGAAAACGAAGAAGCAAAGGC